TATTTTTAAGTTATCATGGAATGTCTGTAGATGTTGCATCTAACGTTGTAGCTACATGGGCAAATACAGAAGCATACCATACAAATGGATCAGTAAGAGTATGGGTAGAAGCATCAAAATACGTAATAAAGGAAAGTTATAAGAATGGCTTACTCAGTCTTTGATTCAAATAATAAAAAAGATCACACATCAGTAAAGGCGTTTTTCGATGATGCACCCACTATTGCAAGATATGATAGACAGAAGTATCCCTGGATCGAGAAGCTCACAGACAAACAATTGGGTTTCTTTTGGCGTCCTGAAGAAGTGGATATCTATAAGGATGCAAAAGATTTTAAAGAGTTGACAGAACATGAGCAACACATTTTTACATCCAATCTCAAGCGACAGATCTTGCTCGATAGCGTCCAAGGAAGAGCCCCTATGGTGGCGTTTGGACCTATCTGTTCATTACCCGAGCTTGAAAACTGGATCACTACATGGACATTCTCAGAGACAATCCACTCAAGGTCATACACCCATATCATCAGAAACATATATCCTAACCCTTCAAAAGTTTTCGACGAGATAATGGATATTGCTGAGATCGTAGATTGTGCTGAAGATATTTCAAAATACTATGACGATTTAATTAGATGTAATGAAATGCTAAGTGGTCATTCTGCACATTCAATTTCTGAATATGATCACAAGAAAGCTCTTTGGCTTGCACTTATGTCTGTTAATATCCTTGAAGGAGTAAGATTTTATGTCTCGTTTGCATGTTCGTGGGCGTTTGCTGAAGTCAAGAAAATGGAGGGCAATGCTAAGATCATCAAGTTTATCGCACGTGACGAAAACTTACATCTTGCTGGAACCCAGCAACTCCTCAAGGCTTTACAAAAAGAAGATGAAGACTTCGCTCGCATTGCAGAAGAAACCAAAGATGAATCCATTAAGCTGTTTGTTGCCGCGGTTGAACAAGAAAAAGCGTGGGCATCTTTTCTATTTAAAGACGGTTCGATGGTTGGTCTCAACGAAGCATTGCTGGGTGAATATATAGAGTGGATAGCAAATAAGCGTATGACAGCGGTCGGGTTGTCATCACCATATAAGGGTGGTAGTAATCCTCTACCTTGGACACAGAAGTGGATCTCTGGTGCAGAAGTACAAGTTGCACCACAGGAAACTGAAATCACTAGCTATGTAGTTGGTGGTGTTAAAAAAGATGTAACGACAGATAGTTTTAAAGGATTTAGTCTATGAGTTGTGGTGATAATTGTAGTTGTAAGGGAACTAAAGATGTGCATGATACCGAATACTACAGAAACATACTCGAGCATTATCGCAAGGGGTATAAAGACGGCATGGAATTTGCAAGAAGCCATCCTCATCTATCACCTCCAGCTATATCGAATGATGGGCTTAAAGATTTGGTAGGATGTAAAGTGTGTGGTATTGACTTTACAAAAGGAGTATGGGGATATGTGTGTAATCATCCACAATGCCCTTCGAGAATAACATGTTAATTAGGAGAAAAGGAATTGACTGATAGAGAAATAGTTTGTACAAATTGTGAAGCAGAATTTCAAGTAGTACATGATGAAGTAGATTCACCCGAGTTTTGCCCATTTTGTGGCGACAAGATCAGATATGATGATTCTGATCTTGATGAAGATTTAGACTTGGAAAATTGGGAAGAAGACGTGTGATAAATAGAGGGAAAGGTATCCCTCTATGTCTTATGAAAACCCGTGGTATTATAATAACGAAATAGTAGAATCAGATAAAATAGAAGAGTTCTACGGCTTCGTTTACCGAATCACAAATACACTCAATAATAAACAATATATCGGCAAGAAGTTTTTCTGGTCATCGAAAACACGTGTAATTAAGAAAAAGAAGAAGCGATACAAAGCTGAATCTGACTGGAAAAAATATTACGGTTCTAATAAAGAATTGGTGTACGATGTTGATAATTGTGGTATTATGAATTTTAGGAGAGAGATTCTTAGACTGTGCAAGTCTAAGGGTGAATGCAACTACTTTGAAGCAAAATATCAGTTCGCCGAAGAAGTATTGGAAAATGATAACTATTATAACTCGTGGATCATGTGCAAGATACACAAAAGTCACGCGAAGGTAAAATAGCTCAAAATTTTCCGGAAATATTTTTTACAGTTTACGAATTGACATTTTTTCACAGTTTTTGTACTATATAGATATATAGATCAGGCCCATGTAGCCCAATCGGCAGAGGCAGGAGACTTAAAATCTCCAAAGTGTCAGTTCGAGTCTGACCATGGGCACCAATAACAGGAGTATATGATGGCGCATCCGCATAAGAACAGACCGCGTAAGGGTCGTCGTAAAGTAGGTAGCAAGAAGCGTAAAGCTCGTCGCTTGAAGGGCAAGCGTAAGGGTAAGAAGTAAATACTAATATTGCGGGTGTGGTATAAGGGTTGTGCCCTAGCCTTCCAAGCTAGTGAAGACCGGTTCGAGTCCGGCCATCCGCTCCACTGAAATAGGAGTTATCGTGTCACGTGAATTTAATCTTGATGAAGTCATTCAATTTATTAGTACTTCTTCGCCTACCACATCCATCTATATTGGAGCAGATAGTGAACGCTACCGTGGTAGGGATGACAAATGGTATGCTGACTACACAGTTGCTGTTGTTGTACACATGGATTCATCTCGAGGCTGTCGTGTCTTCGGAAAAGTAGATACAGAACGTGACTATGATAAGCGTCATGATCGTCCGGCTGTTCGTCTAATGAATGAAGTATATCGTGCATCTCAGATGTATCTAGATCTATTGGAAGCAGTTGGTGATCGTCATTGTGAAGTACATCTTGACATCAATCCAGATGAGATGCATGGATCTTCTTGTGTTATTCAACAAGCAACCGGTTATATTCGTGGTATGTGTGGCTTTGCACCAAAAGTGAAGCCTGAAGCTTTCGCAGCATCTTATGCTGCTGATCGTCTAAAAGAAATTATGGCCAATTAAGGAGAATAAAATGCAACCATCTATTACAGAAGTAAGAAGCCAACTCATCTATGATGAGGGTCTACGTAACTTTATGCTTAGTGTCTATAACTATATGACATTTGCGCTTGCAATAAGCGGTCTTGTATCTCTCGGCATTAGCATGAGTCCTGATCTTCTTAAACTTATCTGGACTACAAACTTTAAGTGGATTGCTATGTTCTCTCCGCTTGCCATGAGTCTTGTATTTGCATTTATGGTCCAGAATATGAGTGCCTATGCTGCTCGCGTATTCTTGGTAGCTTTTGCGGCTGTCATGGGTCTCAGCATGAGCTCTATCTTTCTGGTCTTTAAACTTGGAAGCATTGCTCAGGTATTCTTTATTACTGCTGCCACATTTGGTGCTACTTCTTTGTATGGATATACAACTAAGCGAGACTTGACTGGCCTCGGCAGTTTCTTGATGATGGGTGTTATTGGTTTGGTCATTGCTGGTCTTATAAATGTATTCCTACAAAGTTCAATGATGTCTCTTATCATTAGTTGTATTTCAGTCATCGTGTTTACTGGTCTTACAGCTTATGATACACAGAACTTGAAAAATACTTATGATGAACTTGATGAGACCGAAAGAGATAAGGCAGGTGCTCTTGGCGCTTTCAATCTCTATATCAACTTCATTAATATCTTTATGTCGCTGCTTAATATTCTTGGCGATAAGAAAGAATAAAAAAAAGAATTGCGCGAGTAGCTTAAAGGTGAAGCCGGCCGCTCATAACGGTCTGAGTGTAGGTTCGAGTCCTACCTCGCGCACCATTTTTTCAGGTAAAATATGAAAAAAAATCTTTGGAATGAAATGTATAATTTGCCAGAACCAGCTTGTCTTTATAAGTGGCAATGGACAACAGTATATCTTTCACAACAACAAGCTAGTACTTGTCATAGAGTTGAAGCAGAAGATATATCTTTAGAAGATTTTGATTTTCATAATACTCAGGGTGCTATACAGGCTAGAAAAAAAATGCTTGATGGTAAATGGCCCGGGAAGGGTTGTGAGTATTGTCGAGACTTGGAAGAAGTTGGTGGTTTGAGTGATCGCGAACATATTAATAATAGTATGAAGCACATCAATCGTTTAACTCCAAAAGAAGTATTAATTGATCCACTTTCAACTCACTTAACACCATCAACATTAGAAGTATATTTTTCTAATTTATGTAATCAGGCATGTCTATATTGCTTTTCAAAATATAGTTCAAAGATAGAAGCCGAACACAGACATTATAATACTTCTAACGAAACTGAAGAATTTCAGTTAAGAATTACTTCTGAAAGAAAGAAAAACTATAAAGAAGCAAAAACTAAATTTTGGAATTGGATGAAAAGTAATGCTATTTCTTTAAAAGAATATCATATTTTGGGTGGTGAGCCACTATATCAAGAAGAAATATGGGAAAACATTGAATTCTTTAAAAATAATCCATGTCCAGATTTAAATATTCAAATATTCACAAATTTAAATATAGAAAATAAAAAAGCCAGAGATATTTTTATTTCATTTCAAAAATTAATAGATAATAAAAATATTAAAAACTTAACTTTAATGTTAAGCAAAGATTGTTGGGGTCCCTCTGAAGAATATGTAAGAAGTGGATCAAACAATATTGTTTGGAAAGAAAATTTTGATATGCTTTCTAAAGATTTTTGTTTTTCTGTTATGATACATTCAACTTTATGTAATTTGAGTATTAAATCTAATATAGATCTCATAACATTATATAATAATTCATTCTTATCAAGATTAGATAATAATTGTTTTAATTATAGTAAAGCAGGAGGACACCCTCATCTAGATATAGGTATATTTCCTAAAGGCTTCTTTGATAAAGACTTTGACATGATGATAAAGAATGTTAAATATGAATGGTCTAAAACCAAATTGGAAGGCTTTAAAAAGTTTGCAAATTCTAGACCATATAGACCAGATCTAGTCTATAAACTTAAAAATTATCTAGATATCATTGATCAAAGAAGAGGAATGAACTGGAGACAGACTTTCCCATGGTTAGACAAGTTTAATCCAGATGATTACACAGAATAAAAACATTAAAAAACTATTATTAATTACTATATGTAGCATAGTAGCTGGTTGTGCTTCTACTAATAGTAATGCATCTCTTTTAGAAGAGACAGCTAGTATAAATAAAAAGTACCTCGTGAATGCTACGTGGTATAAGGCGGGTCGTAAGACTGCTAATGGGGAAAAGTTTGATCCTCATGGCATGACTGCGGCTCATAAAAAGTTACCATTTAATACTATGGTGAGGGTAACCAATCCTAGCAATGGTAAGAGCATTTTGGTTAGGATTAATGATCGTGGCCCCTTTACTAAAGGAAGAGATTTAGATCTCGCAATGGGGGCGGCAAAAGCTATAGATATGAAGGGAACATCTAAGTTAGTAATGGAGATCATGCCAAACCAATAACAAAAAGGAAAACGCATGAAAAAGATTATTTTAATTGTGTCACTGATGCTGGCACCATTTGCTACAGCAAATCTTGCAGAAGCTAGGCCAAACAATGAAAATACTCAGGTCTCGCAACAACAAGTAAAGAAAAAGAAACAGGTTAAGAAGAAGCCTGTAAAAAAAGTTCAAGCAGCTAAAGTAGCTCCGGAAAATAATCCATTTATAAGAGACACTCGTCCTATATTTGGTTATACACATGAAGAATCTGTCGCACAATATTGGGCAGAAGAAAAAGCAAGACAAGAAAGACAACAAAAAGAAGCAGCTCAACAGGTAGCTTCTAATCTTGGCTTAAATAAAAAGCAAAATAACGTTACTAAAAAGACTGCGCTAGAAGTTCGTAAAGACTGTTTCTGGTTTATATGTAAAGATGAACAGGTAGTTAAACCGGTTTATGCAGAAGCCAAGAAGTGGGAAGGCAAGAACGCTAAGAAAAATCGTGGCGAGTTAAAGAGTCTTATGGCTGCAGGTAATAACAACCAACCTGTAGATCCGGTTAGAATTCCTTGGTGTGCAGGATTTGTTAATGCTATATTAGCACGTTCTGGTTATGAAACAACAGGAAGTCTAATGGCTCGTAGCTTCTTACATTATGGTGTAGTAACAAAAGAACCAGAGATCGGTGATATAGTTGTTACTAAACGAGGAAGAAGTGAAATGGCAGGTCACGTTGGTTTCTTCGAAGGTTATGAATGGTTCGAAGGCGTTAAATACATCAAAGTGTATGGTGGCAATACTGCTAAGTCAGTTCAAGTTGGTTACTTCCCAGCAAACCAAGTATTAGGGTATCGTAAACCAGTAACAGCTTGAGATACGTATTAATACAACGATATAATTATAATATAATATTAGACATAGAGAAAGATCAAGTAGTTTTTTTATCAAAAGATCTTTCTCTGTGTCGAAAACAACTGGAGTTATATAATGACACATGTGGATCTTCTGCAAGTTGAAATTAATTGGCTTAGACAAATCTTAGAACATATAGATAAAGTTATTAAGTCAGAGACTATGACAGACTCTGAAAAAACTGTTGCTATTGCGTGGTTGGTTCGTCAAACAAAGAGTGCAAGTAGAGATGAGTGATAAAGAAGATAAGATTACAAATATACCAAGTATAGAAGATCATCACTATCTTTTATTTAATAAAGATTTTGATCCAAGTTCTTGTGGTGATGCTATGGAATTTATTATAGCAAGAAACTTGATGAGAAAAGATCGTCCTAAACATATTAAAATGATTATTAATTCTCCTGGTGGTGAAGTTGGTTCAGCATTTGCATTAATCGATACGATGAAGGGATCAAAGATACCAGTATACACTTATGGTCTTGGCGAGATTGCTAGTTGTGGTTTAATGACTTTTATTGCAGGAGAAAAAGGTCATCGTTATGTGACTAGGAATACTGCCATCCTTTCTCACCAATATTCTTGGGGAAGTTATGGTAAAGAACACGAACTTATGGCCCGTGTAAAAGAATTTAATAATACACATGCCCGTATTGTTGAACACTATAAGCGCTGTACTGGTTTGGATGAAAAATCTATTAAGAAGTATCTTCTACCCGCAGAAGATGTATGGCTTACTGCTAAAGAAGCAGTTAAGTATGGGATAGCAGACGAGATCGTGGAGTTTTATTAATGTGGAGACTCTGGGCAAAAGCTCTAGGGGAAAAAGCAAGTAGTGATAATAAAGAAGCAGATTTAATTGCTACTATCAGGACTTTAATTGTCTTGTGCTATATCATAACTAATATGTTTATTGTGGCAGGAGTTATACGACATTGGTGAAGTCTTTTGAGTGGTGGATGGAATGGACAGCCACTGCAGTCTTGATGGTAGGAGTAGCTCTTACCGCTTGGAATATCTATCCATTAAATATCTACTTCAGTTTAGCAGGCAATTTTGGTTGGCTTGTAGTTGGTTATATGTGGAAAAAGTGGTCTTTGATCATAATCCAGTTTGTTGTTTCAGCACTTTATGTAGCAGGCCTCATTATAAATACTTAAAACGAGGATGCCATGAAACCATTTTACTCATACTTAGAAGAATTGAAGATAAGCCTTCAGTATCATGATGAGCTTAACCCTAAACTATGGAATGGTAATAAACTTAAACCAGAAGTCAGAGTAAAACTATTACAGTTTGCCGACGCGTGGGGAGATTATGCGAGCATTCCTAAAAATCTAATTCAAGACATCATTATGGTTGGTGGCAATGTCAATTATAATTACACCGACAAGTCAGATATTGATGTGCATATTGTAATTGATAGAAATAAATTAGGTGAGAGAAAGCTTGTAGATGACTATCTACAGAGTAAAAAAGTTTTATGGACTCTAACACATAATATAAAAGTCTATGGTTATTCTTTAGAACCATACGCGCAAGATCCTGTAGCATCCTATCCGAAAGGACAGGGTGTTTTTTCTTTAAAGAATAATAAGTGGATAGTTGAACCTACTAAGGGCTCTTATGATTTCAATAAAGATAAGAATCTAAAGAAAAAAGTTTCTGACTATATGCATCTTATAGATCATATGATAAAGAGTAAAATGGATGCTGAAGCATTTAGATCTTTAAAAGAAAAGATTAGAGGAATGCGTGGCGCTGCTATCGCAAAGGGTGGCGAGTTTAGTCAAGAGAATCTTGTATTCAAAGAACTTCGTAATCGTGGTTACCTTGACAAGATGGATAAATATGAAAAGAGCCTGAAGGACAAAGAACTGTCATTGTAAATGTTTGATTATATATTATGGTTGCTGTTTGGTACAGTATATGGATTCATTATTGGTTTAATACCAGTCGCCGGTGCGAGCACTGCGCTTATAACCATATATGGATTCTTAGATTTATTTAGATCAGATCCATATCTACTTGTAGTCTTCACAACTGCCATAGTAGTTTCTAGCACAATTGGTGATAGTTTTGCCAGTATTGTTCTCAATATACCGGGAGCATCCGGATCTGCAGCAACCATCGTTGATGGCTTTCCTATGGCTAAAAAAGGTGAAGCAGCTCGTGCGTTAAGTGCTGCTATAACCACATCAACACTAAATGGTTTTATATTTGGTGTTATTGCTCTAGTATTCTTGCCATTCTATTCTAAAGCAGTATTGTCTTTTGGCATACCGGAACTATTATGTTTTCTTATACTAGCTTTTACTTGTGTTACTTTTATCACAAGCGATAAATGGGTAAGAGGCATATTTGGTTTATGTCTTGGAATATTTCTTGGCATGGTTGGTCAACATCCAACAACAAATGCTGCTCGTTGGACATTTGATTGGGATTACATAAAAGCAGGCATTCAAATTATGCCAGTTCTTGCTGGCGTACTTGCATTTCCAGAATTAATTGAAGCTTATAGATCTGGATATAATGCTGCGACTGCAAAGATAGTTGATGCTAGGAATCAAACTATTCAAGGTGTAAAAGATACATTCATACACTGGAAAGATAGTATTCGCGGTGGCGCTATTGGCGCTTTCATTGGTGTATTGCCGGGTGTCGGTGGTGCTGTAGCAGACTGGGTAGCTTATAGTCAAACAGTTGCTCTAAACAAGAATGAAAAGATACCATTTGGTGAAGGCAATATCAAGGGTGTTATTGGTTGTGAGGGTGCTAATAACTCTCAGAAAGCAACAGGTTATATACCTACTGTCTTATTTGGTATACCCGCTGCACCATTCGAAGCTATCATCTTAAGTCTGTTTATCTTAGTTGGTATAGAACTAGGAACACCAAACTTATTAAAAGATATGACATTCTTTAAAGCACTAAACTATAGTTATATGGCTTCATTGACCATAACTTTTATAGCATCGATGTTCATGATTAAGTACATCACTCTCGTATTTAAGATACCATTTTCAATTTGGTTCTATATACTTTCTGCTCTTTTAGTATGGAGTTGTGTACAATATACCGGATATTGGGAAGACTATTTTATCTTAGCAGCATTTATTGTTCTTGGATTTTTACTAAAATATTTTAGTATAAGTAGAGCTGCATTTATTATTGGATTTGTTTTATCAGATCAAATAGAAAAGATGTATTATCAGTATACAACATTGTTCGAATGGTATACTATCTTTACTAGACCAATTTCATTAACTTTAATAATAGTATCTTTGATACTGGCAATCTATGGAATCTTCTTTAATAAGACAAGGATATCTTACACATGACACAATATCAAGAGTGGAACGGAAGCAGATGGCAATATATGAAAGAGCAAAGCTCTTGGCATTTTGACAACATGAGACCACCAGAACACGGCAAAGATAGTTATACATTTGTTGGTAACTTTAGATATAGCTTTAAAAATATAATTGAAAAATATATTCCTATTGCACAAGCTAGTACATGGGCAACAAGAAATAATTTTAATCCTAAGATTGCATCTGAAGGTTTATATTCTGCATCTGCAGAACAACAAGATCTAATCAGAGTTGGCGCTGATCCTGATCAAGAAATATTTTGTAGAGTAGCAGCAGATGATGAACCAGTATTTAAATATATTGCTGAGTATCTTGGTATAGAAAAACCTGCTATAAAATTTCATAATCAAAAGACAGGTCAGATGTTACATTTGCATATCGATAATTTTGCTGCTAGACCTGAAAGAGATAATAGTTTTAAAGTTACAGAGATGGATGAGAATCCTGACATCATGCGTAGGTTTGCAATCATGCTTGATGACTGGAAATCAGGACAGATATTTCAATTAGGTAATGCTATGTACTGGCAGTGGTCAGCAGGTGATTGTATAACATGGGAGTGGAAAGATATTCCACATTGTACAGCAAATATGGGTTGGGACGATAGACCCATGTTACAGATCACTGGATATACTACTAAAAAAACAAAAGATCTATTAGATAAAGCAAAAGATTTAGGACCATTTTATCATGATATTTCATTTACATCTTTTAAATGAAAAAACAAATCAAGTTCATATTCTTAATTTAAAACCATATGATAATTTGTTGGGAAGAGCATGGTCTTCCCTATTAAAAGAAGCTATTGATAGTAGTAATTGCTGGTTAGTAGAAACAGATAGAATCTATCATGTTAATAATGAATGGTCAAAAGAAACTATCATAGAAAAAATGCAACGATGTATTGATATCGTAAACATGTATGACAATATAATTGTTGCAGATTTAACTAATGAAGTTACACAAGAAACAATGAACTACTTGCATACTTTCTTCGAGAAACTTAGGGGAAAAGATGAAGCACCACCTCAGTGGTATATCGATGCACCTAGACAAGTTAAAGATGCAGTATCAGAATTTAATGTGTTGATTCATCGTTATGAAGCTTATGATAGTATGAATCATCATGCTAAAATTACTGTTGGTTATAAGCATAGACCGACAAGAGAAATGACTCTTGAAGAAAAGAAATGTTTTAATTTAAATCTTCAACCAGGAGAAATATATTTAAAATATTGTCATAAAGGTAAAGATCTATTAGATGTTTTTAAAGATGAAGATGAACATATTGGTGATGAGAACATATTACCACAACACAAAATAAGTTCTGACTTTAATATTAATTTTTCTTGGAAAATGCAAGAAAAAAGAAAAGATGATTTTTATAAATGGTTAGAAGATAAGAAAACTTTTCTTAAGTCTATAAATATAGACATCGATGATCCTTCTGTAACCATTGGCAGAGGTGTTGTTGGAAAAGTTCTTCATGAAGATATGGAAGAACTTAGAAAAGAAATATTTGGTGTAACTAAAATTCATGATATAACATATACGGAGTGAATAATGAATAGATTATTATCGTTTTTCATCGCACTGTTGTTTTCAACTGCGGTTTATGCACAGCAACCATATAGACTAATCGTTCCACAAGAACCCGGCGGTGGTACATCTGTGTGGGCAAATATTATTGCTCAACACCTTGAGAAGTTTATTGGTACTAAAGTTATTGTAGAACATATTCCTGGTGCAAATGATATTCCCGGTTTTAATAAATTTCACAATGAATTGCAGAAAGATCCATATGCAATCATGGTTGCTCATGGCGGTAATGCCGAGAGCTTCTTGACTGATAAAGTCGATTATGATTATAAGTTCTATGAACCAATTGGGCTCGTCAATCTAAATATTGTTGTGAGTCATGCTACAAACTTTGATCCTTATAAAGATAAAGTAAAGTTTGGTAGTACTTCAGGCAGACGACCAGACGTTATGGCAATTGTCATGATGATTTGTGGTCCACAACCAAACATGGATGCATACATTAAATGCTATAATGACAAGATGATCTTTGTTAAGGGCATGAAACCAGCAGAAGCCAGACTTGCAGCCCTTCGCGGTGAACTCAATACAGTCAGAGAAACTTATTCATCACATCTCAAGTTTATTGGACCAATGATTGAGAAGGGTGATTATAAGTTATGGTTCTCACATGGTGTTCTCGATCTTAAGACTGGAAAGATTGTAAAAGATAAGAACTATAATACCAATCACTTCGAAGATCTCTATAAGCAGAAGTGGGGTGTAGCACCATCAGGCGAGTTCTATGATGCTTATGTTCTTGTTAAGAACTTTAGAGACGTCTTGCAGAAAAGCTTGTGGGTCGGTAAGTCTAATCCAAATGCAGAACACATTAGAGCATCAATTAGAAAGATGCTTGCTGATCCTGCGGCAAAGAAAGCTCTTGATGACGACAGCGGCGATTATGAATGGTTTATTGGTGATGATATGACTAAAGCATATAACATCATTAAGAAGCAGATCAACGAGCAGAGCTTAAAGAATCTTGTAAAGTTTACACAAGATGGAATCAAGCTTGAAAGTGTTTATAAGCCAGAACTAATCACTCCGTAAGTGGCGCATAAACTTTCTAGTTAATGTCTTCTCTAAACGGTATGCTTCTTTTTCCCACGGAGCATTCCAATAAGATGCATCAATATTATCATATCCATATTCACTAATATGGATATCACCTTTCCATCTAATCTTCTTAGACGTATTATAATCTCTTAGCTGACCAGTTGCATATTGCTTTACATGTACAAGTTCATGTGCTAAAACACTAAGAGTCTGTTTGAAGGTTAGATCTGCATCGATCTCTATATCAAAATCCCTCGGCCTGTTAAGGTCGAGGGCGTCACATACACCGTAAAAATCTTCTTTCTTGAATAGATTCTTTTTGAATCTAATAGTAACGTATACATTACTTGATAGTCGATTTGACATCAAACAAGATGCATAGTAGTGTGCAGCTTTTCTTATAAGCTTTCTCTGACACTTGCTCGGCTTACCGTAGATTGTAACATCCATGATCGTCTCCCCTAGCCAAAGATTTGCAAGACTTTCTCTGTATACAGATATTTATCTTTGACAAAAACCTGGGGTTCTGGCTGACCATCAACCGCTATGATGATAGCTATCTGAGGGATCTCGAGGTTACGAAGATCTTCTGCCATAATGCTATAGCATGTAGCTTGTAGAAAGTAATCCTCGATCCATTCTTCTTTCTTTGGTTTAAGGCTGGTCTTAAAGTCAACGATGCTGACTATACCATCAAACTCTGCAATGCAGTCTGTCCTGCCAGCAGTGTTAAGCCTCTTAGAATATAGAGGAGCCTCGATGGCATAAATGGTTCCAATCCTTTTATCAAGTACGGGTTTAATACTTGAGAATGTCATGATATTTGCAGGCATGACACCTTCTGGATAATACTCTTTATTTAAAAGATAATCTTCACAGATAGAATGGATGGCGGTGCCACGGTTTCCGGCTTGCACTTTAATCTGGTCTGCTCTTTCTTGGCCAACACTATTAATCCAGTTCTGCAGATGAGTCTTATCTTTGTGTTGACCAAGTACAGTAGTGACAGAAGGATATCTGCCACCATCGGGTGCAAAGTAGTATCTCTTACCGTCAATGATACGAGCTTCAAAGTCTTCGAACTCTGTAAAAAAATGTTCGAAGACTTTGCCTCTATTATAGACTGGTCGTGTTGCGCTAAGCCGAGATTTGAAGTCTGTCTTTAACAACGATATATTCTTTCACTAATGACGATCTAACAATGTCGTCCACATCAAAATCAACGAAGCTGAAAGCTTTCATATTCTGCAGGATCTTCATGAAGTCAATTAGACCCTTCTTATCTTTGTCATAAGTAAAGTCAGACTGTCTAAAGTCTCCGCAGAAAATGATCCTACAGTTTCTGCCAATACGTGTGATGATAGAGTCTAACTCATGAAGAGTCATGTTAGCTACTTCATCCACGATAACAATACAATCATTGAGTGTGATACCACGAACGAATGATGTACTAATGAATTCTACATAATCTTTTGTCTTAAGTACATCATAAGCATCACCCCTATTAAACAATTCTGAACAGATTGCATAGTATGGTGCTTCGTATACTTTTGCTTTTTCTTTCTGATTACCGGGAAGGAAACCCATGTCGCGTGTTGGAACTACGCTTCTAATGATATAAACTTTTTTATATCCACAATTACCATCAAACAATTCTTTAAGAGACAGATATAGGGAGATGAAGCTCTTTCCTGTTCCAGCAATTCCATGAAGCATCAAATTCTTTTTTGCAGAAAATGCTTCGAATGTTTTTTGTTGGTTAGCTGTTAGAGGTTTTATCTCTCTGAGATTAAAATTAACTCTAAAGTTTGCTTCGTTGTTTATCTTTACTCCCTGTTCTCTTAATGCTCTTCTCTGTTTCTTGTTAAGTCTTGTTTGTTGCTGAGTCATTGTTTCTCTTATTGTTATAATTAAAATGTATTGACAGTAGACTTAGTCATTCCTCTCGAGTGTTCTTTCTTTACATTCTTCAAAATATCTCTGAATGAACTATCTGGTTTTTTGAGACCAAGTCTGATACTATCTCCAATAGCTGGAGCACCGTTTACAAGTTGAGTTACATTTTTGTTCTCCTCCAAATAAACATCAAGAGCAGAGATGCTCATGAACTCTTCGTACTCTTCACCTGTATCATTATTAAGGAACTTGTATGTAGGCATTACTTCCTCTCGTAATAGTAATCTTCATCTTCGAAGTCTTCTTCTTCAATAAGAGCATTTATATCTTTAGTCTTAAGGGCTCTTTCGAGCCTCTTACTTTCTTTTTTATTTACTCTATTACGAGGGTTATCGTAATATTCATCTTCATCATCATCATAAGAATAGTCGTTCTTCTTGAACTTCTTAAACGTTGACTTGCTCATTGATTAGCCCTGGAAATGCCTCTGATACTAGTGCCTCTGTAATTCCCTTATATGGAAGCTTCTTGTCTTTCATAGCTACAATAAGCTCCGCATCTTTGGGATCGATTGCCTCAAGCAGATTAATAAAAAGAGATTCACGCTTGAGGTTTGTAAGGCCGGGATGACCGTCCTTAACAAAAAGATAAAACTTTCTTGCTTCAGAGTATAGCATACCCTGACTTTCAACATGCTCGCTTGGTTTATAAGGTGGAGCACCTTCTGGAAGATCAAATACAATACTCTTATCGAGAGCATGTTTAAGGACAGATCGAAGCACAGGATTATCGTGCTGTCTAAAAACTTCTAGCTTTTCCGCTTTAGTCTTTGCTTTAGAAACCCTATCAAGGATCTCTGATATACTAAGTCTCATTAAAATTCTCCAATACTTTCCATAAGATTTTTCAAACGATTTGTTATAAAGTAATTAAGCATCTTGCTACGATCACGTCCGTCCTGTTGTTCATACTGTTGCATGATTGTTTCTTGCAGATTTTCTGGTGTATGCTTAAGATCGATCAGACGCTTATTACGAATATAGTTTCTATATAAAGGATGATCAAACTTACCATCTAAACCAAGTTCAAGTATACCCTCAATCTTCTTGGCAGTAAGAGGCTTCTGTCGCTGACCAACAACGAAGCAATCATCACCGGACAATACGTTAGGAACACCATCGCCAGAGTCACCTTTAAGAACATGTTCTGCAAGGTAACGCTCAGGATCAGAGTGCTCTATAAACTTCTTACGCACGGGATCATACTGACGAACATTAGAATACACATGAAGTTGGATAAAGTCTTTATCACCAGACAAGATAAGAATCTTCTCATCACTCTCTGATGAGACTACTTTGCCATACGTGTGCACGAGTGTAGCGATGATGTCATCGGCCTCAGCTGAGACGACATCAATCACACGATACGGGAAATAGTCTTTAAGCTCTTGACGAATCTTACCGAGACAGTCAAAGATACTCTTCCAATCGAGCTCTGACTTCTCTTGATTCTTCTTACGATTAGCCTTATAATAAGGGAACTCTACCTTACGCCAATTATTGGTATTGTCACATGCAATGATGATCTCACCATATTCACGTGAAAACTTTTGGTTGAAAGACCTGATAGCATTGAGGACCATGTGACGAACCATGTTCTCTTCTAGCTGCGCGTTTGTGTGGTTACCTAACTGCATCATTAGGTTTGAGATCATTACTTGGTTAAGATCAATGATGATCATGATGTATTATAGAGCTTAGCTCTTCTCCTGTTGAACTTCAAACATAGAAGATATTACCTCATTTCTTAAAAGAAGTACACCGCTATCTTCGTCATGATTAAAAAGGTTCTCGGCAAGTGTTTGCATAGGATGATCTATACCATAATGCTTAAGCATAATAGATCTAAGCGCTTCGACTAGAAATGCACCATCTTTCACATTGTTTACTTCACCGGTCTCTTCATCATCTACAAAGTCAAAACCAGCAGTAGCCATCTGATTAAAGATTATTGGTACCATAGTAGACAACACTTCTTGGATGTGAAGGTGTTTTATATTGTCTACTCTTTGAACTATTTCTTTTTCGTCTTTCGGTATTTCCCTTGTAGTGCCGGGAAATTGTATAACATTATTTTTATTCTGTAACTCTATTACATTTGCCATATGTTTTCCTTAAAAAGGATATCATGGGATATTTATATTTCAAGTAGTTCTATAGACCCACGTAGGCTTAGGAAATTCTCTTGGTTCATTCAGGAGACTTCTGATAAGAGCAGACCATTGGTGTTTTCTACCTTCCCAATTATAGAAACCATCTGTATAAGACTTCTGAAAATCAAGTTTATTTTGCACATGATTATCATTAATACTTCTAATTGCATCTGAAAGAATCATGTGAAATGTTCCAGCATGTTCTGATGGATTTTCATTCCACTGATACATATAAGTCCAATTTGCTGCAGTCTCTGAAAGAGCAGCAAAATTAGGATGAACACAAACAAGTCTAGCACTCATAGCCTCAAGAAGGCAGAGGCAAGACGTCTCAGGCCAGATAGAAGGATAAGCAAAAATATGAGCAGATTTAAGAGCTTCTCTTAAATCTTGATTGGTAACAGTACCATGATAGTTGATCTTAGGGTGTGCCTTACAACGTTCAAAGAGTTCTTGATATGGTTCATCACGTTGTTCCCACCCATAAAGCTTGAAAGAAGAATATACATCGAGCTCAATATTATCAAACTCTTCACATAGCTTTTCAAATACTGGCACTAGAATCTGCAATCCACGATGTGGTGTGGGTGTATAGATTAATTTGATTTTATCTTTTGGTTTTTCATGTGGTTCAATAGGTGTGATGGCATTCTGCATGACTACACACTTAGACCAAGGAATATTATAATGACTTATGTATGCTTGCATCTGCCAATTAGAGACGAACACAATCTTATGGAACCGATCGTGTCCGCCATTCTTTAGATGTTCTGATTCAGGATCACCAGGAAGATCATGTTGCCAAAGGATTCTAACTTTAGTTTCATCCAACTCTCTTACACGAGACGGAATGATTTGACACTGATCGAGAAGTTCTTTATCAATGCTCTGATGGAGTCTTTCCATCATGAGTTCAGTGCCACCCTTAGCATTAGCAGACAGTTCATTCACTTCCATAATATATTAATCCCTTTTTATTAAGCTTGGCGTGTCAAGAAAGATGGTCTAATTGACTTAGCCTTGAAGTATTGCTTCACAAGATCGATGACGATCTGGTTGTCATATGGTTTACAAGAAAATACATCGAGGTACATGGCATTGCCACCCTCTTGGTCGTCAGGAACAAAATGAGCACAGATGTTTGAGGTCTCAATCAACTGTACAAGAGTGTAACCGGCTTTGTTTCCGCTACCGAAGCTAACGATTTGTGGTTCACCATAAGCAACCATATCTATATCATTAACTAATTGCTTTGTAAATCTATAAATTGTATCGTAATCATTGATAGCGTGTGCATCAAGATCGGCGCAGTCTAATACGAGATGATAACCCCAATATGCCATGTCATTTGAACTCCTATGATTAGAAAAAAGAAAGCTCTTCTTTCGAAGAGCCTTGTTATTTATTCATATCCCTCGATGTACTGTGCACTGAGGATATTCTCTAGTCGGAATGACCGCCAACCTAGATCATTGATTGACCAGACTGGAAGCACATCCGGATTTTCTTTTCGATGTGTCTCAGCAGCTTCGAGATCTTCATTCTTCATCTGCGGAGGCATATACTTAGGATTGAGAGTAGCACGCATAGTACGCAGTGAACCATCAACTTTAGTAAACGTAAGATCAACAGCTCCCTTCTTAAGGAGCTTCACCATTTCTTCACGATCAGTAACCATTATTTTTCCTCGTTCAAAAGCTTTCGCGTATCAAGAGATTCTTCAGTCAAGATCTTGCTCAACTCAGTGAATCCGCCGATGTGATAACCATCGATGACAACTACAGGAAAAGACCTAGCGTTAGGAAACTTTTCAAGCAGTTGTTCTCTGGTATAATCTACACCAAGTTTATGTTCTGTAAACTGTTTATTTCTAGTAGTCAGCAGACTCTTAGCAGATACACAGTGAACGCAGTTATCTTTGCTATAAATTTCAATCAAGTCGTTCTCTCCAATATTCCAATACGTCAGCCCATATGGTAGGATCATATCCGGCTGCGATCATGTCTTCTTCAACGAGGATTTCGAGGTCGCTCTTCATTATATATCTCCTAGAGAAAGAGAGGCTGCTTACGCAGCCTCCGCCATTTCGATTGCAGTCTCAAGAGCCTGAGTCTTGAGGTTACGGTTGGTGCCGAACCATGAAGAGGCAAGGCGGGTATCTTGATTACGACCCATGACGTGATCAGTCATGAAGGTAACCGTATTGAAAGCCTGCCACCAAGTGCCCTGAGCATACTCTGCACCGGGCTGCTGGTCAAGCAACTCAAGAGCGATACCAGCATTCTTGGAAAGCTCTTTCTTGGTGTTGTCGGTAACACCGGTAACAGGGAAGATACGCTTGAAGTAGTCAACGATGGACTCATCATTAAACTTCTTGGAGCCAAGGAAGCCAGCCATTTCTTTGTACTGGGCAAGCTTGTCAGCAGCAATGCCAAGCATCATCTTGACGTTGTCAGGATCGAACTTGGTACGGTGAGAGATCTTAGCCATACGCTCAACCGCAGAGTTAAGCGAGAGGGTCAGAGTGTTATTGCACACCACACGGATAGGCGTGAAGCGCACGTCAGTGGAGAATCCATACTTGTGGAAGTTCGAGAACAAGAGGTAGGACTCAACTACGTCACCCTTGAACAGCTCGAAAGATTCCTTGACTTTGGCCAAGCCCCACACGATCTGGCCATCACGGAGAGAGCCAGCAGTGTGCATCTCCATATCACCAGAGAGGACGAAGTCATTGAAGAAGTCAAAAGCTTCTTGGTTCTGGACCTCGTTCCAGTCATCAGAGACGACGTCGATGATCTTGTCGTCAATGTTACGGACCAGTGCCGAGCGGCCAACCGGAACTTTCTTGCCGGCAACCTCAGCGAAGGCCGGAACCTTTGTGACGGTCCAGTCAAGGCCGGCTGCCTCGAGCATCTGGGCAGGGGTCAGGTCGGCAGGAACCTTAGTACCAAGGCCGTGCCAAGGGGTCTCACCAGCGTAGGCCATCTGAGCCTTACCGTTGAGCATCTCAATCATGTGTGCCATGCTATATACTCCTGTGTGATTGGTTAGTGTCTGTATTCAGCTTACTTTCTGATAATACCAAGTCCTCATCATTTGTAAACAGCTAAAATCACTTTTTTCGAAAAAAAAATCGGTTTACTTTGCCGGTCCCTGTGGTAGTATATACATATGGTCAATGAGGCAGCGAAAATACCAGTTGACATTTTTCCCTGCTTTGGTATAATAATCTTATAAGAGGTGATAATCATGGCTAAAGCAGCACGTAGACCGGCGCTCAATGCACGCGCCAAAGTAAAGAAGCCACGGGTCACACGATCTGAGGCATACTTGGTCAATCTCAAGTACATGGGCGATGAGCCTGAACTCCGTGGCCAATTGTCAGATTCACAACTTGGTAAGGCTCTTAATTGGTATAATGCCATGTGCTCTACGTCAGAGTACAAAGAGTACACGCGTGACTATCTTAAGTCTCTCAAACGTGATCGTGAAGCTAAGCAAGTCATGCGAGTGCCTGACCAATATTTTCCTACCACGATCGGTTCCATCTCACGTCTCTTGTCTCGTGGTTGTACTGTGCAAGATAGCACCATGTCTTTCTTTGAGTCCAAGCTTAAAGAAGCATTGTCTCGTGTTATCGAAGTAGAAAAGTCAGAGACTCCCGTTGAGAAAGTTTCTATTCAAGATCGTATGAAAGAACGTGCCAACGATATCATCGGCGACATCGAAGAGATCATCGACTCTGGTGTAGAATTCTCTCTGTACGATCATCTCCAGAAAAACCAGATACCTGCTATGTATGCTACCAAGATCATCGACCATTATCGTCCGTGGCTCGAAGAACTTTGTGAAGCACACGAAGGTAAATGTGATCAGCTCAAAGAAGCTTATAAGCACCTTACTAAGAAGCAGCTTGAAGCTCGTGTGTTGTTCATCAACTCATTGATCGAAGATGCTGAACGTTATGGTGACGTTACTAAAAAGCTTCGAGCTCCTCGTAAGCCTCGTGCTGTATCTGCTGAGAAGAAGCTTAAGAACTTTATCTACATGAAAGAAAGCAATGAGTACAAGATTGCTTCTATCTCTCCTGATAAAGTCTTAGGTGCTCAGGAGCTTTGGACTTTCAATACGAAGTATAAGCTGCTGACGGTGTTCCGTGCACGTGGACCGGCAGGTCTCGACGTCAAGCGAACCACTATCATCGGCTATGATGAGTCTACAACAATGACTAAGCGTTGTGGTCGTAAGCCAGAATACTTCGTTGACAAAGTTCTAAACGGTGGTAAGCTGGTCTTGAGAAAACTGATGGATGAAGCTAAGGGTGATGCACCCCTAGCAGCACGCATCAACGAACACACAATCCTTTTGAAGGTGGTATCATGAAGATTGTCAATGAATGCAAGATGTTTACGCCTGAACAGCTACAGCTTCTTGAAAAGAAGTATAACGGCAAGTTTGTGTTTGAGAGTTGTCTTAAAAACAAAGATGGTGGCTGGTGTAATTTTCCAGCCGCTATCTTCTACACTGAAGAAGCACACCCACAAGGTTCGAACTACTTTGCTATCTGGTTTGATGATGCCGGCCATGTCATGATCTCTAATGGTATCACTGCTACTGAACCATTCTATGGTATTGTTGTTGATGATACAGCATACTACTCTCGCTATCGTCATGACTATAAAGACTATGGTGGTTTCTTCATCGACGGTGGTCGAGACTATTCACGTTTCGGCGGATCACGTTTTAAAGATATCAAGAGTTGCACAATGAAAGTAGAAAAAGACAAATTAGCTGTTTACAATGTTAGACAGTAGTGGTATAAATAATCATGCTGAGGTCGTTGAGGCGTTCAGAATAAACGTTTCGGACGCGGGGGCAGTACCCGCCGCCTCCACCACAGATACATTCTTTGAGGTCTTGGTCGTTACCAGCATAGCAAAAACGGCGACAGAGTGTATCTTTGATGGGGGCGAAATAGGATCGACGTGCGTAGTAAAGGTACGAAGAGACCGAAAGCAACGTATAGATGCAAACGATAATGCACCTTTCGCTATGGCAGTAGCTGCCTAAGCATGAGCTCGGTGGGGAGCTTGGAAACAGAATCCCCACCACAGTTTATTGGTCACTTAGCTCAGCAGGATAGAGCAACAGCCTTCTAAGCTGTGGGTCGATGGTTCGAATCCATCAGTGATCACCATTTTAAGGAGCCATATATGTCTAAGCGTTATGATCATTGGTTTTGGAATAGCAGGCTTGTTGATAACATCGCAAGCTTTATCGTAAGGCTAGACACATACATATGGCGTAAGCAATATAATCGTTAAAATTTACGGGGGTGGGTGTTGGTACACGGGAGGGCCTTATAATCCCTTTAGCGCCCGATTAGCGTTCTTGACTCGGTTCGAATCCGGGCACCCCTACCAATTTAGAAAGTAATCAATGAAAGATCTTATTTTTAATGTGAACTATGTCCAAGAGATTGAGAACTTAGTGAGAGATAAAAACATAGAGTACATCGATGCGATTGTGCACTACTGTGAGAAGTCAGGTTTAGAGATTGAGTTCTTGGCTAGTGTTATTAAGAAAGATCCTGTGATGAAATCAAAGCTTCAGTTTGAAGCAGAGAATCTTAACTTCATGAAAAAGAGTGCAAGACTTCCAATATAGGAGAGTGTAATGCCGTACAAAGAAGTTTGGGTAGATGACGAAGACCTCTCCGATTTTGATGATCTAGATCTTATTGATGAATTACGAGGACGTAAATACACTATCTACGGCAAAAAATATGATCTCGTATGGGAACTTTATCAGGCATATCTATTAGATAACGAAAAAGCTTTTAGAGAATATGTCAAAAAGATATTGATTGAGAATGGATACAGACCGTAAGATGTCAGCATTTGAATGTTACAAAGAGTATGTGGCTTTGAAAAACCACTTTACTCAGAAGAGCTATGACTATATCAAATACAATGGTAAGACGAGTGTAAAGGCTGACTCTTTTAATTCCCGCAAAGATAAGATCTTCTTTGAGAAACTTGCTAAGCACAAAGATCCTAAAGGATTCTTGATTGCTAACTTAGTAGAAGATGAGAAAGTCTGGATTAAAGACTTAGCGTATAATGAAATAGCACAGACTAGATACAACGACTGGACAAAAAGAATCCAGTCGTTGACTTATATGTTCAAGACAGAACTATCAAAGCTTAAAGAAAACTTTGATGAGAACTTCTTGGTAGAAGAGTACGATCATCCACACCTTCTAAAACTTTACCTTCGAAAAGAGATTTCAATAGAGACACTAGTCATCTTGGTTGAAGTGACTGGATGTTTTAAACATTGGAATAAGAAACTTAAAGACGATCCTATCTGGGATCAAGTTTCTTTTAAGATCAAGAAGTACAGATCTTTCTTGAACTTTGATACAACTAAAATAAAATCTGTTATAGTTGACAAATTTAGCTAAGAAGCATATAAATAGATGTGCAGCTATTGCTGCTACACACTGTTATACAACGCAATACAACGCTTATATGGAGAAATACAATGGTAGACTTTTCACAACTTAAGAAAGCATCTTCGCAGTCCCTCGATAAACTTACTGCTGAACTTAATAAGCTTTCAAATCCCCAAGAACAAAAGAAGGGTGACGATCGTTTCTGGTCTCCCTCAGTAGATAAAGCTGGTAATGGCTATGCTGTTATTCGCTTCCTCCCAGCTCCTGCTGGTGAAGATATCCCGTTTGTTCGTCTCTTTGATCATGGCTTTAAGGGACCATCGGGTAAGTGGTACATTGAAAATTCACTCACTTCAATCGGTCAGAAGGATCCCGTTAGCGAATACAATAGCTATCTTTGGAACCTATCGTCAGACGATAACTCAGACTCTCGTAAGCAGGCTCGTGCGCAGAAGCGCCGTCTCCACTACATCTCTAACATCTATGTAGTTAAGGATCCTGCTAATCCTGAGAATGAGGGTAAAGTATTCTTGTTTAAGTATGGCAAGAAGATCTTTGATAAGCTCAATGACTTGATGAATCCTCAGTTTCCTGATGAAGCACCTATCAATCCATTTGACTTTTGGCAGGGTGCTAACTTCAACTTGAAGATTCGTAATGTTGAAGGTTATCGTAACTATGATAAGTCTGAGTTCAGCGCAGCTTCTGCATTGCTTAATGATGATGAAGAACTCGAGAAGGTTTGGAAGAAGGAATATCCGCTTCAGGCTTTTCTCGCTCCTGAAAACTTCAAGAGCTATGATGAATTGAAATCTAAGTTGAATACTGTACTTGAAGTTGCTAGTACAACTGTTCGTAAGGCTGAAGAAGAGGATGTTCCGTGGGCTCGTTCTGAATCTGCTCCTCAGTTTAAAGCTTCATCTGCTCCTAAGATCGATGAAGAAGAGGAAGAAGACGAGATGGAATTCTTCAAGAAGCTTAAGGCTTAAACTTAAAGGGGGCGAAAGCCCCCTTCTTTTTTATGATACCATTGAACCCGCTCTAGCTCTCCTGTTAACAGACACACTGTTACTTCCAAGAGATTCTACTAATGCGCCGGCTATACCACCTGCGAGTACTTCAGCAAATCCTCCACCCGGACTGGCACTAGGAATACCATCTATACCAAAACGTTTTTCTGATGGTGTGCTATAAGTTCTATTATCTTGTGGTGAAACAACCACTGGACCAGATCTTCTATTATCTCTAGCAATATCCATATTTGTTGAGCGAGTATTAATATTAGAGCCAGTATTAACTGGTTGACTAATCAGACTTTGACCTAAGTTTCCAAGTGTACTGCCTAACATACCTCCAAGCATGCTACCCATGGGTCCAGCTCTTCCACCAAGCATACTTCCTAGCATACCACCTAAACCGCCAAGACCCATGCCTCTGCCACCCATCATTCCCATACCCATGCCTCTTCCACCCATCATTCCCATGCCTAACATTCCACCTAATGGATTTCCACCCATCATTCCCATACCGCCCATAGCTCCACCAGCACCTAATCCGGTAACGCTTCCACCAGGTGTTGGTTGATAGCTACCACCAGTTGCAGCTCCTGCACCTTGTCTTCCTTCATTCTCTCCACCTTTAGCCATTTGACCGCCACGAGCTTCATTGCTTGAACCACCTTCATTGCCACCCATAGAGAAGTGCATTGTATCTTTACTTGATCTCCAATTGCCACCCCAACCTAATCCATGTTTTGCTGCCATAGCACCAACGTTTGCTGGCATATCTGTTTTTCCATAGTTTTGAGAACCAGGAAATGTATGTGGATTTTCTGAAGGATTGATATCAATTGCCATGCCTTTTGAGTGCCAACTAAAACCACCTGAAGCAGTAGATCTATTAGCATATCCACCAATAGATTTAATCTTATATCCCGAACCTTCAAGTTCATTAACAAAACCTTCAAAATTCTTAGCATATTCTGCAGCAACTTGATATGGTCTACCTCCGGGTGTTTTTAATGTAACCATACCACCTTGCTGTCTTCTACCTTCATTTTCAGGAAACTGTGTTGGACCCTGTTGTCTATTTGGTCTACCTTGATTATCGTCGGGGGTTATAGGTCCTTGTTCTCTTCCTGGTGTGCCTTGTGGAGATTCTGGTCCTGTTGGTCCTTGTTCTCTTCCGGGTCTACCTTGATTATCTGGGAATTGTGTTGGACCTTGTTGTCTATTTGGTCTTCCTTGTGGAGAATCTTGACCAGCAGGACCTTGTTGTCTGCTTCCTCCACCACCAGAATATATTGAATAAACTTTTGAAGCCCATGTTGGATTAACAGTATTATAACCGCCGGCTACTAAATTTTTTAACGTTGTTTCTGCATCACCAGAATATCTACTACCCCATCTACGAACATGATGTTTTACAGCAGATTCTAATGAGTCATAAACTGCATGCAGTTGACCGTCAGCTCCCCTTGTACCACCGACTATTCCATCTTTACCGATCTGCGCTTGTGTTATAGTTTGTCCAAATGGATTATTGGCTCTTTGAGTCATAGAGCTCTTTAACCAACCTGATTCTAACATTGCTATTGCAGCTGTAACTTTTGGATCAGGAGAACCTGCTGCTTTAGCAGCTTGTTCCATTTTAGCAAAAGCTTCTGAATTAGATCCAGTGAAACGCATTGGTTGTGTTTGATTTAATCCAGCAGTTGCTCCACTAGCAGCAGCTTGAACATTAGGGGCTCCGCCGGGATTAGTAACATAGTTCCCAGAATTGTTCTCTAGTTTAGGACCCTGTCTTAATGCTGGCTCGCTCGGTTGACCAGATGCTGCTTGTGATGTAGCAGTTGCAGTTGATGCTGCAGATTGTGAAGCATTATTAGATGATGCACCACCACTTGCTGCGTTTTGATTATCTGGTGGTAATGGTGGTTGATTACCCCTTTGCAATGCTTCAGATGTTTGTCCAACTTTGTTTGGTCTTTTTGTTTCAGAAAGTGTTTGTCCATTAAACTCTTTCCATAATTCATATACTTCCCATGCTAAAGATACATTGCCAATAACATTAATTGCTGTCCATATCCAACCCGGACCGGGAATGGTCATTCCGGCACCCATAGAAACTAATCTAGGACCAATCTTTGCCATTAAGTTTGGAGCTTTCTTTTCTAAGAAAGCTAAGAACTTAGACCATTTAGAAGTACTTGCGCCTGCAGTTTTAGATTCTGCTTTAGCCCACGGAGATCTTGTTTCAGAAGTCGGCGAAGATATATCAACTGGTTTTATATTATTTTTTGTTCCACTGCCACCAAGCATTCCTGCTACATCTGCAGCTACTCCTAAACCAGCAAAAGCTAAATTGGTAGCTGATGAACCATCATTTAATGTTTCACCAATAAACTGTGCAGGTTTTGCACCTACTGCTGGCATATCTGCAATAGATTCTTGCATAAATTTTTCTGCTGCACCCGCATCTCGCATGGCCAATTCATTGGCTTTAACTTTATCAGCATCAGACAGTCTATAATAATTACCTAAAGCTTGAGGATTATTGAGCTGCCAATATTTGTATGTTGTTGGATTTAATTGCGGACCTGTTGCTGCTTCTTTTATAAACTTCTTATCAGGTGCTTTACTTGAATCAGAAGATGTGTTGTCTTCGCCATCACCACCATCTTCACCACCACTGCCTAAAAGAGAACCAAGACCTAAAGCACCAAGACCAAGAGCTCCAGCTCTTCCACCTAATCCAGGTATTCTTCCTGGTGTTTTGCCTTTTCCTTTTCCAGCACCACCTCCGCCACCGCCGCCAACAATACCACCAGCATTATTGGTGTTATTATTAACAGTATTATAGGTGTTATTATTAACTGTCTGTTGTACAACAGGTGGTGGTTCTTTTTTATAGAGAAGACGATTTACTGCAACTTCAACTCTTTCTTGTGAAAGAAGTATGTCTTCTAAAACATCATCTATTTTTTTTAATCTTGAACCAAGAGCAGTTATATTTTGATTTACTGCAGAATTTTGTTGTTTGAGAGCAGAATATTCTGAAGCAGTTTGATTATCACGTGTTGTTACAGAATCAGAACTAGCTTTAGAATTTTTTTTTGTATCTTTATTTTTTTCTTCTTTAGGATTAAATATGGCTTTTCCAAGTGTACCGGTTCTGCTTGCAGCACCTCTTCTCATGTCTTGAGATACTTGTTTTCTAAAAGTCATGGGAGCTTCATCAGGATCAGTTAAACCCTGTCTCTCATCTCTTTTCCTCTGGTAGTATCTACCTACACTACCAAAATTTCCCATGCCTGTATAAGCTGAGTCTTTTAATGCTTCTTTTACTCTGCCAAACAGTCCTTCGTTTTCAGCCATTAATCGTTAACCTTTTTTATTTTCTTCTTCTAGTTTCTTTAAATAATTATTAAGAAGAATAATATATAAATCTCTTTCAAATGGTATAAGATTTTCTATATCAGATATAGAATATTTATGATGCTGAGCTAAACTAAAAATAGTTTGATAGTAATTCTCAAGAGTGTTATGGCTCAGCGAAATGTAAAAAAATCAGTTAAACTTGATAGAATAATCTTTCTATCATTGCCTAAAGAATTTTTATATTCAATTGTATGTAACATATAAGGCATATTATTAAAGAATGATTTAATAAGATCATAAGTTTTTAGGGGCAACTCTTCTAGAAACTGCATTATTTCATCATTACTCATTTCTTTAAAATCATGCATCTCATCTTTTATAAAGATCTTATCTAGACATGCCAGAATCATATGTTCTATCATATCATTATCTATTTTTTTCAAAAATTCTTTGTCATCATACAATCTAGCACTAGGATATTTTAAAGATATAGAAATTTCATCATTTATTTTAATATTATTATTAATTTTTTCCGGGAAAATAACTTCTAATTTATCTAGATCAACTGCAAAATTATATATCTTTTCATCTTCACCATCAACGTAAGATACGTTTGTAATGTTACTGACAGAAAAGCTTCTAATCTTAATGAAAAGATATTCTAAATCAAATATAGTCATGTCATTAACATCTATATTTGGTGTCACTATACAATTATTAACTACTTGTTTTAAAGCAGAAAATACATCTAATTCATCATTTGATTCTTTAGCCATAAGAAGAATCTTTTCTTCTTTAACTAAAAGAGGTCTAACTCTTACTTTCTTTTTTGTTGATGGTATAGTCACATCAGTTGTAGGGTGTGTAATTTTAGGTAACATTATATTTCTCCACTTATATTATAATTTATCTAGAACCAAATTTCTTTCTTAAGTCTGCATCAGTATAGTTTGGTGTTTTAACACCATCACTGCCCCAATAATCCGGATCATCAGCTCTTGAATATTGACCAGAAAGCCAGAACTCCATTTCCCAGAATGACATCTTTATAATAAGAGATTCTGGTTCACCATCTTTATGAAAAGATGGTACACCTGAACCGGCATAGTTTACACTGCATGATTCCATCACTGCAGGCTTGAATCTATACAAGAATTGTGGGTGTGAAAATTCGATATTAAAAATTGCTGGAAATGTAAAAAACATACCATCAAATAATATTCCCGGTGCCATCCAATTATTAATATCTGCTACCATGTTTTTTATACCAAAAGATTCTCTTAAATTCTTTGGTGATATTTTCCATGTCATTTCATGCTTTTTATATGTAGGTCCTTTTAATAAAAGAACTTGAAACTGATTCATTGTTAAACCAGTTGCAGCCGATAAACCCGCAGACATTTGTCCACCAACGTCTAGACCTGTTAATTCTTTTAGAGCTCCAGCTGCAGCACCACCTGCAGCACCTAAAGCCCCAGCTATAATATTTCCAGCAATATTTCCACCGCCGGCTGTAGCATCATAACCACTAGTATCTCTTCCAGTGATTGCATTCCATGCTCCAGACATATTAGCAATTGCTGCTCCAGCCTGTTGAAGTTCTGTTGGTGTATACTGCACAAACTGTGTATCATTTAATTGTTGTGGCAATGGTAATATAATTTGAGCAATAGAATTGCCCTTTGCTATTTGCATAGCATTTAATCTAGCATATTTTTGAACGCCAATACAAATATAAAACTTAGGATTATCAGATATGAACTGATACTTCTGTATGGAAGCAGATTCTGTGGCATTTTTTGCTATGATTTCTTGCGGAGTTTGACCCTGCTTGCCTCTAACGACTTGTCCAGCTAAAGTAGTAACTGTTTTTTCATTTGAATTAGACTGATTAGTCTGTAAATTCGATGCCATCTTTTTTCCTATAAATATTTTTATGTTACATCAAGGCTACTTTAAACCAAAAAATCCTCAAAAATATAAAGGCGACCCGACTAATATTATTTATAGGTCAGGGTGGGAACTTAAATTCATGCTTTACGTAGATTCTCATCCTGAGATAATTGAATGGGGCAGCGAAGAAATAGCTATACCATACAAGTCACCCATAGATGGTAGGATACATAGGTATTTTCCAGATTTTTATATCAAGAAAAAATCTAAAGAAGGAAAATCAGAGACATTAATAGTGGAAATAAAACCACTTAAACAAACTATTGAACCAACAAAACAAGCAAAGAAGACAAAAAGATATATTAATGAAGTCATGACATGGGGAATAAATAGCTCTAAGTGGAAAGCTGCGCAGAATTACTGTTTAGAAAGAAGCTGGAAATTCTTAATACTAACAGAAAAAGAGTTGAATATAAAATACTAATGGCTTACATCTTTCAAAAATTAGCAAAAAAAGGAAATCAACTAGGATTGGTTTCTAACAAAGATATATTAGATGCAAGAGAGTGGTTCAGAGATGAAGCCGCTAATATTAAAACTGTGAATGCAACACAAATGATGAGAACAAATATATCTGGTTCTCCTAGTATAGGTAGTATGTATATGTTTTTCTATGATCCGAAACATAAACAAACACTACCATATTATGATAAATTTCCATTAGTATTTCCTATCAATTTTTATACTGATGGATTTCTAGGAATAAACTTACATTATATACCACCAGCTACAAGAGCTGTACTGATGGATCGTCTTTATAGTACCATAAATAATGATGATATTGGCGAAAATACAAAAGTACAATTAAATTATGAGATGTTATCAGGAGCCAGTAGATTTAAGTCTTTCAAACCTTGTGTAAAAAAATACCTTTATAGTCATGTTGTGTCTGGTTTTAAATATGTTAGTCCTTTAGATTGGGATAAAGCGATTATGTTACCTACAGAAAGATTCGCAAAATCTACTAAAGAAAAAGCATGGTCAGATTCAATGAGTAAACTATAATGGCAGGTTTTAACATAGACGAATTTAATTCTAGAATATCTGATGCAGGTGGTTTAACTAGAAACAATAAGTTTAGACTTGTTGTAACACCACCAGCAATATTTTCTGCTATACCTATAGATAAAAGATCTGAGTCATTAAATACCATATTAAATGGTTCTAGATATCTAGAATACTTTTGTTATGCAACTAGTATACCTGGTGTTGCACTCAATACGCATGAAGTAAGAAGATATGGTTATGGTCCAATTGAAAAAAAACCTTATAACGTTGGATTTAGAGATATAACGTTAAGTTTATATTTTGATAATCAAAGAAGAAATTATGATTTCTTACAATTATGGGTATCAACAATATTTAATCATGACCCAAGATCTGGCATAGATAACATTTTTATTGTCGATTATAAAGAAAATTATGCATCAACAATAGAATTATATGTATATGATGATTCGGGTGTGCTAATAGCAAAGTATGTTATGACAGAAGCATATCCAATAAACATTGGAGATATGCCATTAAACTGGGCAGATACAAATAACATATTAAAGATTCCAGTAACTTTTACATTTTATAATTTCTATAATGAGTTTCAGTGGAATCCGGATGGCCTTTATGATGCTTTAACTGGAGTTACAAGAACAGCTCCAAAAATAAATCAAATAGATGGGAATAACAATATAGATGGTAGTGCTGACTCTGTTAATAGAGGTAATATGCCACAAGTTAATCCTATGAATGATGTTACAGGGTTTTAATAGATGGAAAATTTCTTTAACAAATTTCCAAATACAGTTTATAATGATAAAACTTGTGTAGATATATCAAGAAGAGTGACTCTTGGTCAGAATGAGACCAGAAAAACAAATTTGTTTTATACGTATGATATACAAAACGATCTAAGAGCTGATCAAGTAGCCGAATATTATTACAATGATCCAACTTATGACTGGTTAATATTATTACAGAACGGTATTATTGATCCATATTATGGATGGTATCTTTCTGATGATGATTTTAACACTCTTTTAAGTGAAAAATATGGTAGTCTTGAAACTTCTATCAAAAAAATTAAACACTATCAACTAAATTGGTTAGATGGTGAAGACGAAATATCTGTTTCTTTTTATGAAAATAATTTACCATATGAACACAGAAAATATTTTATGCCTGATTATGGTTCTGGCACATCTATTATATCTTATTCTAAGAGAAAAGAAGATTGGATTATTAATACCAATAAGATAGTAAAATTAAATATTAGTACGTATACTAATGGAAATACTTTTATTGTTGGTGAACTTGTAGACATAAAAAGTAACCTTAATTATCAAAGCGCAAATGGGACGGGTGAAATTGTTTATTCAAATAGCACAGTAGTTTTTATAAAAAATGTAGATGGTTATACTACAAATAATTATTATGTTGTTGGTGAATCTTCAAATACTTCTGCACAATTTACACATGCTAATACTGTAATAGAAAATATATCAAATTCAGAATTAATATTCTGGACTCCAATTACATGTTATGAATATGAAAGACAAAAAAATGAAAAGAATAAGTCTATAAGATTGATTGATTCTAGCTATTCATTACAAATAGCAGAAGAGTTAAGATTAAAGTTATTGGATTGATATATGGTTGCTTCATTACCAACACCAGGCGAAGCTAGAATAAGAAGCGTATCTTTAAATGGCTTAGATCTAAGCCCATATGTGTATGAGTTGTCTATAAGTGAAAGTATATTTAAACCATTTAGATCAGCAGAACTTATAATTATAGACAATAATAATATAGCTAAACAACTTAAATTAAAAGGAAATGAAGATATAAGAATAGCCTTTGATGCTGGATCAGGAAAAGTGTACGAAGCTAAAATGAAAGTTGTATCTCCAGAAGGAGCTAACTATTCTCAGAACATGAGATTTCAAGGATTTAAATTAAATGCTGTAAGCGAAAGCTTTTTTAGAAACAAAACTAGTACAGTACAAAAATCATTTAAAAATATAACTGGCACCGATGCTATTAAAAAAATTCATGAAGAATATAAACTTGGTGGATCTCTTAATGCTACGGCAAGTAAAGGATTTATTGGTGAGAATGAACCATATATCGTATCAAATTTAAATCCGTTTGATGCTATACAAGGTATTAGAACTAGAATTAACTCTGAAAAATACAAGACAGGTGCTTATGCATACTTCGAAGATGCTGATGGAAACTTTACATTAAAACCATTAGAAGAATTATTTGATACATTACAAGCACAGGCCCGCTTAACACATAAACCAACTATGGGTGAAAATTTTAAAGATATGTATGCACAAGGATACAATATTATTGGATTTCAAGAAGGCGCTTCGTTTAATTCTGGAACAAGATTTGATATCACTGATGTTTTAAATGCAAGAAAATCTGCAAAAGTTAGTACGTTTGATACTGTTCAAGCAAAATATCAAGAAGGTAAAGTAAAAGATCCGCAAGAAGCTAAGAAAGCTGGTTACTATAATGTTAATGATAACTATGGTACACAAGATCCAAGATCAACTACATTAATACCGCATGATAAAAGATTAGAAAAAAATAACGTACAAGCTGAAAAAAGTGCGGACGAACAGAGATTTATACAAGAAGTAAAAAACGGACCGGCTGCTACTATACAAGTTATGTTGGATTCCGGTATTAATTGCACAGTAGGAAAAGGTGTCAATGCTAAACTTGCAGAACCAATTGGTGATATGTCAACGATGAGTTCTGGCAATCCTTTGGGTGGTGATATGTTAGTTGTTAATTTAAAACATATTATTAAAATGACCGGTGATAAACCGAGAGCAACTACAACTATGGAACTCGCCAAGGGCGGCATGAATAAAGGAACTACATAATGAATTTTTTCTGGGCAGAAATTGTTGATGTTGAAAAAGATGATGAAAAATCTGGTAGAGCAAAGATTAGAATTTTTGAAGATCAAACAAGACTTAAAGATGATGAATTAAGATATGCTAGACCTGTTTTTCCTGTTACTTCTACTTCTGTAAAGGGTGCTGGATCAACACCGGGTTATCAAAAAGGTAGTAGAGTACTCGGATTCTTTCTAGATAATGATAATCAAATACCTTATATACTTGGTACTATACCTAGCGCTGGTAAACCAGGAAGTCTAAGTCAAGAAGGCAGAGATATACCTCTTGGTATTTCTAAAGACCCTGGCAAATTTAATATTAAAACTGAAGATATAAGATATGTTACATCCGGAAATTTAGATGATAGAAAACTTGATAATAAAAGTATAATACAATATGCAAAAGTAGAAGCAAATGGCCCATCAAAATTTGCTGATGTAAAAACTATAGCAACACAAGTTCCTTTTGGTAAAAATGCTACTGATGTAATTAAAAAAGTTGATCCTAAAAATAGTGCCGGTGTTTTAGGTCCAAGCGTTTTAAGCATGTTAAAAGCATTTCAAAGTTCTCCTGCAGCAAAATTAATTACAATGCTTGTTGCTTCTAATTTTTCTGCAGTATCTAGTCAAATAAAATCAAATAATACACAAAGTACAAATGATAATCTTATTAATCAATTAATGGCTTTATTAGATTTAATTAATAATGTCTTAATAGTAATAGGAAAAGTAACACCACAAGATGCTCCAACATTTAGAAAAAATGTAAGCAATATAAAAGAAGCTACTGATGGTTTATCAACTTCATTATTCTATCAAGATCAATGTAATATTATAGTTAAATTAGGAAACACTCTTTATGATACTCCTAATGATAAGTTATTAGAATTAATTGCAATTATAATTACTGAATGTCAAAGATTAAAAAATACAGTTAATCAAGAAATTGAAAGATTAAAGAGATAAAATATGGCTATAAAAAGAGATGAAGAGAGAGTACCTAATACTACATTTAATGCGCAGTACTCAAAAGTTAGAATAGAAGAAACACCTGGAGGTCATAAAGTAACGTACGATGATACTCCAGGTTCCAGAAGATATAGATTAGAACATCCATCTGGCACTTATACAGAAATTTCTGAAGATGGTAAAGTTGTACAAGTTAACGTAGCTAATAGGCATGTTTATGATAAAGGTGGTTTAACTCTTTCTATTCAAGAAAACGGTGATATAAAAATAGGCGGAAGCGCAAGGCTTTCTATTGGAGACGGTGCTCATATAGAAATAGGTGGAGATGCTGCCATAGCTGTAGGTGGAGATGCTATTATACATTCACACGGCAATTTAAAAATGGGAGCAGCAGATGTCTATATTGGATCTAGAGGAAACATGGATTTAAATTGTTCAGGCAATTTTAATTTATTAGTTGGCGGCACTACAAATATAGCATCAGATGGTAATATGACACAATCTGCACCACGTATAGATCTTAATAAATAAGAGATAAACAATGCCCGCAGTAGCCAGAAAAGATAGTGAAGACACAGTAGCATCTCCTGATGGTTCAGGAATTTGCTGTTCAAGTGCATCTATACAGTCTACTGATATAGGCTCAAGCGATGTTTTTGTTAATGGCATAGGAGTTGTAAGAGAAGGAGATGCTATGATAACTCATGATTATCCAGGACCTTGTTGTAATCCACATGCTCCAGTTCTTTCATCTTTTTCATCTACTGTATTTGTTAATGGTAAAGGTTTGGGAAGAAAAGATGATGCGTATGGTGGTGATCATATAATATCATCTGGTTCAAGTAATGTATTCGCAGGATAACTAAATGGCACGTTCGGACAAATATACCAGTTTAACAAATAAACCAATATATTATAGTGATTTTACTACTAATCTGGATCTTAATATGAGCACTGGATTTCTAGCAAAAACAACAAATGAAAATTCTGTAAAGAATTCTATAAGAAACATAATCTTTACAAGAAACGGTGAAAGATTTTATCAACCCTCTATAGGTTCAAAAGTAAGTGCATTATTGTTTGAATTGATAGATGATCCGACATCTATTGCTCTTAAAAATACCATAGCAGAAGCCATAGAAAATAATGAACCCAGGGCAAATATACAAACTATAGATCTATATCCTGATCCGGATAGAAATGGTTATTATATTAAAATAGTTTTTAACATTATAAATATCCCTGAAGATATAGTTTTAAATTTTTTCTTAGATAGAGTAAGATAATGGCAAATAGTTCTATAAACCTAGTCGGTTTAGATTTTTCAGATATTAAACAAGACTTTAAAAATTACTTAAAGTCACAAGACCAATTCAAAGACTATGACTTTGATGGATCTAATATGTCTGTACTTATGGATCTTTTGGCATACAATACATATAAGAATGCATTCTATCTAAATATGGCCGTCTCTGAAGCTTTCTTAGATTCATCACAGATGGAAGCTTCTGTATTATCACATGCTAAAGAACTCAATTATATTCCAAGATCTGCGCGTTCTTCGAGAGCAAAGATTGTAGTAAATTTTCAAGCTTCTGGAGACAATCAACCGTATACGGTTGAAAAGGGTACATCATTTACTTCAATCATAAAGAATGAGTCTTTTATTTTTACTATACCAGAAGCACTAAGTGTATCTTCTACAAACACTACGTTTAGTTTTGAAACATATGTGTATGAGGGTGTTTATTTAAAAGACTCCTATATTGTTGATACATCAATAGATACTCAAAGATTTATATTAACAAATAAAAATGTTGATACTGATAGTTTAGTTGTTACAGTATATGAAGATGGTTCAGATATTGGTGAAAATTACACCATGTCTTCAACATTATTAGATTTAAATTCAACAAGTAAAGTTTATTTTCTACAGGCTAGTGATCTAGGAAATTATGAAATCATTTTTGGTGATGATATAATTGGCAAGAAGCCTAAGAATGGTGCTAGAGTTGTATTAGACTATAGAATATCTAATGGATCTAGAGCAGATGGTTCAAAAGAATTTTCTATAAATTTTGACCCAACAAACGGTGAATTATTAGAAACTCCAGAAATAGAAGTAGTTGAAAATTCTATTGGTGGATTTGAAAGAGAATCTCTTGACTCTATTAAGTATTATGCACCAAGACATTTTCAAGTACAAGAAAGAGCTATAACAACTTCCGATTATGAAATCATTTTAAAAACTAAGTTTCCGGAAATTAATACATTATCTGTATATGGCGGAGAAGAAGTAGATCCTCCTAGATATGGTAAAGTGTTTATAGCTATTGATGTTTCTAATGTTGATGGCATTCCTGAAAATAGAAGAAATGAATATTATTCTTTTATAAAAGCAAGATCACCTCTTTCTATCGATCCAGTTATAGTTGAACCTATATTCACGTATCTATCAATAGATTCTAAAGTAAGATATAATATAAACATTTCCAAATCAACACCAGATAGATTAAAAACATTAGTTACACAAGCTATACTAAATTATAATCAATTATACTTAGATGATTTTAATGCTACTCTTAGAAATAGTAAGTTAAATTTTGCTATAGATTCTTCAGATTCAAGCATAGTAAGTAATATTACTGATGTATTAATCTATAAGAAAATAATCCCATCTTTAGAAACAGCACAAAATATCGATATATCATTTAACGTAGCTTTAACAGATGATTTACCTCTTCTATCTGACAGTCATCCATCTACAGATAGACATACTGTGTCAAGTAGTTTATTTAAATATAATGGCATAGATGTCAGTATTGAAGATGATGGACAAGGAAGCTTAAGAATAGTACAACCAATAGGTGACATACATAAAAAAATTAGAGATGTTGGTACCGTTGATTATGCAACCGGTCTTATAAAATTAATTAATTTTTCTGTTGATAGCTATCAAGGAAATGAAATCAAAATATATGCAAGACCAAAAGATAGCGATATTACTGTAGCAAAAAATACGATATTAACTATCGAACCAACTGAAGTAAAAGTAAAAGTTGAAGCGGTTAGAGTTTAATGGAAGTAATAGAAAAGAAGATTTCCAACTTAATTGAAAATCAATTTCCTTCTTTTTATAAAGAGCAAGGACCAATCTTCATTGAGTTTGTTAGACAGTATTATAAGTGGTTAGAGACAGAGAATGCGTTAAAACATTCAAGAAATTTCTTTGACTATAAAGATATCGATGATACTACTGATGAATTTCTTGTTTACTTTAAAGAAAAATATTTAAAAAATATCCAGTTCGAAACTACTACAAATACTAGACAACTACTTAAACATACACTAGATCTTTATAGATCAAAAGGTACTGAAAGATCTATAGATCTTTTATTCAAACTGGTATTTGGTGTTCCGGCTCATGTCTATTATCCAGGAGACGATGTATTTACTCTGTCTTCTGGTAAATGGAAGAAACAAAAATACTTAGAAGTAAATTTAAATAATATTAATACAGTTTTTTCTGGAGAAACTATAATAGGTTTAACATCTTCTGCTACAGCATATGTTGATGCTGTAGTTAGAAAGAAAGTAAAAGGAAGACTTATAGATGTATTATACATCTCTTCTTTAAATGGTAATTTTGTAACCGGTGAATATATTAATGTTGTTAATGACGGTGTTCTAGATGGAGATAGAAAAACGTTTATAACAGGTTCATTAAACTCAGTAATAGTATCTGATATAGGTGTTGGTTCAGATTATGCGGTAGGTGATATTGTAGATTTAAATTCTGTCTATGGTATAAATGCAAAAGCAAGAGTTGTATCTATTAATTCTGCAGTAGGAACTGTAGAATTTGAATTAATTAATGGTGGTTATGCTTATACAGATAATGCTAGTATTTTAATATCTGAAAAAGTCGTAACATTATCAAATGTAGTTGTTTCTAATTCTCAAGTTAATAACTATTTTGAGATACTTAATAATGTTTATCAACCACTAGCAAATATAAACTTCTTAAATGCTAATGGTTATTTTACTTCTAATGATTATATCTACACATATCATTCGAATGGTTCTGTAAAAGGTGTTGGTAAAGTAATATCTACTTCTACAAACACCGATACAAACGGTCAAATTTATATAATCAAATATTCTGGTAACCTTCAAGCCAATGATTTTTATACTACCGGTAACACAATTGGCGCCAATCAATCTGTAGTAAATGGTTATGTTGATAAAACTGTGTCTGCTAACGTTATTGGTGTTTCATCGAACGTAACTCTATACATTGCAAATACAAATAAATCATTCGTTAAAGATCAAATTGTATATCAAGTAAATGATAGTAACACAGTTACAGCGAATGGTACAATTTTAAAATATACTCAAACACTTGGTTCTAATGGTATCTTAGAAGTAGCAAATACGTTCGGTGTATTTAGATCTTCGCGTGCAATTTATAGTTCTAATAATTTAATTTCTAATCTAAGTTCTGTTGAACTTAGAGTTGGTTTGCATAGTGTTAATGGTACTTATACAACGTTTAATAATAATTATTTTTATGCAAATGCTGAAAAGTATGACACTACAGCTGCAGTAAAAACGGTAGGTCTAGGAACTGGAGCTTCATTTACTATATCAAATGATATGATCTATGAAGAATATATTGATTTAAATACTGATTATCTTTCAGAATTTGCTAATACAGAATTAGATGTTGTTTATGGATTTGATGCCATGCCAACAGCAAATCTAACAACATTATTAGATGATGCTCTTTCTTTTGCTAATACACAAATAGGAAAAATTGCAGCAATTACTGGAATAAATCCTGGTTCCGGTTATAGCTATCCACCATTTGTTTTAATATATGAACCTAAAACTTATCGCTATCAAAAGCAAGATAAAATATTAACTATTGCAAATAATACTGCTACATTTTTACCTGGTGAAATAGTCACACAAAATGTTGGTTCTAATGCTTTTGCTATTGTAAAGAGCTTTAGTAATAATGAACTAAGATTGGAAAAACTAGTTTGGAATGATATTTTTACTGTCACTACAAACTCTGCTACAAGAATATTTGGTGAAACAAGTGGAGCGTATGGTAATATAACAGCAATTAATATTGATTTTACTACAGAATATCTTGGATTTAATGCAGTAGTTGATGATAAAGTACAGACATCTAATGGAGCTATAACACAACTTCAAATATTAGACTCTGGTTATGGATTTATTAATTCAGAAACAGTATCTATAACTTCATCAAATAATGACTCTCTTGCTTCTGGTATAGCAGTCTTAAGTAGACAGGGAGAAGCTCAAGGATTTTATAGTCAAAAGGGTGGTTTCTTGAGTGATCAGAAAAAATTATTCGATGGTAACTATTATCAAGATTATTCATATGAAATAATATCATCTGTCGTTCTTAATAAATATGAAGAAATGCTTAAACAGGTACTTCATTTATCTGGCACAAAATACTTCTCTAAGTATGAGTATGCTGAAGCGGCCAATTCAAGTGTTAATATTTTAGATGTAAACATTACGGTACAATAATGGCAAAAAAATTAACAACAGTACACAATAAACATCATGTTGCTACCCAGTTCTTGGAATCTGTTTCTGAGACTACAAATACTGCATATTATGTTTTTGTCGGTGATCAATATGATAGATCTTCTGTAAGAGAAATATCAGAATCAGATAGAGACATTATCATTGATACGTATCAAAATATGATAATGGGTAAAAGAGTTACGCCATCTGACATCAAATTAGGAATTAGAAATATTCCATATGTTTCTAATACAAAATATGATATGTATGATGATCAAGATCAATATCTATCAATAAAAAACTATTATGTTGTTGTTAATGCTTCATCATACTATCACGTTTATAAATGCTTAGATAATAATGGAAATACGTATTCTACCATTACACCAGATATATCTCATATATCTGGTGCTAATACAGAATTATATGAAACTTCAGATGGTTATAGATGGAAATATCTATTTTCTATAAGCTCTTCAGCAAAAAATAAATTTGCTACAGATGATTATTTTCCAATAGTTGCAAATACTTCAGTTACAAGCAGTGCAGTAGATGGTTCAATCAATCTAATTAAAGTTATAGATGGCGGAAAAAGATATGACAATTATTTAGAAGGAACATTTAGTACTTCACATATTAAAATAAATGGTAATTCAGTATTATATGAAATTTCAAATTCTAATATTAATACTACAAATACTTTTTATTCTAACTGTTTAATATATCTTAGCTCAGGTACAGGTATAGGACAATATAGAAAGATTGTTGACTACTTTACAAATTCTAATGGAAATTATATTGTAGTTAATAGTGAATTTACCACAGTACCTACCAATGGTACTGAATGGGAAATATATCCATATGTTAAAATAGTTGGTTCTGGGCAAACTATTAATGCTGTCGCCAGAGCAATTGTGAATTCTAGTTCTTCTAATAGTATTCATAAGATTGAAATCTTAGATCCTGGAAAAAATTATAATTATCATGATTCAACTATAGAAGTATCATCTGTTGTTTCTACATCAGAAAATTTTAGACAAGCAAATGTTAGATCAATATATTCACCGCCAGGTGGTCATGGTTCTAGCATTGAAAATGAATTATATTGTAAAAATATGATCATAAGTGTTGAATTTGCAAACAGTGAAAGCAATACTATTTTAACAACAAATAAATTTAATCAAGTAGGTTTACTAAAAGATCCTCTTTTTACTAATGTACAATTAAATTTGGATAATGTTGTTGGTACTTTTACTCCAGATGAAAAAATAGTTAAGATAAATCCAATAAGAATTAATACTAATGCAATTAGCAATTCTACTTCTAATATAACATGCAATTCTGCTGCTTTTAATACGCAGTTACAAGCAGGTGATACAATCTATCTTAGAACTAGTGATAGTACTGAACACTTTATTCATACTGTTAATAGTATTGTTAATTCTACAGTTATAACATTGACTACAAATACTTCAATTACATCAAATAATGTATGGATATATTTGGCAAACGTTTCATCTAATGGTTATCTTAGCGATATAAAAACCGCTAATTCTATTTTATTATCAAATGTACAAGGAATATTCCAGACAGATGATACTGTTGTTGGTTTGCAGTCTGGTACAGTTGGTACTGTAACTACAATTTATAGAAATGACGTAGCAAAAGGATTTAATACCTTTATACAACTTGGCAAATTTGTTGGTAACTTAGTTTCTGGAACTTTTACTGAAAATGAAATAATATATCAAGGCAACTTAACTGCCGCAAACGCTACTCTTCACTCTGTAATAAATACATCTAGTAACGGTATTCTTCTTTATGTAAGTAACACTGTTGGATCATTTTCATTTGGTAATGTCGGAAATGTATCTTTCACTGTTACAGGAAATGATAGTTTAGCTGTAGCGCATGTGTCTAATTCATATCCTGGAGAATTGGTATATGGCTCTGGCGAAGTATTATATCTTAATAATATTGAAGCCGTTGAAAGAGAAGAAACACAAAAAGAAGTATTTAAAATAATTTTTGAATTTTAAGGGGTTTAGATGGCTATCGAGAAAGATCTTAACGTATCTCCATATTTTGATGACTACGATGAGGCAAAGAATTTTCACAGAGTTCTTTTCAAGCCGGGCGTCTCTGTACAAGTTAGAGAACTAAACCAACTTCAAGCTATTCTTCAAAATCAAGTTGAAAGATTTGGTAACAATATCTATAAAAGAGGAACAATCATCGATGGTTGTTCATTCTCTTTTGATGATACAATTAGATATGTCAAGCTTTTAGATAACGATTTTTTTGGTGTTCCAGTCAATATAAGTGTTTTAAACAATCCAAGTTTTAGAGTTAAGAACTCTAACAATGTACTATCTACTATAGTAAATGTTTCTGATGGTTATGAGTCTACAGATCCTGATTTAAAAACTTTATATATTCGTTATAGAAATGCTGGAGATAGCGGTTCAGAATATTCATATGACCCAAATCAGATTTTAACTGTTTATCATAAAAATAAAAGACTTGGTGATATTACAGTCAATAATGGTGGTCTTAATTTTTCTAATTCAGATACATTAGTAATCACACCACAGATAGCAGTAAATGTTACATCCGGATCATTTACAAACGGTCAGTATATAACTGATACAACAAATGGTGCCAATCTACAAATTATTGGTGTCGATACAACAACATATTCTTCCAATAATTGGGTACTTTTAAAACTAAAACCATTAGATTCGGTTTTAGCCAATGCAGATGCTACTGCCAATCTTTGGACAGTAGGTGTTGGTAATGAAGTAACAACTAATACAACTGTAGCTACAGTCATAAGCAAATTTGGTGATTCTGCTGTAGGTTATGTAAGAACTACAGCAGCAGGAAAAGTTACTAGTGCAATTCTAACTGCTAGAGGAAGTGGTTATGAACATGTTCCAACAGTTAGATTAAGATCTATAGGCAATCCTTCTGGCCTTACAACATTAGATCTTGAAGCTAGAAATTATTATACTAAACTTGTTGTTGCTGATGGTGCTACAGCTGTTGGCAACAGTTATCAATTTGGTGTTAGTGAAGGAATTATATATCAAAAAGGTCATTTCATAAGAGTTGAACCTCAGAGCATTATTGTTTCTAAATATAATAATGTTCCAAACAATGTTTCTGTTGTATTTGAAACTACAGAAGATATTATTAACTCTAACATTGATACTTCTCTATTAGATAATGCTCTTGGTACTGAAAACGAAACTGCTCCTGGCGCAGATAGATTAAAACTTACAGCAAACCTTGTTGTACAGGCTACATCAAACGCTGAAGCTAATGCAGAGACTTATATATTAACAAGTTTCTCTGAAGGTTATCCATTCAGACAAAATCAATTTACTGCTTTCAATTCTATAAATGATGAAATGGCAGAAAGAACAAATGATCAATCAGGCAACTTTGTTCTAGATCCATTTGCCATGACAACGCGTTCACCAGCAAATACTGCATACGAAGGAAATACTTTTTCTATTGTTGTTGATCCGGGAAGAGCTTATATTAGTGGTTATAGAGTAGCTACAAAATCAAACTTTGTATTGGATGTCCCTAAGTCATTAGATACAATGACTGCTAATGTTAATATAAGCTTGAATTATGGAAACTATATTAGAGTTTCTGATGTAGCTGGTTTATTTCAGTTTAATACCGGTTCTATAGTTAAACTATATAATGCTGCTAAAGATTATATTGCAAACTCTGATTTAGCAACAGGTGAATCAATAACACCTGCAGGAACTAATATTGGTCAGGCAAGAGTTAGATCTCTAGTATTAGAAAATGGAGTAGCTGGTACATCTTCAGCTATATATAGATTATATCTTTTCCAAGTTGATATCTATCCCGGTTATAATTTTAAAGACGCAAGAAGCGTTTATTATGATGGTTCAATTAAGGGTATTGCTGATATCATACTTGAATATGATCCTACATCAAATAGTAATATTGCTGTAGCAAAAGACAGTAAGAACGGCAAATTAGTATTTAATACAAATAGAACAATTAAAAATGCTAATAATGTAAGATACACATATAGAACAGTATCATCTAATACTGCTATGAGTGGTAATGGTACTGCAACGATCTCATATACTAGTATTGCTGATGAGTTCTTTCCATATTCATCACCACTAAGTGTTTCTGATTTACAATCACTATACGTTGCTCCAGCAGGTCAAGGTTTCAAGAGCAATGTTGCTATTACAGGCACTGTGACTGCAACCACTACTTCACCGAACTTAGTTGGTTCTTCAACTACATTTATAACAGATTTAAGAATTGGCGATTATATCTACGTATATTCTAATACAACTAGTTATGATATTAAGTTAGTAACAAATATAGTTAATAATACTCTTATTATTGTAGATTCAAATGTATCATTTGCAAACACTACTAGTTATATTAAGAGATACTACCCACAATATATTCCAATACCATTTGGCACAAGAGATGGTCTAACAGCAAACGTAGATGCTAATAGCAATATCTTGACTATTAGTTTAGGCAGTGCTATAGAAACACCTTCAAATAATCATACAATTGTAGCTTATAACGTAGAAAGAATTGGTGCAGCAGCTGGAACTAAGACAGCAAGTAGAAATAATCTTGTAAAGATTAGTACAGCAAATAATACTGCGAATACAATTGGACCTTGGTATCTTGGTGTAAAAGATATAATTAGACTTAGAAAAGTTTATAAGTCTAATAGTAGTACAGTTAATACTAATAGCACAGATGTTACTGACTATTTCTATATCGATCATAATCATAATGAAGATTATATTGATAATGGTTGGTTATATCTAAATCCTAAAGTAAACTTTTCTCTAGCAAATACTGATTGGTTACTTGTTGAATTTGATAGAGCTAATACTTCAGTAAGTGGTTATTATACTTCTGTATCTTATTTAACTGCAAATGCTGAACAGATTGCAGTTAATGATTCTAAAGCTTTAGCTAACTTGAATACAAGTATGCATACTATGGAAGTTCCTGAATTTTTCACAAATGAAAATAAGTATTATGATATGTTAAAGTGTTTTGATTTTAGACCACACTCTAATAATAATGCAAACTTAACATCTAATGCTTCATTGGCTACAATTAATCCGGAAGAATTAAATGCAAATAATCTATTTGCAAATACAGAATATCGTTTTCCGTTGCCAGATAGTAGATTAACTGCTCAAGTAGAATACTACACTGGAAGAACTGATACAGTTAGAGTTAATAAAAATAATACTATAACTGTAACTGAAGGTATAAGCAATGGTGGTCTAACAACAACTGGAAGAACTAGAGATAGTATAAAGATTGGAAATGTAAGAGTACCACCATATCCTTCTATTCCAGAAAATCCTTCTACTCAATTGCAAGAAATTTTAGATAAGCAAATTGCTAGTGAAAATTTTGTCTTTAATAGAATAGTAGATAGAACTATCTCTAGACAAATGGATATTACTTCTCAAGCAAAAGCTTATAATATGAAAGATATTGGTAGATTGGATCGTCGTATTCAAAATCTAGAATATACAGTAAGTCTTTCATTAGCAGAAAGTAATCTTAAAAATAAAGTAATTCCAAGTTCTATTGCTCCTGAAATTAATAGATTTAAATTTGGTTTCTTTATTGATGACTTCTCCAATAAAAACTTTACTGAAGAGAAAGATCCAGAATATTCTGCAACGTTGGATATAAGAAAGTAAATAGGAATAATCAATGAATATTTTTAAGGTAAGAAACTATGTTATATCCGCTTAGAGAGAATTTTTATATAACTGTTGATGGCGATACAGAGCCAGCATATCAAGAGTTTCAAATAGTTTCTCAGCCTATAGCTACTTACATTTATGTACCACCTACAACTGGAACTGGTGTAGGTGGTACTGGTGTAGGTGGTACTGGTGTTATAACAACAGGTACTGGTGGTACAGATTGGACTGGAACTGGTGTAGGTGGTACTGGTGTTGGAACTGGCGTAGGTGGAACCGGTGTTGGAACCGGTGTTGGAACTGGTGTGGGTGTAGATTATCCAGAATTTGGCGATGGATATGACGATGACGATGATGATGACGATGATGATGCACCATGCACAGGAGATACTGATACAACTGGTGATACATGTACTTGCGCTGATGCCGAAGATGATGACGATGACGATGATGATGACGGTGACGATGATGATGGCGATGATGATGGCGAGTGATTTGAAGCTAAATAAGATAAAGTACATTTCGGAGAAATTAAAACAATGGTAGCATTTAATAAACTTAAAAGAGCAAGCAGATTCAAACTCAATAAAGCTTCTCTAGAGTTTAGAAGTTATGGTTTAAAGCCAAATACTGTCTATAACTTTGTAGACGAGTATGGCAATGATCTGACGTCACATACACAACAAGTGAAAAAAGGTGAAAACTATAACGCAGTTTTTAGTTACTACCAAGCAAATGAAAGATCACCAAACTTAGATTCTGATGGATACAATATTCCATATTCACATAGTGAGATTCACTATGAAATACTTTTTAATGATTACAATTACTCTGCTCTCAATACAAAAATAGATAATGTCATAGATATTGGAGAGCTTGGTGATCCATTAAAAACAGATGAAAATGGCATGCTAGCATTCTATTATTATCATCCAGATAATAATAATCTAAGTGATGATCTTATTAAGAATACATCTTTAAAAGTTAATAGATATAAAGATTTCTTATTCAAGACTTATAAGTTGACACTTCCAGATGGAACACATACTGTTAATATTAACCCTGGTAAGAAACTTGTAAAAAGTAAAAATATCGATAACACTGATAATTCTACATTTACGGAAAAGATTTCTGCGGCAGAAAAAGCATCATTTAGTTTAGCACAAACGTTTTATATAGATGCAGATGCTGTCAATAATGCTACAGAAGTTTTTATTAGCAGTATTGATTTATTCTTTAAATCAAAATCAAGCGCAGATGCAACTACAACAGTTAGTGGTCTAGAAAAACCAGGATGTAGCATTACTATAGTACCAACAAAAGACAGAATACCTATTATAGATGAAGCAGCATACATGCCATTTTCTAGACTTGAATATGGTTATATCGGTGTTGATCCTGATAATGCCACAGTTAAAACTAAATTTAGCTTTACAAATCTAGTCAATGTAAAAACAAATACAGAATACGCAGTTTTAATAAAGTTTGATGGCAATTCTAACTTTAAACTTTGGACTAGTACAGAAGGTCAATATATACTAGGTACTACAAATAAGACAGCAGGACCTGCGGGCAAGTACATAGGAAACTATTATAGTTATTCTAGCTCTGGTAATAGTTGGATACCAAATAGTACAACTGATTTAAAATTTAATGTTAATATTGCTAGATTTGCTACAAATGGAACACCAATCAATGCAAATCTTTCTACGATTACAGTTAGAAATAATAGCAGAGAGTTCATTCACTTTAATGAATTAAGTTCTTCTGCAAAAGATTTTAAACATAATGAAAAAGTTTATCAAGTACAAGCAAATGCCACTGGTAATATTTCTGTAAGTAATACTTCTACAACTATTACTGGTAACGGAACTCTATTTGATAGCTATTTTGATCAAGGATCTGACTATGAATGGATTGTTATTCAGAACTCTAGTGGTCAGAATGAACTTAGAGAAGTTATTTCAGTAACTTCTAATACAGTATTAACCATCGACAGACCAACTAGCTTTACTAATACAGCTTGTAATTTTTATAAAGCTCCAGTAGCATGGGTAGAAGCAGTTAAGTCTTCACACTTAGATGGTGGAAAATCAAATATGCTCGTATTAGCATATTCACAAGCAAACAGTTCTCTCAAATTTTCTAACAATGGAACAATTTTTGGTTCAGTAAGTAATGCCTATGTAACCAATACACAATTGGTTGATATAAAAGTTAATGAAGCTTCTGCTGCATTGAATTTAATTAATCCTGCACAGGCTGAGTACAGCACTTATATTACATTCAATTACACATTAGATGCCGGTGGAAACACTGTATTAGATGCTACACCATTTAGTAAGAATGTAAGTAATTTTGTAAGCTACACTTTTACACCAGAAGATGCAGTAGTATTTCCTTCTAGATCAAATGAAATAGCTGCCATAGTTGCTAGTGGTAATTCTACAGTTTATGCAAACGATTATGGTAATTCAATTATACTTGAAATAACACCTACTATAGTAAATGATTTTGTTACTCCGAAAATAGGTTCTTTAAAAGATGTAGTGTTATCTAGATATGTCATTAATAATGATTATACAAATGAAAATACAAAGTATGGAAATGCATACAGCAAACATATCACTACTAAAGTTAATTTAGAAGCAAATGTAGCAGCTGAAGATATTCTTGTATATCTGAATGCTTATAGACCAATCGGAACTGACATAAAAGTATTCGCAAAAATCTATAATAATCTAGATATTGAAGCTTTTGATGATAAAGATTGGACTCTATTGGAACAAAAGAGTAGCGCAAAAGATGCGTATTCAAAAAATATGAATGATATTATTGAATACACTTATGGGTTTACTCAGTATCCAAATACAGACTTTACATCTGCTGGATATGTTTCAACAACAATAGATCAATCAAATGTGACTGGTACAGGAACAACATTTACTACTGATTTTGCAGCTAATGATTTAGTTAAAATTTATCCAGCTTTATTCCCAAATACTTACATAGTTGGTGTTGTTAACAGCGTCTCAAATAGTACACTATTAACATTAAAAACACCAATAACTAATACCAGTATTACCGGTTCTGGATTAAAAATTGATAAGCTTGAATTTAAATATCAAGCATTCAATAATATTACTACAGATAATGTAGTAAGATACTATAGTTCTAGTATGACAGAATTTGATAAGTTTAATAGTTTTAAACTTAAGATAGTATTCTTGTCAAGTAATAATTATAGTATTCCAATGGTACAAAGCATGAGAGCGGTAGCGGTTTCAACATGATACCAAAAAAAGGTAAAAAAAAGAAAAAGAATAATTTAATAGCAACAAACATGCCGGGTTTTTATAAAAATAAGAATACCGGAATCATTATAAATAAAAATAAAAACGAATTAGCATTAGTAAAGAATGCCGTTAATAATGCTAAACTCGCAAATGAAAGTAAAGAAAAAGTGGATAAGTTAGAAGATGAAGTTAAACAATTAAAAGAATTATTATTACAGGTCATAGAACGGAAATAATTTATGTCTAAAACGTTATCTTCTATCAACACGGCTGCTGATACTTTTCAAAACTGGATTGATAGAACCAATAGCATTATTAGTTTAATCGATACAGAAGTTGTAACTGCAAATTCTACAGGAGCTCTTACTTCTGGCAATGGATTTGTTAATGGTTACTTCGGTGCCAATACTATTGTTGCAACTTATATTAAAGGTGGTAATGTTACAACAAATAGTGTTATAACATTTCAAACTAATACTACATTTAGTGCAAACGTTTTAATAAGTGAAAATCTTGTTGTAACTAATACTGTCAATTTTGCTAATAGTTTATTGGTATCTGGTAACGTTACTCTATCAAACAGTATCAGTGTCACAGGTAATGCTACTTTATCTAATACTCTATTAGTTATTGGTTTAGCTAATGCTTCTGGTGGTTTAAACACTACAACTGCTAATGCTACATCATTAAATGTCGGCGCAAATATAAACATAACAACTTCAAATTTAAACATTGGTAATTCCAGTGTAAATGTATCATCAAATTCATCAATGATACAAATAGTTGGAAGTAATGTAGTTACTGTAAATTACTTAGCAAATCTTGCCACACAAAATACTGTAACTTTTACAGGTTTAACATCACAAATTCTAGATAGTATGGCTTTAGCAACAGTTAGATCTGCTGAATATATTATTTCAGCAAACAACAATACTGCTAATGCATATCAAATTTCTAAGATATTAGTTATACATGATGGTGCTACTGCTTATGTTACAGAATATGGCACAATATATACAAATACTGCAGTGGTAACAATTAGCGCAGGCGCAAACGCTACTCATATGTTTGTAAACTGTACACCAGCTTCAACTAATACTACTGTTAAGTTTACTAGACTTGCATTAGGTGTATAAAAATGGCAACAAAAGCAAACTTAGTAATAGATCAAGGAACAACATATACTACAGATCTAAATCTAACAGATGAAAACGGTGATCCTTTAGTTCTTTCTGGTTATACTGCAAATTCACAGATTAGAAAACACTATACTTCATCAAATTCTGTAGTCTTTTCTACTTCAATAAATGCAGTCGCTGGTATTATAACTCTATCATTAACTGCAAATCAAACCGCCAATATGGCCAGTGGTAGATATGTCTATGATGTAGAGCTTACCGATGCATCAAATAGTGTTTCTAGAATTGTAGAAGGCATAGTAACTGTAACACCACAGGTAACTAGATAATGGTTAATATAGTTGTTTCTTCTAAGAAAGCTATAAGAGTAACAGCCAATACGACTGGAGAAGTTATTCAGTCTTCTACTCCAGTCACTTTAAAAAATACAACAAAATTTTCTGCTGGTAGATTGGATCAGTTAGCAGATGTTTCTGAGCCAACAACACCAGAAGATGGTTCTACTTTAGTATATAATGCTAGTACAGACACATATGAAGTTAAAAAAGTTAATTTAGGTGAGGTTGAAGGTGATCTTAACGGTGGAACGTTCTAAAATATAAATAATTTAAAAAATAATAACAAAGGAACCACCAATGGCAAACCAAATTCAAATTAAAAGAAGTACTACTACAGCAACACCAGTATCACTTGCTAATGGTGAATTAGCTTGGACATCAAATGGTGATATCCTCTTTATTGGATCCAGCGGCGCCGTAGAACCTATTTCTGGTAAGAGATATCCTGGTATTCTAACTGCCAATCAAGCATTGGTTGCTAACGCTACTTCTGGTATCGATAAGATCATCGTAGCAAATCTTCAGCCAACATACATTTATGCTAATGGTGCTTCCGGAACTGCTGGTCAAATCCTCACTTCTAACTCTTCTGGTGGTGTTTACTGGACAGCTCCAGCACCAACTACAGCAGGCGCAAATACACAAGTTCAATTCAATGATGAAGGTGCACTTGCTGGCGACGCAGATTTTACTTTCAACAAAACAACAAATACACTCACTGTAACTAATATTGCCGGTAATGGTGCTTCTATTACTTCTGTAGATGCAACAAAAGTTGGTGGTAATACTGCTGGTGATCTTAATACATATGCAGATAATAAAGCTGCAAATGCTTATTCAAATGCAATGTCAGATACGTTATCACGTAGTGGCACATATACTGGAAATAATATTTTCCAAGGCACAAATACGGTATTTAGTTCAAACGTAACTATTTCTGGTACAATTAACAGAGCTCCGACAATCACTCTTGCTGGTGATCTTAGTGGTTCTGTAACTCTTACAGACCTTGCAAACGGTACACTTACAGCAACCATCGCAGCAGACTCAGTTGCTCTTGGTACAGATACGACCGGCAACTACGTTGCTACTATTACAGCTGGAGCTGGTATTTCTGGTTCATCTTCTGCAGAAGGTGGTACACCAACTATCGCTGTTGTTGCAAATAATGGTATAGTTGCAAATTCATCTGGAGTATTTGTCAATGGTCAAGATGGTCTTACAACAAATGCTTCTGGAGTGTTCGTCAAGAGTGGTACAGGTGTTACAGTAAATGCTACCGGTGTTCATATTGGTCAGGCAGTTGGTACATCTGATAACGTAACTTTTAATGATATTACTATCAATGGAAATACTATTATTGGTAGCAATAGCAGTGATGTTGTTTCTGTTAATGGTTTAATCAATACAGCGCTAGTACCAGCTGCTAACGTAACATATGATCTTGGCACATCAACAATGAGATGGAAAGATCTTTATCTTTCTGGCTCAACTCTTGTTCTTGGTAACGTTACTCTTTCTGATGCAACTGGAACACTATCAACAAATAGTGCTGCTATTAGTGAAAATCTAACAGTATCTGGTAATGCAGTATTAGGTAGTAATTCATCAGATATCGTTTCTATTAATGGAGCAGTTAATACTGCTATTACGCCAAGTGCTAACGTAACATATGATCTTGGTACAAATACATCTCGTTGGAGAGAAATTCACGCTGCTAACGTTCACTCAGTAGATGGTTACTTTGATGGAAACCTTCAAGTTTCTGGTAACCTTGTAGTTCTCGGTGACGCATTAACAGTCAACGTTGCAACTCTTGCTGTTGAAGACTCGCTCATTCAACTTGCAACAAATAACACATCAACAGACCTTCTCGATATTGGTTTCTATGGAAACTATCAAGTAGGTGGTGGTGGTCATGAACATGCAGGTTTCTTCAGAGACGCTTCTGACGATGGTATCTTTAAGTTATTCTATGGTCTACAAGATGCTCCAACAACAACAGTAGATATTGCTGGCACTGGTTATACTAGAGGTACAATCGAAGCTTATCTAAAGTCAGGTGCATTAATATCAAACGCAACAAATGTTGCTATCACATCAAACTCTACAGTAAGTGTTGCTATTACTGCAAATACTTTAGCATTAACTACTGCACTCTCTGCAACTGATGGTGGTACAGGCTTTGATACATACACAAGCGGTGATTTATTAGTAGCAAATACTGGTAACGCGCTTTCTAAGTTGTCTCTTGGAACAGCAGGATATGTACTTCAGTCAAATGGCACTGCATTGATCTATGACGTACTTGATGGTGGTTCATTCTAAATTAAAGGATTTATATTATGATTAATGATGAGAATAAAGATCAATACACTCTTGCATTTATACAGAAGCAAGAACAGCATATCATGGAGCTGTTGAGAAAGAGTATAGACTTAGAAATTAAAGTCAGTATCCTTAACAGCTCCATCATTAACCTCAATAATCTTTTAAAAGAATCAGAACTCAGATTCGAAGAATCTCAGAAGAATGTTTCTTTCTCTAATGAAATCATGACTCAGGCTACAGCTAGCATCGAAGATTTGACAATTAAAAATAAACAGCATATTGAAAGAGAAGAAACTCTTGTTAAGACAATAACAAATTTACAAGTAGAAGCTGATAAGTTAAAATCAGAAATTGGTTCTATAAGTGTCCAACGTGAAGAAGCAAAGAAACAGGTAATTGCTCTAGAAAACAGTGTTGAGCAATATAAGAGAGAAATCAATAGACAGAATGAAGAACTTCAATCTTTATTTAAAGAAAATGAAGAGCTAAAAATAAATATAAATACAAAAAAGACTTCTAAAAAGAAGGATGATACTTTTTAATCCAGTATATACTGGAGAATGAAGGGGCCATATGGCAAATACAACTATTCAGCTTAAGCGCTCATCTGTAGCAGGCAAGCAACCAAATACCACTACGCTCAGTATAGGTGAGCTAGCCATCAATATTACAGATAAGAAGTTATATTCTTCTGATGGCACTAATATATTTGAACCTGCTGGTAACGTTAGTACTATCAATATCACCGGTGGTATAAAAGCCAATGGCTCTCTAGGAACTGCAGGTCAAGTTCTCGCATCAAATGGTTCTTCTATCTATTGGACTACTGATCAGACATCCGGCAATGTTGTTGCTAATGCAATTACAACCAGCACGTTGGCAGCAAATGCTATCGCTATTACATCCGGTACACTTACTGTAGGTAACTCTACTGTTAATACTGATATCGGCAATAACTATATTTCTGTTGGCAACACTCTCTCATATGCTAACATTTATAGTAATAGAATTATTATTGGCAATACTTCTGTTTTCAGTTCTGTAAATTCTTATTATATTAAATCATATGCGAATGGCGATATTACATCCAGTAATGGTGTAACAATCAGTGGTAATTTCTTACAGAATGAAGGTCATCCTACTTCACAAACAAGTTTAGGATCTGCAATTGCTCTCGGTACTCCAGGATGGAATGGACCCGGCGGCGCTTCGAATTTTGCTCCACAAGGTAGCGCATACGCAGTTGTAGCAAATCTGTTTTTTGTAAACACTTCATTCATGCAAATGGGTAATAGTAGTGTTTACTTTAATATGACACCAAGATCATTGACGATGGGAAACACTGTTGTCAATTCTAGTGCTTTAACTGTAAGATCTATTGTGGCGAATGGTTCTCTAGGAACTGCTGGTCAAGTACTTGCTACAAATGGAACAGCAGTATATTGGACTGCAGATCAAGGTGCCAACGCAATCACTGCGAACAGTCTGACAGCAAATGCTATTGCTATTACAACTGGCACATTGACTATCGGCAATAGTACAGTTAATACAGATATTGGTAATAACTATGTCAGTGTTGGTAATTCTACAAGTTATGCGAATATATACAGCACATATATTCGCGTTGGTAACACTTCTGTTTTCAGCACTATAAACTCTTCAGCTTTAAGTATAAAATCTATTGTTGCTAACGGTTCTGTTGGAACTGCTGGTTATGTGTTATCAACAAATGGAACTGGCATATATTGGTCTCCTGCAGGTTCAGGCACTGTAACTATAACAAATAATACACCATCAAATATAAAAAATATAGTTAATACAAGTGTTAGTACAACACAAACAGTGGTGGATACAGCCAATGCAACTGGCATTTCAACAATAGAATATCTAATTTCTGCAAGAGATAATACTAATTCAAACTATAAATCTTCTCGTGTATTAATAACAACTGATGGAACAACATCATATGTAACAGAATATGGAATTGTTTTAAGTAATAATTCTGCACAAGTATGTTCTTTCGACTCTGATATTAATACTGGAAATATTAGACTCCTTGCTACAGGTGACAGTGCCGATGTTGATGTAAGTCTACAGAGAGTTGTATTAGGTTCTGCGACTGAAGCTGGCGATATAGCAGCTACACCAATATTAGATAGTGTTACAAACACAGCTATTAATATTGCTGCTTCAGCAAACGCCGTTAAGACTGCATATGATGTTGGTATAGCAGGTCAAATGGCCGGTGCAGCTGCATATACTAATGCAGTTTCATATGTAGATACAAAAATTGGTACAGCAAATAGTGCTATAACTGGAAATGCATCTGCTGCTTATACAAACGCTGTAGTATTTGCTGCAAATGCAAGTAATATAAATTCTGGTACTCTAGCAGAAGCAAGATTACCATATAGAATGAATCAAAACATTCAAACAACCGATTCAGTACAATTCACAAGTGCTTCTATTGGTGGTACATTAGTTGCAAATACACAACAAATTACTGTCAATAACATGGTTGTTGCTAATGGTTCTTTTGGAACTGCTGGTTATGTATTAACATCAGCAGGTCAAGGACTATCACCGTACTGGGCACAGGCAGCAGATGCAGGAGCAGCTTATACAAATGCAGTAGTATTTGCGGCAAATGCAAGTAATATAAATTCTGGTACTCTAGCAGAAGCAAGATTACCATATAGAATGAATCAAAACGTTCGTACCTCAGATACTGTCGAATTTAGTGGTCTTACACTAACAGGAAACTTAGTTGTTTCTGGTAATGTTAATATCATAGGTGCAAACAATTTATCTATTTCAGATAATATGATTTATTTGAATTCTAATAATGATGTATCAAATCCTGATCTAGGCTTTGCTGGTAATTATAATGATGGTACATATCATCATGCTGGTTTCTTTAGAGATGCTTCTGATGGTATATGGAAAGTATTTGACAACTATGATCCTGAACCAGATGCATCAGCATTTATAGATACATCTAATGCATCGTTTAGTTTAGCAAACTTTCAAGCTAATACACTTTACTTAGGCAACACAACAACTAACTGGGTCGTTGCGAATAGTAGTGTTGTAGTTTCTACAGGTACTGTAAAAGGCGCAATACTTCAATCTACACAATCATCTGGCGATGAAGGTGGTCAGATCGATCTTGCTCTTGCTGCTAATAATACAACACTGACTGGTGGCATTGCAATCGATGTCTATCAAAATAGACTTCGTATTTTTGAAACTGGTGGATCAAATCGTGGCGCATATATTGATCTTTCAGCCGCATCTACCGGAGTAGGCTCAAATCTTCTTGCCGGTGGAGGTGGCGGCGGTGGATTTACTAATGGTCAATCTATTAGCGTAAATAACTTTGTTATTACTGGAGTTATGACTGCTAATAGTTCTAATGGAACTTCTGGTCAAGTTTTAACTTCAAATGGTAGTGGAGTTTATTGGTCTTCTTCTATAACTTCTGCTACAACACAATCATTTACTGGCAATGGTTCTAATACACAATTTACTTTAGCAACTGCTGTATCTGACAATAATGTTTTAGTTACATTAGACGGTTTAGTTCAAATACCAATAACACATTATAGTATTTCTGGTACAACTATTAGTTTCGTATTGGCTCCCCCAAATTCTACAAAAATAGAAGTTAGAACTATGCCAGCAGGTATAACCGGTATATCAACAGGCAAATCTATCGCTATGGCATTAGTATTCGGAGGATAAATGACTAATCTTAATATAGGCAAAAAATGACTTATCAAAAAATAAAACCCGAATTCATAGATATTAGTCTTGCTTCTACGGGACAGACTTTAGTATCAAATGGTACTTCTATGACATTTAGTGATATAAAACCTACATTTACAGCTATTGCATCAGGCACATTAAATAATGGTGACAAAGTCATTATTAATTCAAATGGAACAGTAAGCGCTGTAACTTTTAGTGCAACTACTTCTGTATCTTCCGGAGCAGAAGCAGTTGCAGCTTTAGTTCAAAGTAGTTTTATTAGTTGTGGGTATGATAACGTAAATAGTAAAATATGCTTAGTATATAGAAATACTAACAGCACTACTACACAATATGTTATTGGCACTGTTTCTGGATCAACGATAACATTTGGAACACCTGGTACTCTTTATGCTGGTGCTGTTTCATCGCGAATACATGTTGAATTTGAACCAGTAAATCAGAAATTATTAATATTTTATGGAGATCCAGGGAACAGCAATTATGCTACTGTTCAAATTGGTACAGTTTCAGGTACTACTGTCACTTTTGCAACTCCAGTAGTTGTTTCACCTGCACCAGCGTTTTATTGTGTTGCTAGATATAGCAGTGTTAGTAACACTACAGTTTTTTTCTACACAGCATACAATCAATTACATGTAAAGAGTGGTTCACTTTTAGGCAATACTTATACATTTGGTGCTCAAACTGCATTTACAACATCAAATATGGATAACCTTGATGCTGCATATGATAACACTACTGGCAGATGGATAGTTGTAGGTCAATATGCTGGTGTTGGAAGATCAGTAATTGTATCAGTTACTGGAACTACTATTAATTATATAAGTGCTGCTTCAACTTTTGCTAACTCAGGCATTGATACAAATGGTTATAGATCTACGCAAGTTGAATATGATTCAACACAACAAAAAGTTATAGTATGTTATAAAACTTCTGGTTCACAAATCAAATCTAATATTGGAACAGTTGCTGGAAATACTATTTCTTATAATACAGTAGTAACACAAAATGCTGCTACTATCGACTATTTTGGTATGGCATATGAAAGTACAACCGGTAAACCTGTTTTAGCAATTGTTAAATCTAGTGCACTATACATATCTGTCGGGACTGTAGCGAGCAATACTATAACTTTTTCTTCAGATGCTAATACAGGTACGATATTTTCTTCACAAGAAGGTATCTATGCAGTCGATGCTCCAACTCCTGGAAAAATTATTTGTGCTTATCCTAATGGATCACTTTATATCTCTGCTAAAGTTGTAAATACATTCACTGGTTCTACAAATTTAACAAATACAAATTATATTGGTATTTCTGATGCAGCTTATACAAATGGTCAAACGGCAACAGTACAAATTGCGGGAGCAGTAGATGATGCACAATCAGGATTAACACCAGGAACTCAATATTATATTCAAAAAAATGGTACTCTTGGAACTACAGCAGACACACCATCAGTAATTGCTGGTACTGCTGTAGCAACAACAAAAATAATAGTCAAAGGATAATTTTCGGAGCATAAAATGGCTAATCCTAATATAGTGAATGTTACTACAATATATGGTAATACTGCAACTCTTGCAGTATCTTCTACTACTACAAACGTAGTAAGTAATCCAACGAGTTCTGGTAACATTTATAAAATAAATCTTTTAACAGTTGCAAATTATTCAACTAATAGTTATGCTGTAACTGCCGAACTAAATGTTGCTGGAGCAAATACTAATATAGTTAAGAATATAGTAATACCTGCAAATTCTTCTTTAGCGATTATAGGTAAAGATACAGCCATGTATCTTTTAGAGAATAGTTCAATTCAACTTTCGACGACACAAAATTCTGCATTTCACGCTATTTGTAGTTGGGAGCAAATAAGCTAATGCCAAGAATTAGACCAGAAGGTGGGTTATCAGGAACTTATCAAACACCAAATACCACTATTGCTAGTGGTATGTGGACTATGCGTGATTTAGATAGAAATCTAAGAGCAGGATCATGGCCAATAGATTCAAATCAATCAGATCCTTATTTTAAATATAACGTTCTTTTAACACATTTTAATGGATCTGATAATACGAATAATAATCTTATTAAAGATTCAGTAAGTACAAATGAAGTTTCAAGACTTCCATTCGAAAATACTTTTGGTGCATATTTTCCAGGAACATTAGGTTATAAGACTCCCGCAAATGGTAACTTCACTTTAACTGGTGATTTTACTATGGAAATGTATGTATATTTTTCGGGATCTCCGACCGACGTTTCACTATTTAATAACTACACTTCTGCAAACGGCAGTACAGAATTTACTATAGAAGTAAGTGCTGCTAATAAATTTGCAGTTTTTCTTAATGGATTGAGTTCAGTAAGAATTACTGGTACTACGACTGTAACTACCGGTGTTTGGTATCATGTTGCTCTTGTAAGATCTGCTGGTGTTAATAAACTATATGTAAATGGCGTTCAAGAAGGATCATCATATTCTTTCGCTGGAACAATTGGAACAGGCAACGCGTATTATATTGCGCAATATAATAATGCAGCTAGATTAACTGGCAATTTATCAAATTTAAGAGTTACTAATACTGCAGTATATACTTCTAACTTTACACCGCCAACAACAACATTAACAGCGATAAGTGGTACACAACTTTTAGTTGCAACTACAACAACATTTATTGATAGTTCACCAAATGCTTTAACATTAACATTATCAGGAACTGGTTCTTTAACTATAAATCCGGCTTTTTTAACTTTGACCGGAGCTCCTGGTCAAGGAACATTTAGTCCTTATTCTACGCCAAACGGTTATTGGTCTTCATTTTTTGATGGGGCAGGATTTCTTAATATTCCAGCAAATGCCAATTATTTGATTGGAACACAAGATTTCACTTTAGAATGCTGGATATATGCAAAAGCTGGAGCAGCGACACAAGGCATTATTACTTCTCATCAAACAGGTGGAATGCTTCAATTTTATTTGAATACAAACGGAACATTATATGTTGCAGTTAATAATAATGGTGGAACAACTACAACATATACTACTATGTCAACTACTTCTACCATAAATCAAACTGATTGGAATCATATTGCGTTGGTAAGGAGTGGCACTGAAGTAGCTGTCTATATCAATGGCGTTAAAGATGCTACAACTATAACACTTTCTGCTGGAACAAATATAGGAAGTTATGGTGGTAACAAACCAATATATATTGCAGCTGGTGCAGATCAAGCCGGCAAATTTACAGGTATAATATCTAACGTTAGATACGTAGTCGGCAACGCAGTATATACTGCAAATTTTACGCCATCTACAACACCTCTGACTGCAATTACTAACACAAAACTATTAACGTGTCAAAGCAATAGATTTGTAGATAATTCTAGCTATGCTTCAAATATAACCGTCACCGCTTCTTCATTATTATCACCGTTTTCACCGTTTGCATACACTACAGCATATTCTGCTAATACACACGGTGGAAGTATTTCATTTAATGGTACTAATGAATATGGTAGAATTACGAGTGCTATCAATGAATTAGGATTTGGAACTGCTGATTTTACTGTAGAATATTGGGTTTATCTTTACAATGTTGGTGCAGGCTTTATGTTTGATACAAGAACATCTGGTGGCGGTGCTGCACAAACAAAAGTCTTAATGTCAGCAAATAATACAAATATAGTTGCATATGTTGGTTCAACACAAATAATTGCTTCAACTACTCCAACTTCTGTTGTCACAGGTCAATGGTTACATATAGCCCTTGTAAGATCGAGTGCTGTGACAAGAATGTATGTTAATGGTGTCCAACAATCTACGACTTATTCAGATACCAATAATTATGGTGCCAATAGTCAGTTATCTTTGGGTACAGTCGGCGATAGTCCTGGATATGCTGCAACATTCTTAAGAGGATATATTTCGGATTTTAGAGTTACAAAAAGAGCTGTATATACTTCTGCATTTACTCCACCATCAGAACCACTTTCTGCAGTTGCTAATACAACACTATTAATAACAGGAAGAGGTGGTAATGTTATTGATAATAGCAGACATCATACATTAAGTACAGTTAATAATGCTGTGATATCTACTACACAAAGCAAATTTGGAAACAGTAGCATTTATTTAAATGGCACTACATCTACATATTTAAAATCTCCAACTATTAATAGTAGTAGTTGGTTTAGAACTGGTGACTTTACAGTTGAAGCATGGGTTTATTTTTCAAGTATCGGTGCAGCCAGCCAACAGATATTATCTATTGTTGGCACATCGACATTTTCATTACTAGCCAATTCTACAAATATACAAGTTGCCAGTGGAAACTTTGCTACAACTTTCAATTCTGGTCAATGGTATCATATAGCGGTATCAAGACAAGGAAGTATCTGTAGAGTATTCAAAGATGGAGCTTATTTAGGGGCCAACTCTACTCATAGTTTTGACTATTATGGTTTTGGTACGTTGGCTATTGGAGCGACAACGAGCGGAACGAACTTGTTAAATGGTTATATTGATGAAATGAGAATATCAAAATATGCTCGATATACATCAAATTCAGGATTTACTGTACCTAATAGTGAATTTAAAGACTTATAAAATATAAAAAGAAAATAGAGAGCATCAGCAGATAGATAATAAATTGGTTTTATATTATGGATATTAATGAAGTTAATAAGATTAAATCTACTATAAAAGATAATGTAAATACACAACTATTTAAAAAACCATTTATCGTATTAAATACATATGGTAAAGATAACGGATCTATAAGATATAAAGATTATGGAAAAGATCCAATCTGTACACATTTAATTCAAATGTTTAATTATGAAGGTATTAATATTGAATATAAATTCAATGAGTTTGGTTTAAGAGGACCGTCTTTAAAAAACAAAAATAAAAAAATACTTTTTGCTGGAGGTAGTTTTTGTTTTGGAACTGGTGTAAATGTTGAGCAAACTTTTCCATATATTATATCAGAACAACTAGATGCAGACTATCTAAATTTGAGTGATGTTGATTCTCTTAGTGAATTAATTCCCATATTAAAAGATATAAAAGAAAAATTTAAACCAGATTATTTTATTCTATCTGATACTAGGTTTATCACAGAAATCGGTTGGCTTAGACTCTATATATTGGATAGATTTCCAAAACAAAATGAACAAAAACTAGGATGGGAAGCTATAGCCGATAATACCATATTATCAAATGGTGACATTAGAAGATTTGCGCAGCATCTATTTGAAAAGACAGACGATGATACATTATTAATGTTTGAAGCTTTTTGTAAAGATCTTTTTGATATTCCTATGATATTTGTTTATTTTAATAGAAAAAGCTTTGCAAATAAAACTATTGATTTTAAATATTTTAAACAAATAAAATTAGAAGCTAAAGACGTAGTAGATATATCACGAGATAATAATCATCCAGGTCCATTAACACACAAGATGGTGGCTGATAAAATACTTAAACTTCTATAATAAGATCTTTACTACCATTCTTAATTAATTCTTCTGTTTTTTCTGTTACAAAACCAGTCACTTGTAATGTAAATCTTGGTGTATATCCGAAGTTTGCAGTTCCATGTGGCATGTTACACCAATCATATACTAAACATTCTCCAGCATCATATTGATGATAGTAAGTATTGCCAAATTGCCATACGTGGCCATAATCCCAATCATTCAATGCTATTAATAGTCTTCTAAGTTTGAGCGGGTTCTTATCTGCACCAGCTGCTTTCCATCTATCTCTCCAGTGTGGTCTAGCATATCGCATTTGTTGATCAATATGAAATGGTGTAACTTGTCCTAATAATTGGATATGAATCCTCATCTGATGTACATCAAAGCCTATAGCTTCTGCCATTCTATGAAAAACTAAGTAATCTTCATGATGATTATTTTTCCAATCTTCTTTACCATCTTTATCAAAACCAACAAGAGAAACTAAAGAATCATTATACATACAAGATATGTCTTCTTGTCTAGAAGCACGTTTTATATCCAGTAATTCTCCTTCATGAAGATCTTTATCTTGTTGTGACAAATTTCTAGGTCTGTAGTTGCCTATAGTTTGTTCTTTACAATCATTTAAAGCTTTCTCTAGTCCTTTAGACCAATCACCTTTAAACTTACACATGATCTTAAATGTTTCTTCATTTGGATCTGCTTTAGTATTAAAGTGCCAGTTTGATCTTAACTTATTATGATGCCATCTAGAAGGTATACCATCAACAGTAAAGACATTCATGTTAGATTCAGAATGTTTCTTTAGTTGCTCATCAGAATACATATCTTCTTGATACTGTGAATCTTCAATGTTTACACCAGCTTGAAGCTCAGGCACTTTTTCTGGCATATACTCAGATATATTTTGTTTTGAATTCCAATTATATCCTTGATTCTTTATCATTTTGCTTGTATCATACGTGGTCATTTGTTTCCTGGCCCTTCACCCCTGACTGAATATTGTATTTTTGATATTAACCAATCATATGATTTTTCATCAGAAACATCTATATCTACCGCATAATGTACTGTAGAATCTCTAAAACAAAAACTGTAATGACATAAATTTGAATTTATTATCATCCATTGGTTTTGTCTAAAGTGTTGAATCTTTCCGTCAATAATATATGTACAATCTTCTGGATGTGTAAAATTTGGATGACAATTCAATCTAATATATTTTCTTTGATATTTCTCAAGTATTAAATCCCTGTGTGGTAAAAAGAAACTACCACGATTTAATTCTATCCTGACCGGTTTGTTAGTTATAACATACTCAGGAATATTCCATGTTTCTGGTGGTCTTTTATAATGCCAAACAAGCTTATTACCTATCTGATTTTCATACTTTTTTTGTTCTACAAGATCAGAATGTATCATTTCGTGTGGAGCATACAGATCTAATCCTATAACATTTCCATATAATGAAAATATCTCAGTTGTAGAAAGCATTTAGTATTCCTTACAATTTGGTAATAAGTTAGATATAGCTTTCATATTCTTTTCTGTAATATAGACACTCATTAAAACATGATAGATATCATCTGTAAAAGAAAATGATCCATGTACTTTTCTAGTATTAAGGATATAAGGAACTCCAGCTTTAAATTTTACCAATTTATCATCATAGATAAAGCACCATTCGTGTGTTTCAACTTTATTTAGAGGTATAAAAATTCTAAATTGTGGGTTTAATCCATACGCATCTCTATGCATCTTAAAATAAGAACCAGTATCTATCTTAACTGCCCGACATCTAGCTAAGTTTTCCCACTTATCAAAAAACTTTTTGATACTAGGACAATCTAATAAATTTTGATTGTATGATTGATCTTGTTCATGCTTATTTTTATTTTCTAAACCAAGATCATCAATCGGTCCAGTAAGATTGATGGCACTTTTACCATGCGTAGCAGGTATCCATGTATTTAAAGCTTGTAATTCTTCTATAGTATTATTATCAAACTTATAATCAAGTTCAATTATATCACCGTAAGCACTTAGTACACTTAACATACTTAATACTTCTGTCATAATAAATCCTTTTTATGATGCTTAAATCTCTTGATCTCATTATAGATCTTCACGACAGTTTTAGGACCATCTGAGATGTACCAACATGGAAATATTCCGTGAATATAAGATTTTAATGCAGCTTTAATAAGCCTATTACTTTGCATAAAAGAATGTTTTAAATGTTTCCAATAAGACCAGCCGGTGTCTTTTAAGTGTTGTTTTGATTCTTCAATCATTGCTCTTTATAGCTTTTAAATTTTTGTAATATCTAAGTTTTGATTTATAACCTTCAGGACCATGTCGTTCTAATACATTTTCATAGTAATTTTTATTACTATGTTTTTTTGGATTATAAACACCAAGCATTGTCTTTGATATTCTTCTACTCACAGTTTTACTGAAAGATTGTTCTTTTCCATTAAGATTATATTCATCTACAAATTCATTGAATGAATCACTATTAATCTCTTTAAATTTTTTTGTTAAAGATAGATCGCCATATAATTCCATTATATCAAAATACTTATTCATCGGTATATTTTTTTCAGCAAAGAATCTAATTAGATGAGAATTTTCTTCTTTTATTTGTTTCTTCATTCTCTCATCATTTTCATACCAATTATATATTGGATAAGTTATATCCCACCCACCAATCACATGCCACCAATCGAAACATACATCATCCGGCAAATATACTGCTATGATTTTTGCAGCAGGAAATGTTTCTATTAAAAAATCTAGATTGTAAGAAAACCAATGTGACTTAACTACTTTGATTCCATCAAAGTTATCATAGGCACTTCTTATTTCGTGAAGTATCTCATCTTTACTGAGTTTATCTATCTTGTCAAATTTATGGCCAAACTGATGGTATGGTCCCCAATAACACCCTTTGTGCCAAGCTAATTTTTTAGATTCACCGGTTGTTTCATCATTAAGAATTACCGAAAAAGATCGATCTTCTTTTTCATCTGTTGTGTTTACATCAATATTATAAGATAAAGATCTTAAGACAGCAGACCATTTACTGCCGGGTGCGCCTGTAGCAAATATAATATCTTCACCATTATCCATCATACAAATCCCTGAGTTTTATAAATAGAATAAATAATCAAAAATAGGGGAAAGGGAACCTATTCATGGCAGATAAAGCATTTATAGTCAAAAATGGCTTGATCGTTAATACCAATCTTATTTATACTTCTGGTTCAAATGTTGGTATTATGACTACCAACCCGAATGCAGTTTTAGCTGTTAATGGTACGGCAAACGTCAGTGGAGCAGTTTATTTTGGCAACTCATTGACCGTAGCAGCAAATATTACTGTTGGTTCTGTGGGTATAAATACCAGTATGGTTGCTATATCTTCTTCAAACGTCATGACCTATAGCACAACTTTGAAAGTATATTACGCAAATAATACACAAGCTTTTCCATAATTTATGTTTAAGGTGCATTAATGGCAAGACCACTTAAAATAGACTCTTCAACATCTCCAGCTTCTATTAAAGAGATGACTGATGCAGACTATGATTATACAACACACATAGTATTAACTCAGTTCGCTGCGACAAATACTGGTGTTGGTACTTTATCATCTAATAATTCTTTTACATTGATTGGAACATTTTCTGATACATATAGACCGTACACTGTTGGTCAGCATCCTATTGGCACAGATATTACTACGGTAACTTATAATTTTTATCAAGATCTTACTACTGCATCAGAATCATTAACAAGACCAATACATTATGATTCAGGAACAAAAGAACAAGATGATACAACTTTAAATACAACTGTTATAGCAAATGCACTATCAAATCTAGTGAACTATGGCGTAGGAAGTTATTCACTATCACCGACAACTCCAGTTGGTGGAACTTGGATTGCAGAAAGAACTATTCAAAATACAACAGCTGCTGCTAACAATGCCACGTATCTTTGGAGAAAAACTTCTGCAACAAGTCCAACAACTGTTAGACCATTAAAACTTAATACAACATCACCAGTTTCAGTAAAAGAAATGAGTGATGCAGAAATAGAAACATTAACTTCTAGATTAAGAAACAGAATAGTTGATACCGGTATTGGCAAATATGCAGTGCAAGCTTCTGCGCCAGTTTCTGGTGGAACATGGGTAACTAGAGGTTCAGCATTTTCTGATACTAGAGAAACAACATCTACTGAATCATATACTGGCACTTATACTGGTTCATTCTCTGGCACATATTCTGGCGCATATACCGGTACATATACAGGCAATTACACAGGCAATTATACCGGTAGCTATTCACAAGCTTTTACTGGTAATTACACTGGGTCATACACTAGATTTTTTGCTGGATTTATAGGTGGTTATTATAGTGGTACGTATACTGGATATTATACAGGAACTTTTACTGGAACATATGCTGGAACGTATACTGGTAATTATACAGGAAACTATACTGGAAACTATACAGGTTCATTCTCTGGTGGTTATTCAGGTTCATACTCTGGTTTAACATTAAATGCAACTACAGAAACCGTTTCTACGGTATCGTTATGGGTGAGGACAGCTTAAATGAGAATTATTAAATATCCACGTTGGGGAAATACTGAAAAAACACACATTATATGTCAATTTCATTATGATGATGGTAGAGTATTAACTGCAAGTGTTACTGATACCGAAGAAGGAAATCCGGATTGGAAAGAAATTCTGGAAACTTTTACAATAGAAAATATTGATGAAAATACAGAAAGAGATCTTACTCTTCATCGTGAAAGAAAACAACAAAGAGAAGATCAAAAAAGACAAGAAGAAGAAATAGCAAAACAAAATATATTGTTCTTGGCTAAATCTGAAGCCTTTGATATGCCTATCATACGAGATTCTACTTATACAGAATTAAAATCTAATCTAAGAAAAGCATCAACTATAATGGAAGTACATTCATATGCTGGCGCTATAGTAGCATTAGAAACATTAAAAGCTACAAATACTTCTGTATAATAATTAAATTATATTATGAATTCAGGTGTTGTTCTAATAGCTTCTATGTCTACTGCATATTATGATTCAGCAGTAAGATGTGCAGTTTCTATAAAAGACTATTCTCCAAAAACAAGTATAACTCTTTTTACTCATGAAGAATTCATGAAAGAAAGAGATAAAAAATATTTCGATCATATTAGCTTTGATATTCCATATCATAGAAGAGCTAAAATGAAAGGAATGTATATGTCTCCTTATGATATTACTGCGTATCTTGATGCAGATATGGAAGTAGTTTCTCCTGAATTTTCATCTATATTTGACCATTTCGAAGATAATGAAATTTTGCTAACAAAGATAAGACCGCATGTTAGTAAAGAAATTTTTATAGATAAAAATAAAACTGAAAAGATGGAATATCATGGCGGTTTCATGCTCTATAAAAAGAATGAAAACACTTTAAATCTTTTAAAAAATTGGTATGAGCAATTCTTAATACAAGATAAATCAGAATGGAACTATCCTGAATATTTTCCATCTATGAAAAGATGGGATCAGTTTACTTTATGGAGATTATTAAGAGAAAGCGAATACAAATATAAAATCGGCATAATGCCAGAAGACTATAGATGGAATTACATTTGGTTATATGATATAAAAGGTGTAGACGGAGATAAGTCACCAATAATTTATCACCATACTATACCAGATAGGATTGTAAATGCAGGTCATATCAAACATAAATCCTGAATTAAAAAATATTCTTCAGGAATACAGTGATTGGTTTTTCAGCAATGATTATATTAATGAGTTGAAACCTACTGAAAAAAAAGATGATAGCAAAAAAGGTTTATATGCTACTTCTAATGAATATTTAAAAGAAGCTTTACAAGATCCAAAAAATTTTGGATGGCCTAGACATATGCTAGGTGCTATCATGGAAAATAACGTAAAGCTGGAAGAATTACAAATAAAAAAATATAGAGCCAAATGCGATGAAATAGATAAGAAACTTATTAATTATTTTGGAGCAAGAAATAATGCTCTAAGAGCATATTATCCTCCGGGTGGATATATTGGTTGGCATCATAATGCTAACGCACCCGGTTATAATATTGTTATAACTTGTAATCCAGAAGGTGATGGAGAGTTTGAACATTATGATCATAACACAAATACTATAATGAAGTTTTCTGATAAGAAAGGATGGTTCGTTAAAGTTGGTTATTTTGGTTCATTTGAAGAACCTGAAAAAATGTATTGGCATTGTGCAAGAACAAGATCTTCTAGAATAACTTTAAGTTATATAATACCAAATTTTAGTCTATGGCAATCAATGATTGATGATATTGGTATTCCGGATACAAATCAAGAAATAGTTTGTAGTACTCTCTAGGATAAAACTTTTTCATACTATTTAAAAGACATATTTTCTTTTCAGGCTTATAATATCTAGTCTTTGTTTTTTCTTCACCATAAACTCTTGAATAAAACCAGTCTTGTTGGTAATGATCAAACTCAAAATTATTGAAAAGAAAATCATCATCACCAATATTTTTACACATATGATAGTCAGAATTTTCAATAAATCTTTTCCAGATATAAGAATCTCTATCTGTATCTATAGACATTACACTTGAATTATAAGTATTTTTCCACACTTCTGCTTTTTTCCACCAAGCTTTTATAAGTGTTAGTTTCTTATTATATTCTAATATATCATCTATATTATTTTGAATAATAATATCTAGATCAAAATATGTAAAATTACTAAGACTGATAATGTCTTTGTTAAACAAATACATCTTATTCCAATGACCTTGTAAGTCATTGTGTTTTGGTAGAGATATTATCTCTATACTTCTATTAATATTAAAACAATCTTCAGTTAGGCAATACAATTGAAAGTTTGAAGAAGTTTTTTGTTTTAACATGTATTCTAACATGTTAACATCTTCTGATGAATATAATTGACCCCACTTTAAACAAACAATATGTTTCATACTTTACCTAATACTGCATACATTCTTGTGCCACATATATCATATTTTTTAGAAAATATAATTTCGCTAAAATTACACTGATCAATCAAATCTTGAACACACAAGACTGTATTAACTTTTCTTTTTTCATCATCATCTTTCTGATTAAAGACTAAAACATATTGATCTTTATTGAAGATTTGAAGGTCTTTTAATATATAAAGGTATTCACTATATGGTATAATAATTAAACTGTCTTTTGTTATATCTCTTATATCTTCAAAATTAACATTCTTATTATGATATTCAATAGAAAGATTTTCGAAATGCTCTTTAATAATATGATAAGTTGATTTAATCAATGGACTATAATCAATTAAATTGATTTTTTTAATATTATTTTGTTTTTCAACTTGTTTTTCTAAATCATTTAGAAATGTTATTTCTACCAATCCATTTTCATTACTAAAGATTTTATCACTTTTGTTTAAGTATTTTACTCCAGAATGAACTGTAAATCTTTTGTTAAGAATATTAATGGTAAAAAACGGTAAACCACTACCAACAAAACTTACAGTTTCATTTTTAATGAAATCAAATTCATTTATTATTTCTTCAAAAATATTAGATTTTTTTTCTTCATATTCTGAAATAAATGTTTTTAATCTTGGAATATAAAATTTATTATACTTTTCAATTTGTGTTTTTAAATATGCAACATTAAGCATCATATGATTCCCACATATTTTTTGCCCAACCTTCAGCATCATGTAATTCTTTTCCAACACCATGAGAAGTATTAAACAAACAAAAATAATAATTATCTCTTAGTATTTCTGCCTTTAAATCATTTTTATAATCAGCTCCAAAGTTGTATGCATACACAACATTCTTAGGATGATAATTTAGTTTATCTCTAAATATGCCAAACAAAGATTTATCAAAGCTTTTAAATAAGAAACGAATCTTATCACTATTATCTACATAAAATTTATATAGATGTTCTAGTTGATCATCTTTCCATGTAACAAAAGAACTGTTTATATCACAAGCTCCTTTATGGAAATATGCATCGCACTGATCTGCATTAGCCCAATAGTTTTTAATAAATCTAGGTTCTTTAAAATTATATGATTTTAAATATGCAGTAAAATCTTTTAAGACCAATATGTCTATATCAAACAGAATATTTTGACCTGCACCAATAAAATAAGGATCAAACAATTTTAATTTTTCAATAGTAAAAACGCTATCAAGATTTTTTATCTTACTAGTATTGTAATCAATAATATTGATACTAGGATCTAGACCGGTGCTATCATCTGTTATGCATGTAAACATGACACTTCCTCTATAGTTTTTAAGTACAGAGTATAATAATCTGTTTACATATTCAGGGCCATACTTTGTGCCCCATTTAAAACAATAAATTTTTAATGTCATTATATTTCCATATTATAAAAACATATCTGAGTCCTAAAATCAGGATCTCCTTCACCGTTTGGATTTAATAATTGAATAGCTTTTATATGTTCGCTAACTGGCTTTTGATCTATATCAATTAATAATTTATCTCTAAATAAAGAATTTGTTGGAGCATGTAATAGATAGCCACAATCATTTATAAATGTTTTAATTTTATTTTGTTGTTTATTAAATTCTTTTAATATATCTTTATCTGCATACCAAGTATATGATGGATAAGTTATATCAAATCCTCCAGCATTTTTCCACCATTCTACACATTCTTCTACAGGTTGTTTTATTACAAAAATAATTTTACTGGTAGGAAAATTATCAACTAACCAATCAATATTGTATGATAACGAATGGCTTTTAATTAGATAATTTCTTTCATCATCTAACTCAGAGAATGCTTTAGCTAATTCATTTTTAAAAGATATTTTATTATAAAAATTTTGTGGGTCTTCAAACCTATATCCAAACTCCATACCAGTTCCAAAATAAGAACCCTGATGGTTTATTAGATGAGACCAAGATTTACTATTTTCAATATAGTATTGCCTTTCAGGTGAATAATCTGAAAGATTAAGATTTAATTTTGGTGAATATCCTAATATAGTTGCTATTCTAGACCAAGAAGTTCCTGGAGCACCTATAAAAAATATAAGTTGATCATCTCTCATAATATATCAAATCAAAAAATATTAAGGAACTATATAAACTCTTGCCTTTAAAGCTGTATCAGCTTCAGTAGTTCCATTTAAGTATGAATTAATATCAAAATCATCATTTGTAGAAGCACCAATACTTGAAAAGTATGTGTCAATATAGTTAAGTGTACTATAGACACCTTCACTTATTTGATCTTCTGTTAAAGTTTCTGTTGGTTCACAATATAGTCTTTTTAATTTAGCTGTAGATTTTCTATCAGTAGAACCAACAAGCGAGTTATATTCATTAATATAGTGTTGTACAACAGTTGTCATATCTTGTTTTTTAATCAAGAATAGTCTTGAACCAGACGTCATCTGTGTTTTGAATGCTTCAATAAGTCTAGAAGTTGGTGTAAGACGATTGCTCATAATTCTTAAACCATAATTAACTTCATTCTTTCCATCTAAACTAAAAAGATTGTTTGTTATAGTGAGAAGCTGACCGGCCTCTATAGAAGTTGTATATAGCTTGCCACTTATTACGTTTATGTTTTGTAATGGAAAAGAATACAAACTATCTGTCTGGTCTTCAATTATATCCGCGACAGATGGATGTTCCAAGATCGTATCTAATTCTTGAAATATAGGATCAAATGTCACAAAAGCATTAATTCTCATTTTTGATTTCTCCGGAGCCTACTATATTTTGTATGGTATTAAACCAGTCTTTTCCGTAGCTATTTATAAGGATTTCATCAACCCCTAAAGCCTGATGTCTTAATCTTATTTTATTATTTATTATATCAAGACTCTTATCCAAATTATTATTAAATTCAATATCTGGGTTATAGACACCAACTACTGCTCCTATGGCATAGTCTCCCCTGCCATATGGCAAGTCTTCATCATTTTCTTTCAAATCATTATAAAATGACATGTCATTCTCTAAGCCCAAATAGCTAACTAAAGAAGTAAAGTCTTTTGCATTAAAATCAACTTTATTTCTTTTCATAAAATCTATCATTAATCCATTTTCAACACATATTCTTTCATACAGTCTTTCATTAGTTTCATACCACGTATATTGTGGAAATTTAATATTCCAGCCACCAACAAGGTGCCACCATTTAAAAGCTTCTTCATTACCGTTATAAACAAATATAAACTTGGCTTTTGGAAAATTTTCTTTTAACCAATCTAAATTATATGAAAACCAATGTGATTTTACAATCTTAACCCCATCATCAAAATTATCAAAAGCAGAAGATACTTCTGAAATAAAGGTTTCTTTTGTAAGTTTTTTAAGAAGATGAAAATCTTCTCCTATACCGTTTCCGGGACCAAAATATGCAGAAGAATGCATACCAACTTTTTTAGTCTTGCCGTTAGGAAATGTAGCTACACTACTATAAGTCGGAAATTTATCTTTATCACTGGAGTTAATATCTTTATGGTGCGAAAGTATACTAAGAACTTTGCTCCACTTGCTTCCCGGTGCACCGGTAGCAAATATCAAATCACTGCCATCTGTTATTTTTGCCATATCCAAAACAACCTCATATTTGTTCTATGATTCATTCCTGTCTTTTCAGAAACTCTATCTACCCAGTCATGATCTATAGAACCATCTTTTTTTAACCTATGAATTATAGTTGGTTGAACTATAAGTTTTAAATCTAAAGTATCAGACCAATATTGTACTAACATCTCATTCCAACCATAATACATGTCATCACCATGTTCATTCATATTTCCTCTAAACACAGCAATTCCATTTTTCTTTAATACTCTTTTCATTTCTAAAAGTTGATGTTCAATAGTAATATCATCACCAAAGTTGATACTACCATAACATAAGCATGCATCAACAGTTTCATCATTATATGGAAGATGAGATATGTCAGCTTTTATATCTGCTCTTCTATTTGCTATATCTATTCCAACTAAATTTTGAATATGATCTTTGTATTGATTATCACCACAACCGAGATCTAATACTAAAGAAGGATTAAGTTTGTTAATCCTTTCTATAGTTTCTATACCACACTTTTCAAATTTATTAATATCATGTGGTCGTCTTTTTAAACTCTTATCAAAAGCTTTTATTATATTTGTATTATTTTCTGACATGTCCTTAAAAAATCCCAAGATTCTGGTGTCATAGCACCAGTAATATTTAATGTAGGTCTAGGTTCATGTCCAAAATTGCAAGTGCCATGAGGTATATCTCTCCAAGGCCATGTCATACAATCACCACGTTTCCACGTTAAGAATTCATTACCTTGTTTCCAAACTTGACCCTGCTTTTGATCATCAAGAAATATTATAACTCTCATAAGTTTTCTTTGATCATGATCACATTCTGCAAACTTATTATAATCATCTCTTAGATTACGAAGAAGACCACCAAAGTTATCTAAATGCCAATAAAACATTTGACCCGGCAATTGAACATCAAACTTTACATTTGGTCCGCCCTTTCTACCACCAGGATGTTTAAATTTAAATACATCAACAATCTTCTGTATCTTTTCTGGAACTTCGAAGTGTCTTGTTCTATTTAAAACAGTATACTGATTTTCACCACCGTCTACATTATAACCCCATTTCTTGAAGTCATTGTATTCCATGTTATTATTGTTATCTTTGCGAGGATCAGCTCTATAATCAAACGTAGCTGGTTCTGTCTGTGACATGAGTTGTTTAACTTCTTCATCCCAATCTCCTGTAAAATTGCAAATTGGAATATGTGTCGGTGGATCACAGTCAGTATCATCTTTATTATCATCAAAATGGTATAAAGAAGTAGCTTTGCAAAATTCAAATAACCCAGCATAATCTTTATATGATACAGGTTCTTTAGTCTTTAAGTTCTTCCACAGTTCATACGGACTTTTATCAAACTTCATATTGAGTTTCTCTGAACAATCATAAAGTATCTTTCATCGCCCTGCTGGTTTTCTTCAAGAGCAAATCTGATAAGCTTAAGATCATTTTCACGCATCAACTCATAGATAAATTCTTGTGTCCATGGGAACCAATCAATAAACATAAAACTAGTCTTATCTTTTGGAATAGGTTTGTGGTCAATTCCGGGATTAAATCTAAAATAGATATATCCACCAATCTTTGTCATGTCTACAATCTTTGCAAACATTTCTCTTATATGTTTTTCATCTGTTCCAAAGTTCAAGCTGCCAAGAGCTAATACTTGGTCATATTGTTTCTTTGGTTCAAACTCTTCGAGAGTCTTCTTAATATCAGCCGCAGGATGATAAGGATCTAGACCTTTAAGATTATTAATCTTATCCTTATAAAAATTATCTCCACACCCTACGTCTAAAACAGACTTAGGATTCTTAGAGTTTGCAAACTTTATAAGGTATTTGCCAGATTCTGGATAAGAATGCTTTGATTTCCACACACCTGAGAAGTATTTTGAGATGTACTTAACATGCATATCATCACAAAAGTCTTTGAGAGTCTCATACTTAGAACTGTCTAAAGAAAACATAAAGTTTTCATCTATCCATTCTTGTGTAAGAAGCTTCTTAAAGTTCTTATTATTGATCTTAGGAAATTCAGATTTAATAAAATTGAGGATTTTCATAGTTTCTCCATAATATAATTGTCACTCTGCCTTATTTATAAATACTTAAAAGGCCTTTCGGAGTTTAAAATGGCAGTACCAGCATCTAGATCACAATTTAAAGAATATTGTCTCCGTACTCTTGGCAAGCCTGTGTTGGAAATCAACGTAGACGATGATCAGGTTGAAGATCGTATAGATCAAGCTCTAAGATACTATTGGGACTATCACTTTGACGGTTCTGAAAAAATATATTATAAGCACCAAGTTACAGCACAAGATAAAACAAATCAATATATAACACTACCTGAAAATATAATTGGTGTAGTTAATATATTTAACATTGGTGATGCTCTAAACACTAACAACATGTTTAACATCAGATATCAAATAGCTCTAAATGATTTATATACACTAACATCTGTCTCTATGGTTCCATATTATATGGCTCTCCAACATATCCAAATGTTGGAGTATCTGTTGGTTGGAAAACAACCATTAAGATATAATAGACATATGGATAAATTACGTATTGATATGGACTGGAATAAATTAGAAGACAATCACTACTTGATTGTTGAAGCTTATGAAGTCGTTGATCCTGACGTATACACAGATGCATGGGGAGATCGCTGGTTAGCACAATATGCTACTGCACTCATTAAAAAACAATGGGGTACAAACCTTAAAAAGTTCGAAGGTATGACACTTCCTGGTGGAATTAAGTTCAATGGTCAAAAGATTTATGATGAAGCAGATGATGAAATCAAAGCTTTAGAAAAAGAAATGATCAGCAGCTATAGTCTGCCAGTAACAGATATGATAGGCTAATGGCTACAAATTTTTATTTTAATAACTTTCAGAATAGTCAAGAACAACTTCTCATTGAGAATCTAATCATTGAGTCCATAAAAATATATGGACAAGATATGTTCTATGTACCAAGAGTTATTAAAAACAAAGATGAGATCTACGGTGCGGATGATATCTCAGAATATACTAGAGCATATCCAGTAGAATTATACATAAAATCTGTAGATGGATTTACGGGTGATGGCAATTTTATGTCAAAATTTGGTCTAGAAATTAGAGATCAAGTTGTATTTTCTATTGCTCAAAGAGTATTTAATGAAGAAGTTGGAATGGATACTACACTTGTTAGACCTAATGAAGGTGACTTAATCTATTTCCCTCTTAATAATAAATTATTTAAGATCATGTTTGTTAATAAGTTTGAAATGTTTTATCAACTTGGAGCACTACAAACTTGGGAACTTACGTGTGAACTTTTTGAATATTCTAGTGAAAAGTTTGATACCGGTATACCAGAGATTGATTCTATACAAAAAAATCTTTCATTAAATGTATTTGATTGGGCGCTCTTAAATGAAGCTGGTGAAAGATTAATAGATGAAAATAGTGATTATATAGTATTAGAAAACTTTACTTTAGAAGATATAGATGATCTTTCTGATAATAGATTCATTCAAAATGAAACTGATGATTTCTTAGACTTTACTGAGAAAGATCCATTCTCTGAGAACGGAACATATTAATGTTTGGGCATACATTTTATTTTAGCACTATAAGAAAATATGTAACTTTATTTGGAACACTGTTTAATGATATTCATATCACAAGAACAGATTCGACAAATACAACAGTAGCTTTACTAAAAGTTCCTCTGGCTTATGCGCCAAAAGAGAAAGTTTTGGCTAGAGTCGATGCTGATCCAAATATAGATAGACAGACTGCTATTACTCTTCCTCGCATGTCTTTCGAAATGATAGATATGAAATATGATGCAAATAGAAAATTAAATACTATTGAAAGAAGAGTTGTAAAAGAACCAAATTCAACTTCAAAATTAAAATATCAATATAATCCTGTTCCGTATAATATCTCTTTTAGACTTTACATTTATGTAAAAAATGCAGAAGATGGTACAAAAATAGTAGAACAAATACTTCCGTTCTTTACTCCTGACTGGACAACTACTGTTCAGCTTATCCCAGAAATGGGAATTAATATGGATATACCGGTAGTATTAGATAATATAAACATTGAAGATTCATATGAGGGAGACTTTGAGAAAAGAAGAGCTCTTATATGGACACTAGATTTTACACTTAAAGGATACATTTATGGTCCTATTAAGAAGTCTGGTGTAATTAAATTTGCAAATACAAACTTCTATATCCCATCTGTTCCAGATGGAGAAATGAGTACAGCTGTAGGTAACACAAATCCATCTGAAAGAGTTACAATAAGACCTGGCCTCACAGCAAATGGTACTCCAACATCAAATGTTGCTGAGTCAGTCTCTCTAGCAGAGATAGAAGCAGATGATGATTTTGGTTATTGCATCAGCATAGAAACTATTATAACAGAATGAGTGAAAAATGTCAACAGCAAATAATGATCCAATAGCTAATGCTTTAGGTGTTAGTCCTATGACAAGTGTTGTAAAGCACTTAGAGAAGACCGCAAATGATGATACTGCTAAAGATGACTTTACTGTAGCACGTGCAAATATACACAATATTATTGAGACTGGTTCAGACGCTCTTGACAAGCTTATGCAGCTTGCTGATCAATCACAATCTGCGCGTGCATATGAAGTTGTAGCTATCTTAATGAAGAACTTACTAGATGCAAATAAAGATCTTCTAGGTATACAGAAGACTATACGAGAAATTCAAGATATTGAAAAGCCTACTAATAACACCACGGTTAATCACAATAATCTATTTGTTGGCTCGACAGCAGAACTTCAGAAAGTAATTCAGGATATGAGAAAGAATGACTGAAGAAGTTTTAATTGAAGGTGGTTATAAAGGTAACGTAAATCTTAAAAGGCGTTCTGTTGAGATACAATGGACTCCAGAACTCGTACAAGAATACGTAAAGTGTGCTAAAGATCCAGTATACTTTATTGAAAAGTATATGAAGATCATCAGTATTAATGAAGGTCTTATAAACTTTAAGCTATATGATTACCAAAAAGAAATGGTAAAATCTATGGCTGAAAATAGATATACTGTCATAGCCACAGCTCGTCAGGCTGGTAAGTCAACTACTACTTGTGGATTTATCCTTTGGTATATCATATTTCATGCAGATAAGACTGTTGCACTTCTTGCTAACAAGGGTGATACTGCTAGAGAAATTCTTGGTCGTATTCAGCTCGCATATCAGCACCTTCCAAAGTGGTTACAACAGGGTATTATTGAATGGAATAAAGGTTCATTTGTTCTTGAAAATAATTCGAGAGTAATAGCAGCTGCTACATCTTCTGACGCAATTCGTGGTTATTCTATTAACCTTCTATTCATCGACGAAGCGGCGTTCATTGACACATGGGATGAATTCTTTACATCGGTTTATCCTACTATTTCATCTGGTAATGATTCTAAGATTGTACTTGTTTCTACTCCAAATGGTCTCAATCATTTCCATAAGATATGGGTTGAAGCAGAACAACAAAAGAATCAATATAAACCTATCAAAGTCATGTGGTATGATGTTCCGGGCAGAGATGATAAGTGGAGAGAAGACACTATAGCTGCTATGAGTTTCGATACTGAAAAGTTCGAACAGGAATATTGTGTAGAATTTCTTGGTAGTTCTGGTACACTCATAGCAGGTTGGAAATTAAAAGAACTTGTGTCAAAAATACCAATCTTTGATAAAAATGGTGTTAAACAATATGTAGAACCCATGCAAGGACATTCGTATGTCATGGTCGTGGACGTTTCTAGAGGCAAAGGCTTAGACTATTCTGCATTTCAAGTGATAGATGTTACCAAGATGCCTTATGAACAAGTTTGTACTTTTAGAGATAATATGATAACACCAACAGATTATTGTTCAATTATTCATAGGATTAGTAGATCATATAACAATGCATCAGTTCTTGTAGAAATCAATGATATTGGTGGTCAAGTATCCGATATGTTATATTATGAATATGATATGGATACTCTTTTATCTTCAGAAAATGATGGTAGAGCTGGTAAAAGAATTTCTTCAGGCTTTAGCGGTTCTAGTGCTGATAAAGGAATTAGAACAACTAAAACTGTGAAATCTGTTGGCTGTTCAATCATGAAATTATTAATAGAACAAAATCAACTAATTATTAATGATCATGAAACTATTCATGAACTCTCTGTCTTTTCAAGAAAAGGAAAGTCATATGAAGCAGAATCAGGAAATCATGATGACTTGGTTATTGGTCTAGTACTTTTTGCTTGGCTTTCAGATCAACATTATTTTAGAGAAATGACAGATATCAACACTTTGACAAAGATTAGAGACAAAGATGATGAACAAATAGCAAGTGAATTAACACCTTTTGGATTCTTCAGTGAAGGAGAAGATGAACCAGATCTAGATCTTCCAAAGGGTGAAAATTGGATGTGGGCTAATGAGAGACTGACATGAAGAATGCTTTTTTATAAATAAATTAAAATATTAGTATTTAATATTCCATTATGGAAGGAGAGAAAAATGCCATTTCAAGTTAGCCCTGGTGTAAATGTTTCTGAAATCGACCTAACTACAGTTGTTCCTGCAGTATCTACTACTGAAGGCGCTATAGCTGGTATTTTCAGATGGGGACCAGTAGACAAGAGAGTATTAATAGACTCTGAAAATTCACTAGTAAATCGTTTCGGCAAGCCATATAGAAACTATGCAGAAGAAACATGGTTTACTGCAGCAAACTTCTTATCATATGGTAACAAGCTATATGTAGTTCGTGTTGCAAATACGACTTCAGACGCAGCAAACGTAGGTACATTAAGTGCTCTTGCTAACGTCGGTAACGTTTCAAACACTATAGCTCAGATCGTTAAGAATGATGATGACTATGAAACAAAAGATGGCACTTTTGATTCAGACGTTCTTTACGTAGCTAGATATCCTGGTGCGATTGGCAACTCACTCAGAATTTCTGTTTGTGATACTGCAAATGCTTTTAATTCAACAGTTCAGCTTTCAAACGTAGAAAATGACTATAGCGGTACAATTACTGCTAACTCATCTGGTATCACAGTCTCTGTGGGTGCAAATAGTGTAACATTCAATACAAATACAGGTATTGATGCAAATGGTTTCATTAGTATTGCTTCAAATCCAGTTGGCAATGGAACATATGTTAAGTATCTAACAGCAGCTGGCAACACAGCTCCAACAGGTTTAACAAATAACTCATTATATCTGGTTATTTCTTCAAATAGCTCAGGTATCCAGCTAGGTAACACAAGTTATTTTGCAAACGCTGTCTCATTCAACGCAAATTCATCTGTAAATGATACAGACGAAACAATCGCAATTGCTTCTGCAAATACAAAATATGCAGTTGGAGACAAAGTACTTTATACTGTTGCTGCAGGTAATACTGCTGTTGGTGGATTAGCTAACGGTACAAATTACTGGATTTCATTTGCTAACACAACTGTTGTTGCTCTTTCTGCAACTTATGGCGGCGCAAATGTGAACATAACAAAGGGTGCAACAGAATCTGGTCATAGCTTAACAGCTGTTGAAAGACTTATTATTCCAACACCAAAAGCAAACTCAGAAAGTCATACTTTTGTTGCATGGAGTTTAGCACAAACAGCAATTGCTTCAGTTCAATCATCTATTGCTAATGGCGACGTAATTAAAGTTGGCAACAGTTCAATCGGTGAACAGTATATGAAGATCACTGCTGTTGGTTCAACAGTAACTACAACAAATACAACTCTATCAATAAGCTTAACATCTGAAGATAATTACAGACTTAAGTCTGCATATACTTCAGATACTGTTGAACGTTATTGGGAATTCTATAATTTAGTAGATAGAGCACCAGGGCAGTCTGAGTATCAGGCAGAGTTTGGAAATACATCAGCAAATGATGAACTTCATGTTGTTATCGTAGATGACAATGGCAAGTTTACAGGTGTTGCTGGTCAAGTACTTGAAGTTTATAGAAACTTGTCTCGTGCTGAAGATGCTAAGACAAATGATGGCGCTTCACAATACTACAAGACAGTTCTAAACGATCAGTCAAACTATGTATGGTGGGCAAATGATAGAAGCAATGCTTCATCAAATTCTGCAACAAGCTTAGCTAATTCAACTAACGATCTTCCACTATCACAATCTTTTGCTGGTGGTCATGATGGTTATTCAGAATTAAACGCTCCTTTATCTCTCATTGCAATGGGTTATGATAAATTTGCATCTGCTGAAGATGTTGATGTATCTCTAATTCTTCAGGGTAAAGGCAAAACAAATGCAGATCTTGCTAACTATATCATAGATAATATCTGTGAAGTAAGAAAAGATTGCGTAGCATTCGTTTCACCACTCAAGAATGACGTTGTTAATAATTCAGGAAGTGAATTAGATGCTATCCTTGACTTCAAGAATAGTGTAAGAAGTACTTCTTATGCTGTAGTTGATTCTGGATATAAGTATCAATACGATAAGTATAACGATGTTTATCGTTGGGTGCCTCTAAACGGTGATATCGCTGGTCTCTGTGTTCGCACAGATAACACAAATGATCCTTGGTGGTCACCAGCTGGTTTCAACCGTGGTAATATCAAGAATGTTGTTAAGTTGGCTTTCAATCCAAATAAAGCTGAAAGAGATCAGCTTTATAAAGCAGGTGTAAACCCAGTAGTTGCTTTCCCTGGACAAGGCATTGTACTATTCGGTGATAAGACTGCTCTTAATAAGCCATCTGCATTTGATAGAATCAATGTTCGTCGTCTATTCATTGTTCTTGAAAAGGCAATTGCTACAGCTGCTAAGTTCACACTCTTCGAATTCAACGATGAATTCACAAGAGCACAATTTAGAAACTTAGTAATTCCTTATCTAAGAGATGTTAAGGGTCGTCGTGGTATCACTGACTTCTATGTTGTATGTGATCAAACAAACAACACACCAGAAGTTGTTGATCGTAACGAATTTGTTGGCGATATCTATATTAAGCCAGCTCGTTCAATTAACTTCATCCAGTTGAACTTCGTTGCAGTTAGATCCGGTGTAGCATTCTCTGAAGTTGTTGGCAAGTTCTAATAAATAGATTAAACAAAGGAGTCTAACAAATGGCTTTTAATATAGACGCATTTAAATCACAGGGACTAGCTTTTGGTGGTGCAAGACCAACGCTATTTAGAGTTCTTATGGAATTTCCGGTTTCTATAGCCGGAGATACACAAAGAGCAAGTTATCTAATTAGATCAACATCATTGCCATCATCATCTGTATCTTCAATTCCTGTTCCATATTTTGGTCGAAAGATCAAGATTGCTGGAGATAGAGACTTTGAAGATTGGTCCGTAACAGTAATGAATGACGAAGATTTCGGTCTTCGTAATTCATTCGAAGCATGGTTAAACTTAATTAATACACATGTTTCAAACAGAATTGGCAGTGGCGTTTCTGGTCCTAACGGAAGTGCCCCTGACATCTATAAAGTTGATCTTATTGTTCAACAGTTCTCGAAGGCTGGTCCTTCAAATGAATCTGGTGTTATCAGACAATACAAGTTTAATGGAGCATTCCCAACATCCGTTGGCGCTATCTCATTAGATTGGGATTCAACAAATACAGTAGAATCTTTTGATGTTACGTTCTCATACGATTATTGGGAACCTCTAGCAACTGAAACATCACCAATATATAACGTTGAATTAAATCCAGCTTAATTTGACACTATTTTTATTATGAGTACTAAACAAAGTAGGTATTGATGGCACAATTATTTGGATTTGAATTCAAAAGATTAGAAAAAGACGACCAGCTCCCATCGTTTGTTCCAAAAGAAAACGATGATGGAGCTGTCGTTGTTTCAGCTGGTGGTTCTTATGGGACTTATGTCGACTTAGATGGCACTGTAAGAACCGAAGCAGAACTTGTATCAAAATATAGAGAAATGGCTATACAGCCAGAAATAGATGCTGCAGTAGATGAAATTATTAATGCATCTATCTGTGTTGATGAAAATGAAATAGTTAAAATAGATTTAGATAATACAAATTTAGATAGTAAAATAAAAAAAGCTGTAGATTATGAATTTAAAAATGTTTTAAATTTGATAGATTTTAATAATACTGCCTATGACACTTATAAGAGATGGTATATTGATGGAAGATTGTACTATCATGTAGTCATAGATGACAAAGATACAAAGTCTGGTATTAGAGAAATAAGATATATTGATCCACGTAAGATTAGAAAAGTAAAAGAAGTTTCTAAAAAAAGATCTAAGAATAGTGAAGTCACACTAACAAAGACTGAAGCAGAATATTATATTTTCAATGACAGAGGATTTAATGTTGGCAACAAAAATATAGGACCAACAACACATCAGTCTGGTTTAAAAATTGCAAAAGATTCAATCATACATGTAACATCAGGTTTGACAGATACGTATGGGACAATGGTCTTATCACATCTTCACAAAGGTATTAAGCCTTTAAATCAGCTTCGTACACTAGAAGATGCTACAGTAATTTATCGTATTTCACGTGCTCCAGAACGTCGTCTATGGTATATCGACGTTGGTAACTTGCCTAAGATGAAGGCAGAGCAGTACGTAAGAGAAATCATGGTTAAACACAAGAATCGTCTTGTTTATGATGCTGCTTCCGGTGAGATTAGAGACGATAGAAAATTCATGACGATGTTGGAAGATTATTGGCTTCCACGTCGCGAAGGCGGAAGAGGTACGGAGGTTACTACCCTTCCTGCCGGTCAAAATTTAGGCGAGATGGAAGATGTACTTTACTTCCAAAAGAAACTTTATAGATCACTGAATGTTCCTGTAAGCAGATTAGAACAAGAAAATACTGGATTTAATCTTGGAAGATCATCTGAAATTACAAGAGAAGAAGTAAAATTTGCTAAGTTTATTTCTAGACTTAGAAGAAAATTCTCTACATTGTTCTTGAGTCTATTAGAAAAACAACTCGTTCTTAAGGGCATCATGACAATTGAAGAATGGAAAGCATATTCAAAAGTTATAACTTTTGATTTTGCAAATGATGGTTTCTTCAAAGAATTAAAAGACAATGAAATTACAGTAGCAAGATTAGATACGTATAATGCTATAGCACCTCTAATTGGAAAATATTATTCTCATAGCTGGGTAAGAAAGAATATCTTACAACAGACTCGTGAAGATATAGATGAGATGAATCAAGAAATAATGGCAGAACAAATGGATCCTATATTAAATCCACCTATGGTTGATGATGGATCTGGTAATTTGGTGCCAAATCCATCTTCTGCTCAAAATATTTCTGCACCAGCAGATTCTGGCGGTGATTCTAGCAAATTAACTCAAGCTACAAATACTTATCAACGCTTAATAAATAAAGATAATAAATCTTTACAAGATCAAGCCAAATTGAAGTCTGCGTCGCAGATCATAGCAAAAAGCGGTGATCCTAGAGCAAAACAAATTTTACAGAAATATAATGCTGGAGTTAAATTATGACAGACAATGTTGATACATTAAAAGATATGATCCATCATGCTGTGGATGAAAAGCCACTTGACTTTCAAGATAAGTTTAATTCTATGCTAGTTGATAGAATAGCAGATGCTATAAATAATAAAAAAATTGAAGTAGCTCAGAGCATGTTTAGTTCTGAAACAGAATCGGAATCGGAAGAAGAAGTATCTACAGAAGACTCAACTGACGAAGATTCTACCGAAGAATTGGAATCAGATACAGAGGAAACACAGGAAAATGGCGAAGAATCTTAGAGATATTGTAAGCAAAAATGCTGGTAGAGATGTTCCTAAGGGAGAAGAAGATTTTCTCGCTACACATACTTATGCCGATCCTGGTGATGTTAATAAAAATAAAAATGTATTTAAAGCTGACAATGTAAAGCCAGAAGCTAAAGTTCAAAAGAATGATCCAGGTAAAAGACACGGTTATCGTAGTGTAGAAGCAGCAGCTGCAGCTTATGAAGAAACTGAAGTTGAAGAACAACAAAATAAAACAAAAAAAAGCAAGTCTGGAAAACTTGGTTCTGAAGACGATAGAAATGTAGATTCACCAACATATGGGTATTCTACAGGTTCAACAGGAGTTTCTGAACAAGTTGATGGAACAGAAACTGCTGCGCAGAGAAGATGGTATCAAAATGTACCAAGAAAACCAGATGGCGTATATACACAGACAATGTCTGGAGTTTTACCAGCACATCCATCGCCAGTTCAAGGTGGAGGAGTTGATACACAACCAGAAGCTCCACAAAATCAACCAAATTGGATTTCACCTAGACAAGAATGGTTAAACAATCGTAAACCAAAGCGTGCAGTCAGTGAAGCAAAATGTAATATGACTGCAGAAAATGTAAATTGTCCAGTTCACGGTCTTAAAGAATGTTGGAAAGAAGATACATTCTATCATGGTAAAGAACTTGGTGAAAGAGAAATGTCTGATGCTGAGATGAAGAAGCGTGAAGATATTGTTAAAGGAATGAAGAAAAACATTGCAGGATTTAAGCAGAGATACGGTGAAAAAGCAAAGTCTGTTATGTATGCTACTGCAACTAAAAAGGCAATGTCATGATTGTTGTTAAAGCTCTTTCAAATACAGTTAGTATTGGTTCTGCTAACACAGTTTCAGATGCTAAATTAGTCATGGTCAGTAATCCTGGAGCTCATGGTAACGTTGCTATTCAGTATGCAAATGGAACTCAATACGCTAGTGTACCAGTTGGAAATACTTTTCCAGTAATCATAGAAAAAACTACTACAGATTTATTAGTTGGTACTAATATGTTTGCAGTTGAAGTAGCATATAGGAACTAAGATGAAACTCATAGCAGAACAAATAGTAGATGTACAATATATCTCTGAAGCAAAAGAAAATGGTGAAAAAGAACATTTCATTAAAGGTATATTCTTACAGGCTGAACAAAAAAATCGTAATGGTAGAATTTACAGAAAACCAATTCTAGAAAAAGAATTGGACAGATATGTTAGAGAAAATGTAAGCAATAACAGAGCGTATGGTGAGCTTGGTCATCCACAAGGACCGTCAATTAATTTAGATCGTGTTTCACACATGATCACTGAATTAAAATGGTCGGGCAATGATGTTATTGGAAAAGCAAAAATTACAGAAACACCAATGGGAAATATAGTTAAAGGCTTATTAAAGTCTGGAGCTAATTTAGGTGTTTCATCAAGAGGTATGGGATCTCTAGTAGAAAAAAATGGAATCATGGAAGTGCAAGACGATTTTCATCTTGCAACAGCAGCAGATATTGTTGCCGATCCATCTGCACCAAATGCATTTGTTCAAGGTATCATGGAAAACGTAGATTGGGTCTATGATGAAAAGAACGGTATATGGATTCAAGAAACAGCAGAAAAAATTAAGACTCAATTGAAGAAGATGAAAATGGATGAGATTGAAGCAAATAAATTTGCTGTTTTCGAGAATTTCATTAACAGTATTTCACAAGGTAAAAGACTTATCTAAATAAGATAATTATATAAATAATTATTAAAAATACTAAGGAGATCCTTAAAATGAGTAAAGAACTAGAAAATAAAGAAATTGAAGTAACAGAGGGTGCAGAAGCTATTGATGAAGCTTCTTCTGCTGCTGATACTCTAAAGCCTGCTGCAATGTCAGTAGCAGATCCAAAGTCAAGAGTTGAAATCATGAAGTCAATGATTGGTGCAATGGCTGAAATGCCAAAGCGCGATCTTGTTAAGTGGTTTGATCAGACACAAGCACAGTTTGGTCCTGGTAAGGATTATGGTGTTGGCGACAACTCAGCTAAGAATAAAGCTTCTGTAGCTATGAAGTCATCAATCAGAGAAGATTTTGAAGTCATGTTTGAAGGTCAAGATCTTTCTGAAGAATTTAAAGAAAAAGCAACAACTCTTTTTGAAGCTGCAATTTCTTCTGCAATTTCAGTAGAAACAGCAAGATTAGAAGAAGAAATGGAACAGCGCCTAGCTGAGAAAGCTTCTGAAATCGAAGAGATGATGGCCGGCAAGTTAGACTCATATCTTGATTACGTTGTAGAATCATGGATGAAAGATAATGAAGTAGCGATTGAATCTGCACTTCGTAACGAGATTATGGAAGAATTCATTAGTAGCCTTAAGAATGTATTCGAAGAACATTATATTTCTGTACCAGCAGAAAAGACTGATGTTCTAGAATCACTAGTAGCAAAGGTTGAAGAACTAGAAGCAAAACTAGATGAGGTTATTACTGAAAATAGTGAACTTAAGTCTAATGTTGTAGATCATGAAAAGAACGATGTGTTTGAGTCACTTTGTTCAGATCTTGCTCTCACACAAGTAGAAAAGTTCCGCGCGCTTTCAGAAGGCATCGACTTTGACGGTGACCTTGACACGTACTCAAAGAAACTTTCAATCATTAAAGAAAGCTTCTTTAAGACATCTGAAAAGGCGCCCACACAAACTGTAGTAACTGAAGAGTTCGAAGAACAGGAAGCTTCTACAGATGTGGTCTATACTGATCCACGTGTCAAGTCATACGTGCAGGCAATCTCAAGAACGATTAAAAGATAAAATAGTATAAATAATTTAGAACCTTCGCTAAAAGGAGAAAGATAAATGTTAGTAGAAGAAATTCAAAAGAAATGGGCGCCAATCCTAGAGCATTCAGACCTTAATCCAATTAAGGATGCTCATAAGCGTCAGGTAACTGCTCAGCTTCTTGAAAATACAGAAAGAGCTCTTCGTGAGTCAGGTGCTCACAGCCAGTTCCTTCTTTCAGAAGCATCACCAATTCCAGCAAACTTCATGGGCGCATCAAGCTCAGACGCTTCAACAGGCGCAATCGATACTTTCGATCCAGTATTGATTTCTCTTGTACGTCGTGCAATGCCTAACCTCATTGCTTATGACATTGCTGGCGTTCAGACAATGACAGGTCCAACAGGACTTATCTTCGCAATGCGTTCACGTTACGCATCACAGTCTGGCACAGAAACATTCTACAACGAAGTTAACACAGCATTCTCTTCTGTAACATCAGGTGCTAACACACTTGGTCAGAAGCATGTTGGTACACTTCCAGGTGTTTCTAACAACGCTGCAAACGGTGCTTATAACTTCGGTTCAGGCATGTCAACAGCTCAGGCAGAAGCTCTCGGCACTGATTCCAACTCAGCATTCGCTGAAATGGCATTCAGCATTGAGAAGGTGACTGTAACAGCTAAGTCACGTGCTCTCAAGGCAGAATATACAATGGAACTCGCTCAGGATCTTAAGGCAATTCACGGCCTTAATGCTGAAACAGAGCTTTCAAATATTCTTTCAGCTGAAATCATGGCTGAAATCAACCGTGAAGTTGTTCGTACAATCAACGTAACAGCTCAGTCAGGTGCACAAGAAGGCACAACAACTGCAGGTATCTTCGACCTCGATACAGACTCAAACGGCCGTTGGTCAGTTGAAAAGTTCAAGGGTCTTATGTTCCAGCTTGAAAGAGAAGCCAACCAAATTGCTAAGAACACACGTAGAGGTAAGGGTAACATTGTTATCTGTTCTTCTGACGTTGCTTCAGCACTTCAGATGGCAGGTGTTCTTGATTACACACCAGCTCTCAACAGCAACAATCTTCAGGTAGACGACACAGGTAACACATTCGCTGGTGTTCTTAACGGTCGCCTTCGTGTTTACATCGATCCATATGCAATCGGTGGCAACTACCTCACTGTTGGTTATAAGGGTGCATCAGCATTCGACGCTGGTCTCTTCTACTGCCCATACGTTCCTCTTCAGATGGTTCGTGCAGTTGACCAGAACAGCTTCCAGCCAAAGATCGGCTTCAAGACACGTTACGGAATGGTTGCAAACCCATTCGCTGAAGGTGCTACAGCCGGCGCTGGTGCGCTTACAAAGGATTCTAACGTCTACTATCGTAGAGTTATCGTTAACAACCTTATGTAATAAAGAACCGGGTCTACCGGTCGCCTATAAAGGGAGCCTTCGGGCTCCCTTTTTTTATATAAATAGTATAAAATGAGGAGTCACATGGCAGCTATAGAAAATACACCAACAAATCCAAATTTTCTTTCACCGCTTAATTTTAAGTTTTCAATTAAGCGCGCGCCTCACATTAACTTCTTTATTCAAAAAATTAGTATACCGTCTTTAAACTTGCCATCATATAATTCTCCTAATCCATTTGTTAAAATACCGGAACCCGGTGAACACATAGATTATGGAGATCTTGAACTTACATTTAGAGTAGATGAAAATTTAAAAAACTATTTAGAAATTCACAATTGGATACGTGCATTAGGAAAACCTAAAGACTTCTCTGAGTATAGAGCTCTTTCTCAAAATAAAAACTATACTGGTGATGGTATAAGATCTGATATATCTTTAACAATACTATCAAGCGCTAAAAATGCAAACTATGAAATAGTATTCACCGATGCTTATCCATATGAATTAAGCAAACTTACATTTGATACTACTGACCAAACGGTAGACTATATCGAAGCTTCAGCCACATTTAAATACGTTTTATTTGAAATAAAAGATATTTAAACATTTACAAATAGTTATTTGCGTGGTAATATAAAGAATATTATCAACAAGAGATACGTCATGAAGATTGAAGATATAGTTGAGATGTGGGCAAGTGATACTAAGATTGATAGTACCGAGCTAGCTGCCGAGAGTCTAAAGATCCCTGCACTACATAATAAATATTATCGTGTCTTCTTAGAAGAAAGACTTCGTCTTAAAAAGATGGAGTCAGAACTTAAATCTTTAAAGCTCGACAAGTATGAGTTTTATACTTTGGGACCTACTAAAGAAACACAAGAAAAAGGTTGGCAATTGCCAGCTAAGGGTATTATCTTAAAGCAAGATATCCCAATGTACATGGATGCTGATAAAGATATCATAGAAATGAATCTTAAAGTAGCATACCAGAATGAAAAAGTAGAATTGTTAGAGACTATTATCAAGTCTATTAGTAACAGAAACTTTATCATTAAGAACGCTATTGATTGGAACAGATTTGTTATGGGTGGTTAATTGGATTCAGTTGAGATAAGTCGTCACGACGAAGTTTATATAAAGGTAAGATGCGAACCAGGTGTTGCTCAAGAACTGAGTGATTACTTTACATTCTTCGTGCCCGGTTATAAATTCATGCCAGCTTATAAGAATAAGTTTTGGGATGGTAAGATACGTCTATTTAATCCATTGACTTGTCTCATATACACTGGTCTCATGCCATATGTTGAAAAATTCTGTAAAGAAAGAAATTATCTTGTAGATTATATAGATGATTTTTCTTGTGAAGAATTTTCTTTGAAAGAAGCAAAAGACTTTGTTGCAAAGATTAAACCAACGATGCAACCAAGAGATTATCAGCTAGATGCTTTTGTATACGCTGTAAGAAATAGAAGAGCTCTTCTATTATCGCCGACGGCATCTGGTAAATCATTTATCATTTACTTACTAACGAGATACTACAATGCCCGTACTCTTATTATTGTGCCAACTACTTCTTTGGTTAGCCAACTTGCTTCTGATTTTGCCGATTATGGCTTTGAATCTGATAGGTATGTACATAGAATATTCTCAGGACAAGATAAACAAACAGATAAACCAATTGTCATCTCAACATGGCAATCGATTTACAAGTTGGATAAAAAGTATTTCGAACAGTTTGATGTGGTCATAGGCGATGAAGCGCACTTATTTAAAGCATCTTCTCTTACTTCTATTATTTCCAAGTTGCATCGCTGCCGTTATAAGTTTGGCTTTACGGGTACTCTCGACGGGACTCAAACCCATAGATTGGTTTTAGAAGGCCTGTTTGGAGCAGTAAAGAAGGTTATATCTACATCAGAACTTATAGAACAAAAGTATCTTGCTGATTTTAGTATCAAAGCAATCGTACTTAAATATCCTGATGAAATAAAGAAGATGTTGAAAGATGCATCTTATCAGGATGAAATAGATTATATTGTTCGTAATGATGCAAGAAACAGATTTATCAAAAATTTAGCATTATCATTGGATAATGGAAACACACTATTACTTTTTCAATACGTAGAGAAGCATGGTAAAATACTCTATGATATGATTAAAAATGATGCTGGTGATAGAAAGATATTCTTTGTATCCGGCGAAGTAGATGGAGAAGAACGTGAGCAAATTCGTAAGATTGTTGAAACAGAACAGAATGCAATTATCGTCGCTAGTTACGGGACTTTCTCTACCGGCGTTAACATTCGCAACCTGCATAACGTTATATTTTCTTCTCCTTCGAAGTCACGGATAAGAAACTTGCAGTCGATTGGACGTGGATTAAGAAAGTCAGAGACCAAGACATCAAGCACGCTGTATGATATAGCAGATGATTTAACTTGGAAATCAAAAAAGAATCATACTCTTTTACACTTCATTGAGAGAATAAACATTTACAATGAAGAAAAATTTGAGTATAAGATATATACAGTAGGATTAAAAGCATGACTCACGTTCTAGTAAAACTTACTAATAGAGATGATATCGTTGGAGTATTAGATACTGAAAATGATAATGCAGTAATCATTAAAGACCCAATGATACTAGTTATTAAGCAAGATGATAATGACGAGACTGGTGCAATATTAATAAATTATATTCCATTTTCATCTCAAAATTATGTAGCTTTAAACAAGACAAACATTATCTCTATTATAAATTTAAGTGAAGACATGATTAAATATTACTTCGCTTCTAGAATCTACTGTTATAGAACTTTCGATAAAAATTTTACAGCAAATCTGAAAAGATCTACGGAATACTTAGAAAACTATTTAAGTCAAAAACCAAAGAAAAAACCTAATTTAAAAGATGATGTTGTAAAATTTTATATGTCTCAACCAGCAAGCAATACGGTAAATTAATGGCAACAAAGCATTACGTTAACAATAAGACATTATATGAGCATATGAAAGTATATCATGAAAAGCTTATGTTGTCTAAAGAAAACAATCAACCAAAACCACCCATTCCCAATTATATTGGTGAGTGTGTTCTTCTTATTTGTACTAAGCTATCATATAAACCAAACTTCATGAACTATTCATATAGAGATGACATGATTGCAGATGGTATTGAAAACTGCATTGCTTCTGTAGATAATTTTAATCCTGCAAAATCGACTAATCCATTTGCATACTTTACACAGATTGCGTGGAATGCATTTCTTCGCAGGATTGCAAAAGAAAAGAAACAAACATATATTAAACATAAGAACTTCGAAAACCAGTTTACCAATGAAGAAATGGATTCTATCTTTCATGATAGACAAGCTGCTGTTGGCAGCCATACAAATGAATACTCTTCTGAAATCATTCGTTCTTTCGAAGAGAAAGAACTATTGACAAAACAGAAGAAAAAGAATAAGTTAGAAGAACTCATGATTGAAAATAATGTGGAGATTGAAGATGAACTTGAAGCATAATATGCATCTTGTTCCTCAGATTGTGCAAGATCTGGTGGAAAGTGCATTCAATGAAACAAAACATGAAAATGAAAGAACAAACTATATTCATCGGATTGAAGCAATCCGTGATTATTGCAATGCAGCAGTCAACAAGTATAATACTGCTAGACCAATTAACAAGCCTAATACGAGAGTCATGCGTTGAAGATTGCTCTAATTACCGATACCCATTGGGGTGTTCGCAATGACGGCGTTGCTTTTCTCGATAATAGTAAACAATTTATTGACAGCATTTTTCTTCCTACTTTGGAACAGGAAGGAGTATCAACAATCTGCCATCTGGGTGATCTTGTTGACCGTCGTAAGTACATTAATATTAACACTGCTAGGCGTCTTCGACAAGACTTTCTGGACCCAATTGCAGGACGCAATTATGATGTACATATCATTGCTGGAAACCATGATACTTACTATAAAAACACAAATTCTGTAAATGCTCTTAACGAACTCGTTAGGGGTCAATACCCATTTCATATCTATGATCAACTTCCAAGAGAAGTTGACTTTGATGGTCTCATCGTATTGATGTTGCCTTGGATATGTGATGAGAATAGAAAACTAACTTTGGAGAAGATTCGTGGAACAAACGCGCAAGTCTGTTTTGGACATCTTGAACTCGCTGGATTTGAAATGTACAGGGGGTCGATGGTGTCGCACGGTGACGATGCTAGCATTTTTAATAAGTTTGATCTTGTTTGCTCTGGTCATTATCATCATAAGTCCTCTTCTGGCAATATTCATTACCTTGGCAATCATGGTGAGTTTACTTGGAGCGATTATAATGATCCTAAGGGATTTCATATCTTTGATACTGAAACGAGAGATCTAAAATTTATTAGAAATCCATATACCATCTTTGAAAAGATATGGTATAATGATACCAACTATACTATTGAAGATATAGCTTCTCATGAATACGAGAAGTATAAGAATAAGATAATTAAAGTCATTGTACAAAATAAAACTAACCCATATTGGTTTGATATGTTTGTTGATAATCTCGAGAAGTCTGGTATCTTAGAACTTCAGGTAGTTGAAGATCATCTAAATCTTAATCTAGAACAAGATGAAGATATTGTTAATGAAGCTGAAGATACACTAACTATCTTTAAGAATTATATCGGTCAGATTAATACGACAGATGATATTAAACAAAAGATAGAAAATACTGTACACTCTCTATATGCTGAGGCGTTGTCTGTTGAATGATTGTTTTTAAAAAGATTAGATGGAAAAACTTCTTAAGTACAGGTAATATTTTTACTGAAATAGAACTTAATAAGTCTGCAACTACACTCATCGTTGGTGAAAATGGAGCCGGCAAATCTACTTTGCTGGATGCTTTGTCATTTGCGCTTTTCAATAAACCATTTAGAAAGATCAACAAACCATTACTTCTAAACTCTATTACAAAGAAAGATCTTGTAGTAGAGATTGAATTCTCTATTGGTTCTAATAACTATAAGATTGTTAGAGGCATAAAACCAAATATCTTCGAAGTATATCAGAATGGCACTCTGTTAAATCAGTCTGCTGATAGTAAAGACTATCAAGATATCTTAGAGAAACAAATCTTAAAGATTAATTTTAAATCTTTCTGCCAAGTTGTTGTTCTTGGATCTGCATCATTCGTGCCATTTATGTCTCTTCCTGCCGGTCAACGTAGAGAGATTATTGAAGATCTATTGGATCTACAGATCTTTACTAGTATGAATACGATCCTTAAGCAAAGGATTACAACAAATGCTGAAGATCTTATTAAGCAAGAAGCTAAGAAGACTATTGTTGAAGAAAAGATTAAACTTGTTAAGAAGCATCTTATAGAACTGCAAAATAATAATGAAAAGATTATTAGTGAAAAGAATGAACGTATAGATCAAACTAATATACAGATTGAAGATCTGAATACCGTATATTGGGATATGGAAAATAAAAGAAAAGATCTTGAAGAAAAGATGGTAGATGAAAAAGAACTAGCATCTTCAATGAAAAAGCTTACAGCTCTAAAGCATAAGTTTGAAGCACACCTGTCATCTCAGAGAGAACAGATAAAGTTCTTTACTGATCATGATAATTGTCCTACCTGCAAGCAAGAGATCAATGAAACATTCAAGTGTGATATGGTTCAGAGTAATCAAGAACGAGTCAAAGAATTAGAAGAAAACCTAGAACTTGTTGCTAAGAATTATGTAGAGACTAATGATAAGATCAATGAGTTGATGAATATCCAAGCTGAGCTAAACAGCACAAAGATGGAACTACATAAACTAGCTACAAAGATTACTTCACTGATTGAATATAGAACTCAGCTCGAGACTGAAATCAATAGTATCCAAAAAACAGTGACAGAAGACAATTCTGATCAACTAAATAAATTAATAGATGAACTTAAAGAAGCAGAAGATGTATTGACTGAGTTGCATGATCTTAAACAAACATATCAAGCAGTATCAGTCTTGTTAAAAGATGGCGGTATTAAAGCAAAGATTATCAAACAATATATCCCAATTATTAATAAGCTTATTAATAAGTATCTTTCTTCTATGGACTTCTTTGTTCAGTTTGAACTTAATGAGGAATTCAATGAAACTATCAAATCTAGATTTAGAGACGAGTTTAGCTATGCTTCGTTCTCCGAAGGAGAGAAGATGCGTATTAACCTTGCTATACTTTTCACTTGGCGTGCTGTTGCTAAGCTGCGTAACTCTATCTCTACAAATATTCTTATCATGGATGAAGTAATGGATTCTTCACTTGATTCGAATGGCACAGAAGAGTTTATGAAAGTATTAACACAACTTACCACTGATACAAATACATTTATTATTAGTCATAAGACTGATCAATTGTATGATAAGTTTACATCAGTAATTAAGTTTGAAAAGCATAAAAATTTTAGTAAAGTAGCATGATGGAAAAAAGACTCTTATTATATTTTGGTGGCAATAAGCCAAGAGACAAAGCTCTTGGTCTTCCTACATGGATACCTATAACAAAAAGACCATTTATTCAGTCTGTTAATAGAGTTAATCATTCTATTGGAGAATATATAAATCCATTTAAATCAGTTATAGCTACTGAAACTATAGAAGATCTTTTAAAACTAAAAAATAATACTTTATCATTCGAAGATCAAGCGCATTATACAGCTTTGCAGATCAAAGAAAAAACACAAGATTCTAAGATATTCTTGATGTATAGCGGTGGGATAGATAGTACTAGTGCGCTGGTTGCTATCATGAATACATGGAGCAAAGAAGATCTAGAACGAGTTTTTATTTTAATGTCTTATAGATCTATTGAAGAATTTCCAGATATGTGGAAAACTATAAATCAACATTTTAAAGGAAGAATAATCAATTCTCTAATTAATACAGATAAATTTTTAGACGAAGGATATATGATAACTGGTGAATTTGGAGATCAGTTATTTGGAAGTGATATTGTAATTCCACTAGTTGGAAAATATGGAGACGAAGGAATACATCTTCCTTGGCAAAATAATATTAATAATTTTTATAAAGATTTATTTGGAAGTACATTTTCTAAAAATGTAGATTTGTTTGTTGATAAGTATGCACAGACATTAGAATACTCACCATTTAAAATAAGCAGTTGTTTTGATTTTCTTTGGTGGTTTAATTTTACTAATAAATGGCAATTGGTAAAATACAGAATGCTTGAACAAAAAAGATTTCAAGATCCTAGAACTAGTTTTTCAAAAATTATACACTTTTTTGACACACCAGAATTTCAGAGATGGTCGCTAGATAATCAAGATCAGAAAATACAAAATACATTAATTTCTTATAAATATAGTGCAAAAGAGTTTATAGTTAAGCATACTAAATATACAGACTATCTAAAAAAACCAAAAGTAGGAAGCCTACAGTTTATTTGGAGTAACTTTGATAAAAGTTATGCTTTTGATCAAGACTTCAATGAAATGACTCACGAAGAAGTTATAGGATGTGTTAATGATTATGGAAGACCAGATTGAATACGACTTGTATGGTAGATTGTGTTATCCGGATGATGAATCTAGATATTACATTTATATCGGTTCTGATAGAAGAATTATAAAAATTAGAGAATATACACACTGGTATACTCCAGTCAGAGAGTTTAAATTTTTTACTTTTGATGGTAAAATCAACCCTATAGTATTTTTAAATCCTTATGAATATACGATCGATAATAATGAAATAGTTAAAAAACCAGACTGTTCTTTTCAAGTTTTACAACAATGTAAAGAAGAAGCTTTAGAACTAGTAATATGGGAAAGATTTGAAAGTTTTGTTTTTAACTATACAAGAATGTATGCTAAAAATTTTATAGAAATGCTTAATGATGTTTATATTCTTGATGAAATAAAAAATTATAATACTAATAAAGAAATTGGTCCTCTATTAAAAAATCTTCATTCATTAAACAATAATAACTATTCTATTGAAGATATAGTTGCTAGAGAAGCAATTAAAATTGAAGATAAAAAGAACATACTAATGTTCATTAACACACAACGCCATAATTTAAAGACATTAATTTCTGAAAAGAAATACGAAGAAGCTTTAAATTATATTAAAAAAACGCATGCTTCATGGTGAGAAAAGAAACATGATATTAAATACATCACAAACATCAATCATTGACATGAGAGATACTATGTACCCTAGTTATTCTCTTATGGTTAGAAACTCAACGGCAGAAATTAAAGCCAAAGATATTTCATGGTCTACTGCTATGGGTTATTGTTATGGGCAGGCACAAATAAAGAATGGTGATCAATATATTCTATTAAATCCGGGTGATTATTTTTCATTTACTGTCAAAGAAAATGATGTTAGTATATCAACTATGGACAATTTATTCATTGTCTTTAGGCTCGGATTTATGGGTCATAACCTCATAGGAAAGACAGACAATAAGGGTAAGTTATCTTATATTGATGGTTGCTCTGATTCACTATTGGTTTATCCACCTAGACTTGGTGATGCTTCTTTGAACTTTCTTTATTTTCCCAAAAATATAAATCAATCTTATCATACGCATCCTTCAATTAGAATTGGTTGTGTTATTAGCGGAAGAGGTATATCTGATACAGATGTTCCAAATGAACTGACAGAAGGTTCACACTTTTGTTTAGAAGAACAAGAACTACACAGATTCAGGACTGAAGATTCAGAGATGAGAATTATTGCATTTCATCCAGATGGTGATTGGGGTCCTACAGATGAAAACCATATTATGATTAACAGGACGTATGTAAGAAAATGAATTTAATTATTGGCGATGATCCTATTTTGAAAAAAGAATGTGATGAATTTGATTTTGCAAACCCACCTTTCGATCCCATAGAATTTTCGAAGAATATCATACAAACAATGTATGATAAAAATGGTATTGGTCTTGCAGCAAATCAAGTTGGTGTACCATATAAAATATTTGCTATGAGAGGAAAACCCGCAGACTTTGTTTGTTTTAATCCTAGAATAGTCATGCCTTCCGAAGAAGTTATTCTTCTCGAAGAATCATGCCTTTCATTTCCGGGATTAGTTGTTAAGATAAAGAGACCAAGACACGTGCGTGTAAGGTTTCAGAGTCCTACCGGTGAAACAGTCACTCAACAATTTACAGGCATGACTGCTCGTGTGTTTCAACACGAACTAGATCACGTGAACGGTGTATTGTTTTATTCACGTGCTAATCGTTTTCATCGTGAGAAAGCTTTTAAGAAATGTGGAATTACTTAAAATTCAGTAACATACAAATAGCTATTAACTTAAACCCATTTGCATGGGGATTCCATCTCGAGTATGGCGGTCCAACAACTATGGATCCAGCTATGTACTTTCTTGTCATTAAGGTTATAATGGTAAGAATAAGCATAGTGCTTGATGATGGGAGTTGGTGAGTGAATATATTCTACATTGATACAGATCCTGTAAAAGCTGCGCAAGGCATGGTAGATAAACATGTCGTTAAGATGATCTTGGAATCTGCACAGCTTTTATCTACTGCACACCGTTTGCTTGACGGTACACAGATCGAAGGCACATCTAAGACTGGCCGTAAAGCTAAGCGCTGGATCTTGCATGATGGCCGTCAAGATGTATTATATCAAGCTACACATATTAATCATCCATCTGCAGTATGGTGTCGACAGTCAGTAGAAAACTACTCCTGGCTCGTCGAACATTTCTATGCTCTTATGGCTGAATACACACATCGCTATACTAAAAAACATGCATGTAATGGTGATCTAAGCTATATGCTTCAGTCACCTCCACATAAACTTAAAGATTATGATTGGACTACTATGCCATCTGCTATGGCCGATGAATATAAAATTAGCGATGACCCATTAACAAACTATAGAAACTATTATAAGATTGGTAAAGCCACTATGCATAAGTGGACCAATCGCCAACCGCCGGAGTGGATTATATGAGTAAAGACTGGGCTTTTGATATTGCTATGATGCACGAGAAGTATGGCGTCCATCCTGTTATTGAGAAGATGGATGCTGATACTCTCAAGAAATTTCTTGAGTTTAGAGTACGATTCTTGGAAGAAGAACTTACTGAACTTAAGAATGCTACCAATGCAGATGATGTTGTAGATGCACTTATTGATCTATGCGTTGTTGCTATTGGGACACTTGATGGCTTTGGTGTTGACTCTCATAAAGCATGGGATGCAGTACTTGTAGCTAACATGAATAAAAAGGTTGGGGTTAAAGAATCACGTCCTAATCCTCTTGGTTTGCCAGACCTTATTAAGCCAGAAGGTTGGACTGCTCCGTCACATGCCGATAATGAAGGCAAACTTAAAGAGATCTTCTAATGTCAATACAAGATTATGCTAAACTCATTTTTACCAATGAAAGCATTATTGTCGATAAGACTAAAGAACTTGATGATAGACTAGTTTCTATCTCTACCAACATATTCGAAAATCCTCTTCAGAGAAAAGGAAGATCTTTCAAACAAGTTTATGAAGCACAAAAGAAAACAGTTATTGAAGATGCTCTCGTTAAACTAAGTGTTGGTTTTGTACACAATCCTCTTGAATGGGATTATAAAGTTCCACATTCACATGCATATGATATAGTGCATTCTGATCAATGTAAGACATTTGAAATTAAGCGCTGGCCACCAGATCAGCCTAACGGTGATTTAGCAAAATGGTTCTCATATCCAAGAGATGCATTTAAAAACTTTATAAAGCATAATAATATTATTGACTATATCATCTCTGGTAAGATGATAGAACATGAACATTCATATGAGATTGGCTTTCACATGATTGCTGATGCAAAAACTTTTATGAATTATGTAAAAGAATCTATTTACAAAAAAGACCAATTAGTGTACTATCATCGTAATGCTGCTGATGATGGCATGTGTATCATGAATTATAACGTGAATTATAGGAGATAACAATGACTGACCGCCATTCCGTACAAGTTCTGAGTGAATGCATTGCTTTGCAGAATGCAAAAGCAAATGATTACCAGAATAAAAACTCTCGTATCCTGCAAGCAGATTACTACACTAACGGTTGTGCAACTATCCATGATATTATGCATGGTAAAATGCTTCGTATGCAATCTGTTATGGAAGCTATGCAAAATGATCCTAACTATGCTCCTAACTTTGAATCCCTTGAAGATTCTGCTAAAGACTTGATTAACTATGGATCATTCTTTGTTGCGTATCTTCGTGGTAAGGTTGAAGGTCAACGCCCTGATCGCGACTTCCTCAATCGCAAGATCAATGTTTCAGAGACTACACAGTCTAATGTCAACCAGTATGGCATCATGACTGCATCTATTACCGCTGGAGAATAATAGATGCATATGAGAAACACCGTTGAAGATATCAGGCAACACTTCAAAGAGCTTCTTCGTCAGAAGATCTTTGTTACTGATAAGACAGGTGTTAAGATGATTGAACTCGTCGGCGCAAACTTTGTTGCCGACGAGAAGGCCATCTTTGGCAATGTTAACTACGATTACGTAGAGCGTGAACTCGAATGGTATGAGTCAATGTCTCTTAATGTCAATGATATTCCCGGTGGCCCTCCTGCTATCTGGAAACAAGTAGCAGATAGTCAAGGATATATCAATTCAAATTATGGTTGGTGTATCTGGTCTCCAGAAAACAATTATCAGTTTGAACATGTTAAGCGCGAATTGCAGAAAAATCCTGAATCGCGCAGAGCAACTATGATCTATACACGCCCTGAGATGTGGAAAGATTATAACTTTGATGGTAGATCTGATTTTATGTGTACTAACGCAGTACAATACATGATTAGACGTGATGCTCTTCATGCCGTTGTACAGATGCGTTCTAATGATGTAGTATTTGGATATAAGAATGATTATGCATGGCAATCTCACGTTCTTGATTTGTTGTGTCTTGAACTTGGTGTACAACGTGGTGATATCCATTGGAATGTTGGTAGTCTTCATGTTTATGAACGTCACTTTGATCTAGTAAAATGATTATACACAAGTGGGATAAACGTTATCTTCAACTAGCAAAAAGCATTGCGCAGTGGTCTAAAGATCCTAGCACAAAGGTTGGAGCTGTGACTGTTGGCAATCAAGGTCAAATACTTTCGCAGGGTTATAATGGTTTCCCACGAAATATCAAAGATACACCCGATAGACTAAATGATAGACCAACAAAATTGAAATATGTAGTTCATGCAGAGATGAATTGCATATACAATGCTTGTCTTAATGGTGTGTCTTTAAAAGACTCTGATCTGTATGTTTATGGTTTGCCTGTCTGTTCTGACTGTGCAAAGGGTGTCATACAGGTTGGAGTTAAACGCGTTATCATGTGTTATCCAGTAGAAATTACTGATAGATGGCAAGCATCTTTTGAAGATACATCTAAGATGTTCTCTGAAACAGGTATAACATTTAGTACATATGATGAAAAACGTATTGAACTTTCTTGAAGACCATGTCATTTCTGATGACATCATTATATTAGGTCAATGCCCGTCCAGTAAAACTCAGCCATTTAAGAATGGTACGTTTGCTAGACTTAAATCATGGTGTGATGAAGTTGGTCTTAAAGCATGGGATTTTCATAACGTTATTCCTGATAAGATCAACAGTTATTCTATTGCAGATGTTAATAGCGATCTTTTAATCACACGTACAAAAAATAAAAAGAAAGTTATTGCTCTTGGTGGCTTTGTTAGTCGTGTGTGCACTAAATACAAAATCGATCACTTCAAGATTGATCATCCATCTCCACGAAATCGTAATCTAAATGATAAAGATTATGAAAAAGCAATGATTGAAAGATTAAGAACTTATGTCAACACTTGAAACAACAGAGTATTATGATGAGTACATCAGATATTTCAACCTTGCAAAAGACCAACAGGCTAAATGCAATCTCGGTACGATACCATACAAAGACTCCTGCATGGACGATGATTTACTTGAGAACGTCGAGCTCTACGATGTTGTTGAGCGAAAGTTTGCAGGATTCTCACAAATCGTTAACGACGTATTTTACGGATGGACACCGGGACATCCTTACTGGCATAAAATGGAAGCAGGATATCACACTCGACAACGTGAGACTGTAGCCAAAGACTGGACAGGTAAACACTCAGATTTTAAATTACCAGAATGGCTTTATATTTTTATTCTACACAGAGTTTGTGGTTCTGGCATTAATTATTCATATAAGCCATCTGGTTATCATAATACTATTTTATTCAATCTTCACAATTGCAGAACCATTGAAGAAATGACTAAGATGGTGAATAATTATCCAACGTCATTTTATACTTCGGTAGGATATCAGTTTCCACAGTTTCCAAAACCACCGGCTGGATATAAAAGAGCAGGTGATTATTATCTCACTGAATTTGCACCTAGACTTGCAAGAGATTTGGCTGAATTCTTAGAAAAGAGTAATGCTAAGAAAGATCTTCGTGAGATCGGCGACTTCATGTTGAAGTGGAATGTAGTAAATGGTCTTAAACAATATCATTTTCAGTATGCAGCAGTAGTTGCAGATATTGCCGATTGGTATCCAGAATATGTTAATAAAGAAAGTCCTTTCTATTATGGCTCAAATGCTGTAGAATGTATTTCTTATCTTGCAGTGAATACTAAGAAGATGAAGCAAGAACAGTTCTTAGATTCAGTTATGGAAAAGATATATGAAGACACTGGTGCATATCCATATAATGCAGAAGATGTTTGCTGTGACTTCATTCGTTGGGTTGAAAACTATATAAAGCCGGGTGCAGATTATGATCACCTCGATCGTGATGCTATTTGGTCTTCTTGTAGAATCAAAGATCATCCGTTTGGTCGTCAAAAAGCAATGTTGACTCTTGGTCTTGTTGATTCTTTCAATAGGATTAATTGTCATCCTGCAGATAGCTATGTATTAGATATGCATGGTATGAGTGTCAAAGAATATAAGCAAAAGGTTAAAGAACTTGAACTCGTTAGCTGAATTCATGACAGATCGTACAAATGATATTAAGTACGATAATCTTACCGAAGTAGATTTAGATGATGCTGGTAAACCCACGCGTAGCTGGATGTGGAAGTGGTCTCAAGCAGAACGTACAGAAAAGTTCTTCGAGTTTTGTAATGCTTATGATAAGAGAGAAGACAGCCTATTAAGAGATAACTATCAACAGTTCTCGCATCGCTTACATTGGGATGAATGTCCATTCGTTGATGAAGTTAAATTGATAAATGATCCGCAGACAGTATTAGAAGCATGCTTGATCTTTTCATTTACTAATGAACATTGGCAAACTTTTAGAGCGTGGCGTGAGGGTGGTGTTGATGCTATGCGCAAGAGATTCTTAACAGAACGACACGCCCGCAGCGATCTATTTCAGATCTATTATCCAAAAGATACTAACGTTAAAGAATGGCTATGTGAAGTACCAAAGGATTTTGCAAAGAAACATGTAGATCATCTCTTCGCTGGTAGTACAACGTTGCGCGATAGACCATATACGATGATGGAATTTGCTAAGAAACTAAATGAGATATTTGTTAATGAATATAGATTTAGAAATGCTATGTATCCGTCTAAGAATGCAGCTAGACATGTTGCAATGACTCATACTCATTGGGTTGATCCTGAAAGTTTCTTGCATGGTGGTACTGGTTTTTTTGATGGCCTTAGTCAAGTGTTTGACTGTCCTCAGTATATGAGCAAGGCAAAGTATGAGATTGCAGAAGATGGAAGATATGTACCAACAAACAATGCTGGTCAATCTTTCTATGATAAGATGTTATATCTCTATGATTATCCTAGCAACCCTATTAAACGTCAGACATTTCTAAACTTAGAAGATAAACTTTGTTTCTTCTATAAGCATTTAGCTATTAGAAATGGTATTAAACAAACTACTAAACAGATCCCATATGATTGGGTGTATCCTAAAAACTGGTCATTGAAGACAAATACATATGAGTCATAATAAACACGTAATAGATGGCATTAACAAAGATGTTGGTGTCTTTGGATATGAAGCTGCTAAAGAATATTATCTTTCTTTGGCAGAAGGATGGATTCCATATAATCCAGATCCTGTCGTAATTGATCACGATGGTGTTAGAGTTGTTCGAGACGATCTAATCGTAGGCACAAAAACTAGAGCCGGCGATCTTCTTGCTTCGAAGCTAAATCACGACACTATCGTATATTCACAACCACGCGTTGGTTTGGCTGGTGTTTCTTTGCTTGATGTAGCTAAACACCATAATAAGAAGATTGTTTTGTTTATGCCGGCATCTAAACGTATATCATTGCATCAGGCTTGCTGCATTGAACAAGGTGCTATACCAATCTTTGAACGTATTGCTGCTATGCCAATCTTAAATATGAAAGCAAAAGAGTGGGCAGAAAAGAACAACGCTTTCTTTGTACCTCTTGGTTTGAAACATGAACTTGCTACTGCAGGAATTGTACACGCTGCGTCAAAGATTCCTGAGCCAGACGAAGTGTATGTAGCTATCTCTACTGGTGTTCTTTCACGAGCCCTTCAGATTGCATGGCCAAATGCAAAGTTTAACTGTGTTGCAGTTGCGCGTAATCTTAAACAAGGTGAACTTGGTAGAGCAAATGTTATATCAGAACCTCTTGAGTTCGCACAAGAAGAGACAGAGCTACCGCCATTTCCTACAGTAAAGTCTTATGATGCTAAAGTGTGGAAGTATATTCCAAAGAATTCTGGACGAAACGTATTGATGTGGAATGTTGGCACCGAGCCACAGTTGACAAATTTGAGTCTTTATGATACTGTTAAATCTTATAAAGATTGGGATAAAAATCTATGACAGCAGTTTTAACCGCTCCTTTCATTCCTATTGCTAAGAATCTTTCTTCACATCGTGCAGCGCAGGGTGTGATTTATGCCGATCAGCTCAAGCAAGCTGGTGTTGACGTTTATGTTAATATGTCTCTAGATCGTTATATAGAAGATCATAATACATTTGATACCATGTATGTCTATCATGGTAACGACTGGTCAGGTCATCTTAATTTGTTTGGCGGACTAAAAGAATTTCCACATGTGGATAATTTCTTGAATTTCTCTAAGTTTAAGGGTAAAGTCTATTCATTGATTATAGATTTTCCTGACTACTATGAGCAACTCAAACATAAAGTAGATCTCGCTAATAGTAAGAACAAACCAATCGATCCTCGTTGGAATCAGGTCGATTGGAATAATATTATTCGTATGCAAAAGGAAGCTGTAACTATTACACCAAATCTTTTGAAGGTATACCCAAATATTGCAATTGGTGATAGTCATGCTATCTGCATGTATCGACCTGGATGGGTAAACTATTCTATCCCATTTAAAACTCTTCATGGCGCATTGAAAATGGGTCTTAAAAGTTTTATTAAACCTAGCGATCATGATTTTGAAAATATAGAGTTTTATTTTGGTAATATTGATGTTCGTCATCATCTTCTGCGTCAACCAGATCCTGTAGTTGCTACTAAAGAAATAGTTAAAGAATATACACAACAGGCTCTTGAAGTCGCAAAGATGTATAATGCCACTGTTACTCTTTATGAACTTCTTCCTATCGAAAATGAGAAGCGTCATATTCCTAAGACAGGTTGGTATGAAAAAACACCATTCTTCGGATCTCGTGTTGAACGTGATAATATTCGTAAACTCTTTAAGCAAGAACTGAAGAAGTATGAATGTGAATCTCTTCGTGTATTCGAATGGGTTGACGGTCTTATTAATGAACATGGCGAGTTAGATTTTAAATACATGGAGAAGCCACAATCAGTGCATCTTTCTAGAGAATTTTATCCACATTGGCAAGGTTGGGAGTGGAATGGACTTAAACCTCCTATAAATAAACCAGCTAAAGTAAATCATGCCAGCCTTGAGAGTTTTATATGAGACATGCGACGATTATTCCGCTTATTGGCGGAGAAGCAATTGCTTCAACTAATGTGTTTGGTAGTCGACCAGATTACATCCTTTCTTACAGCGCATTTAAAGATAACGAATCTCATCTTCTAAACTACTGGGATCATGAAGTCCCGTACTATGTTTTAGATGAGGGTCAACGTCATCCTCATGAAGTAGATGTTATTTCTAGCGTTTGTCCATGTGCTGGTCTTTCTATGTTTTCTTTGGGATATGGTGAACATAATCCTAATAATAAATGGATGATTGAAACCGCAAAATATGTTCTTGGAGAAGTAAAGCCAAAAGTATTTTGGGGTGAGAATGCTCCTGCTCTTGCAGGCAAAGTAGGCAAGCCAATCAGAGAACAGCTGCAACAAATTGGCAAAGAGAATGGCTACACCATGACCCTCTATCGTACTAAGAGTTTGCTTCATGGTGTTCCACAAGTTAGAGAACGTACATTCTATTTCTTCTGGCGTAGTAATAAAACACCATTGCTAAACTTCTATAGCCGCGAATACGAAAAGATTGAAGACGTCATCACTGGTGTAAAGTCAAACACAATGATGGAACCAATCAATAAAAACACACCAAGCAAAGATCCATACTATCGTTATCTTCTTGAAGTCATTCATGGTGGTGTAACCCATCGCGAGCACTTCGATCTCTTAGATCTTAGAGATATTGCAGTTAGATATTTTGATGCTAAGTCATTGATTGAGCATCATAATCATTCATATCTGCAAGTAGGTGAATGGATGCAAAAGCAAGGTTATGAGAAAGAAGTTGAGAAGTGTAAGCGTATGCATGAAAAACTTGCATCTGGTGGTAATATCATGAGACGTGGTACTATCGTTCCTAAGGATCATATTGGTGCATTTGTCGGTCATTATCCTAAGATGCTTACACATCCATATGAAGATAGATACATTACTTACAGAGAAGCACTCAGTATCATGGGAATGCCTGAAGACTATGAGCTTCTAAAACCGACTGTAAGTTATAATCATATCTGTCAAAACGTTCCCGTCAAGACTGCGACTGATATGGCTACAGAAGTCAAAGCGGTATTAGACGGTGAAAGAGACTATGTTGACAATTTCATGGTATATCAATATAATCATGATCGTACTAATGAAATTACAAGCACAAAGACTAGCACACTAGTGGAGTATTTTAATTAATGGAACCACAATTTAAGTTTAATGAACCAGAACTAATTAATGAATTGTATCAGTATGTCGCTGATACATATACTAAGCATTATGTTGGACCAGATAATATTCAGGCTTTCGAACTAATTGCTTCAGCGGGTCACGGTGTTGGGTTCACCATCGGTGACATTATTAAGTATGCTGCCAGATATGGCAAGAAAAATGGTAGGAATAGACAGGATCTTATGAAGATACTTCATTACGGTATTCTTGCACTTTATATTCATGATAAGGAGAATAATAATGGAAATTAAAATTCACACAGACGAACTTAGGAAGTGCAAGCTATTTGTTGCTACACCTATGTATGGTGGTCAATGTGCCGGCATGTTTGCTAGAAGTGTAGCAGATTTGTCTGCTCTTTGCACTCATCATGGTATTCCTCTTCAAATGTATTTTTTGTTCAATGAATCGTTGATTACAAGAGCAAGAAACTATTGTGTAGATGAATTCATGAGATCTGACGCTACACATATGTTGTTTATTGACTCTGACATTGGATTTAATCCTCAAGATGTTATTGCGCTATTGGCCCTTCAGCAACAGAATGAAGAATACGACGTAATTGGCGGTCCTTATCCTAAGAAGTGTATCTCATGGGAAAAGATCAAACATGCAGTTGATAAGGGTGTTGCTGATAAAGATCCTGGTATCCTTGAAAAGTTTGTTGGTGACTATGTCTTCAACCCTAAGAGTGGTACAGGTGCTATCCCGATTGGTGAACCTGCCGAAGTTCTTGAGATTGGAACTGGCTTCATGATGATTCGTCGTAAGACATTTGAAGTATTCAATGAGAAGTTCCCGCAGTATCTCTACAAGCCGGATCATGTTAGAACTAAGCATTTTGATGGATCTCGCAAGATCATGATGTATTTCCAAGCTGAAGTAGATCCTAAGTCTGAGCGTTATCTCTCTGAAGATTATTGGTTCTGTCAAAAGCTACAGGAAGCAGGTCTTCGTACATGGCTATGTCCTTGGATGCAGCTACAACATGTTGGAACTTATATTTTCGGTGGTTCACTCGCAGATCTTGCATCTATTGGTGCTTCTGCAACTGCCGATGCTGATCAACTTAAAAAGTAATTGAAAGGTCTATATTATGAAACTTGATACACGAACAATCCAAGTTCTTAAGAACTTCTCTACAATCAACCCTTCCATCCTTATTAGGAAGGGCAACTACCTCTCTACAGTATCGCCTGTAAAGAGCATTATGTCTCGTGCTAAGGTTGATATTGAGTTTGATAGTACATTTGCTATCTACGATCTATCTAAGTTCCTTAGCACTCTTTCTCTCTTCGATGATCCTGAACTTACGATCAACGAAAAGACTATTACCATTCGTGGTAAGAATAACGTTGTTAACTACACACTCGCTGAAGCAGCTACTATCATCTCTGCTCCAGAGACTATCAAGGATATTCCTGAACCTGAAGTTAGCTTTAAGTTGACGAATGATGCTTTGACTAGTGTCATGAAGGGTATGGGTGTGCTTCGTCTCCCTGAGATTGCAGTTACTGGTGATGGTACTGATATCATGCTTCAGGCTATTGACTCTAAGAATCCAAGTGGTGATGTTTATTCTATCATTGTTGGTAAGTCTGATAAGAAGTTTAGAGCAATCCTTCGTGCCGAAAACATCAAGCTCTTAACCGGCGACTATGATGTTGATATTACATCAAAGGGTATCGCTCGCTTTACCGGTAATGATATCATGTACCTTGTCGCTGTAGAGTCTAATTCAACTTTCTGAGGTTAACAAATGGATGTTAAAGAACAGTTCTTGTGGGTGGAGAAATATCGCCCCAAGACTATCGCTGATACTATCTTGCCTGAAGAACTAAAAGCTACGTTTCAACAGTTTGTAGATCAGAAGAACATTCCTAACCTTATCTTAAGTGGCAGTGCTGGTGTTGGTAAAACAACAGTGGCACGTGCCATGCTAGAAGAACTTGAATGTGATTATATCGTAATCAATGGATCTATGAATGGCAATATCGATACCTTGCGTAATGAGATTCTCAACTTCGCCTCATCGGTCTCTCTATCTGGAGGTCGTAAGTACGTCATCCTTGACGAAGCAGATTACCTTAACGCAAACTCAACACAACCAGCTTTGCGAAATTTTATGGAGGAATTCAGCAAGAATTGCGGCTTCATCCTCACCTGTAACTTTAAAAATCGAATCATTGAACCACTTCATTCGCGTTGTTCCGTAATCGACTTCAAGTTATCTAAGTCTGCAAGTGCAAAGCTGGCTGCTCAATTCTTTAAGAGGGTTGAGAAGATCTTATCTAATGAAAGTGTTGAGTATGACCGTGCAGTAGTTGCAGAGGTTATTACTAAGTTCTTTCCAGATTGGCGCCGTGTTCTTAATGAGTTGCAGCGTTATGCATCAACAGGTAAGATCGATAGTGGTATCCTTGGCAACATCAAGGATCTTGAGATCAATTCTGTGTACAAGCTTCTTAAAGAAAAAGACTTTACCAGTCTTCGTAAGTGGGTGGCTGAAAATGTTGATATTGAACAGACTGAAGTCTTTAGGCGTCTATATGAGTCTGCAGATCAATATATGACTGCCAATAGTGTGCCACAGCTTGTGTTGATCTTGTCAAAATATCAATATCAAGCCGCGTTTGTTGCTGATCCCGAAATAAATATCATGGCATGCTTCACTGAAATCTTAATTAACTGTGAGTTTAAATGAACCCATTTGATTATGTAAACTCTATAAACTCTTCTAAGAAAGAGAACCTCATGGTCGATGAGGTTGCAGAAAAAGCTTACAACCCGTGGTTAGTAAACAAGGCGTTATCTTATTTTAAAGATACCGTCTTGTATGCTAATGAGATTAATATGCATCCACATCTTTCTAACAGGATGCAATATGATTATTATCTTCATGCTATTAAACCCGGAAAGAGATATTCTAAATGGGCAAAATCTACAGAGAACGAAGACATAGAATTAATATGTGAACTATTCAATTATAATAAGACAAAAGCTAAAGCAGCTTTAAAACTAATAGACAAAAAAGAACTAGAGAGATTTAGAAAAAAATGATGTTAAGCTCAAAAGATGCCCTCTCATCAAAGTTAAAGTTAGATAAAGATACTATACTTGTTATTGATGATTTTCATGTTGAAGATGATTATAAAGAACTACTAAACGTGTTAGATAATACATCTTATACGAGCGGGTGGAAATCTAATAAAAGAACGGATCCTCACGGGCATTGGAATAAAAATTATGTTGAAGGTGTTAAATCTGGTTCTTCAAATTTAGCAGAAGTAAGTAATAATATTCCTGAACTTCAAAAAAGAATATGGAAAAAATTAAAAGATAGATATAATCTACATGATATGGTCTTATTGAGATGTTATGTCAATGCACATACATATGGTGTAGACGGTTATATACACTCTGACTCTCATAGAGATGATGAGTGGACAGTTGTCACATATATGAATGAAACATGGGATCCCAACTGGGCAGGTGAGACTATACTAGTTGATGATAATAATGAGATTATTAAATCAATATTACCAAAAAGAAATAGAGCTATCATATTTCCGGGCAAAATGAAGCACGCAGCTCGTGGTGTTTCTAGAATGTGTCATGAACTTAGAAGAACATTTATGTTTAAGTTTAGAGCAAAAAGAGACGAGAACTTTGAAAAGTTAAGTTCTTTCTTGATTAGTGTAGGTGCTAATAAACATAAGCATAGTAGAGGAAGTCTACATGATCATTTGGTAAGAAATTATACTATTTTAAAAGAAAAAGGATGTGACTTAGATCTATGTTATGCAGCAGGTCTGCATTCTATCTTTGGGACAAATGCTTTTAGTAAAACTGTGTTAAGTCATGAACAATCTGAATTGGTAAGAGATAGCTTCGGCGAAAAAGCAGAGTCGTTAGCACTAATGTTTGGAATGATAGAAAGACCTAAAACTCTGGAGACACCAGAAGAGATTGGTGATGATCATGTTATGGTATTGATGAGAAACGGAGATCTTCACCCAATTTCTAAGACCATGTTTAAGAATCTAAGACTTATGGAATGCGCTAATCTTATAGACCAAAAGGGCCTTAAACCTGATAGACATCAAAATCTTATATCTGTATGGGAAAGCTTTGTCCCTGAGCTTGAATCTGAATAATTCATAAATATTCCTACCTGATAATAATAATTAAAAAAGGTGGGAATAATGAGTTTAATCAATTCGCTGGTGGAAGTGAAGATAGCTGAAGAAGAAGACTTCCTAAAAATTAAAGAAACCCTAACTAGAATAGGGGTAGCTTCTAGAAAAGATAAGAAGCTGTATCAGTCATGTCATATTTTGCATAAACAAGGAAAATATTATATAGTCCATTTTAAAGAACTATTTGCTTTAGATGGCAAAGACACTAACTTTTCAGATGAAGATAAGTTTAGAAGAAATAAGATCGCATTCCTGCTGCAAGAATGGGGATTGCTCAAGATAGTAGATCCAGATCTTATAAAGGAAAGTCAAGCTCAGATGAATCATATTAAGATTATCAATCATAAAGAAAAAAATGATTGGGAACTTGTAGCTAAGTATAACATTGGTAGGAAAAAAGCTTAATTAATATGTTTAAATTATTTGATGTAATTAGCAATTTCGTAACCCTTAAAAAAGGTAAAGCAAAAGAAATTGTAATTGGTAAAAAAGGTAGAGTATCACCTAGATATGGCAATGAGCTTCTCTGCGCAAGATACTATAATGAAGATGAGAGTCATTATATAGATCTTTATGTGCCTTTAAAAGGACCATTAGGTGTATGGATGAGTGGTGGTGCTGATAGTAGTATGTTAGCATTTTTATTGGCTAAAACAATAAAAGATTATAATTTAGATGTTAAAATATTGCCTATGAGTTTTAAGAGAGATGATAAACCTTGGAATATGTGGGTAGCTACAAATATAGTAGAAAGAATAGAAGAAATACTTGATATAAAAAAGGGTGAGATATTTTTAAATCATAATTATTGTTATTTTGGTGACTATAAATCAAAAGAGTTCTTACCAAAATTACGTAAGCATGTTGAAAGCTTAAAAGACAATAAGTTGATTACTATTTGTTACACTGGATTAACTAAAAATCCAGAAGATATTCCTGAAGATATGATCGAATCTAGAGAATTTTCTAGAGATGAACCGGCAAAAAAAATATTAGAAGAAAAAGATGAATATAAAGAAGAATTGATTATTTCAATACCATTCTTATTTCAAGATAAAAAGTTTATAGCTGGTTTATATAATAAATTAGGTTTAATGGAAAAATTATTTCCATATACTAGATCATGTGAAAATGTTATTCATAATACTGATTTTTTTAAAACGTCTTGTGGTAAGTGTTGGTGGTGTAAAGAAAGAAAATGGGCATTTGGTAGTTATACAAAAGATCCACTAAAACATATACAACCATCAAATAAAATAATAAGATCGTGTGTAGCAGTATAAATAAACTTAAAAACTTATGTGAGGAACATGAAAATAGATGAAAAGCAATCATAATCAAGTCTTAGTAGAAGAAGTCATAACAGCTCTTGATAAGATGCTTTTATCAAGTGATAAGATATTTGAAGAAAAAAAATATGCAAATTATCGTTATGTCAATAACTTAGTTGAAATAGAATACGAGCCTGCTAAGAATCAACTTAGGCAGGCTCTTTTAATGCTTCTTAACGATAAAACAAAAGATATATCAGACCAGGAATAATTATAAAGAATTGTGGTAAGAAATTTACTATTATTGCTTTTTCATTCCATCTGAAACCAACATAAGTCCAACCAGCAGCTCCTAATAATTGTAAAATAGAATTGTATGGAGTTATGCCTAATACGTGCAGCACCATTGCACATAGAATAATAATTGCACTGCACCACTTCACATAAAAAACATGATCATACATTTGTATCTTCAATATAATTGATCATCTCAACGTTATCAACACTTTGATAATGATATCTATCAAATGGATCTATATTTGTTTTACCGAGTGGCATAACATTAAAAGATAGAATGGTTCTAGCTCTATCTGATCGATTAATAGCAGTATCATGAACGGCCCAAGCTGGAAATATAATAAGCTTTCCTTCTTCCCATGGAATACTCTGCTGATTTCTCATTCGAAGCGGTTTACCGTTTCTAGCAGGTGTAATTTGTTGTGCATATCTGTGTGGAGCATAAAAAACTGTTCCTCCAGTATTTTCACCACCATCCAAATAATACACTCCACCAAAAAATGAATTATGGTGTGAATGCATATGATGATATCCTATATTAGGATCATGTTTTGTTGCCCACAATCCTGTCATACAAAATTCAGGAATATAACCATAGTCATCCATAGCAAAAGCAATACATTGTTTGAAAAAGTCTGTAAACTCTTTCATTTCTTCTTCTTTATGAAGATTAGGATGTGTAAATTTTAAAGTCTGTCGACGAGTATTCTTTTTATAGAGTTCTTCATCACTAAGAAAATTTAAAGCCTTTTCTTTAAACTCATTATGCTTTTCATACTTAAAAGAATATAATGGAGTGTAAAATGGTTTTAAAATTTTCATATTATTATTTGACATATTATCCTCACCAATGTGAACTAGGAACACATCTTTTAAAATTATGACTAAAATAATGGATTAAAAATAAATTACCGTCATTAAATTCATTTTCATTCCAATATTCGTTTTCTTCATCATCAAGCTTTCTTACATGAAACCTATCTAGATATTGAATATCTATATTCATAGATTTAAATAAATCTGATGATGAGTGTTGATAAGCAATCCAAGATATCTTATCTATATTAAAATTATTAGAATGTTTTTCTATAAAAGATTCTCTGAAAAAAGCATATTTTTCTAAATAAAAAGAATCAATATATGATGCTGTATTTTTATCTAAAATAAAAACACCATCATTAAAGCCTTCCCATTCTTTTCTTATAAAGAGACCATTTTGATATAAATCGAAGATATCATCGATGCTTTTATAAAAGATTGTATCTGTATCTAAATAGAGTATTTGATCTAAGTCAAACTGTTTAAAAGCTTTACATGCATTTGGCCATTTATGAATAACTTGATCACATCGATGCCAAGGATATGTAGTATTACTAGGCTTTACATTATATTCACTTGAATCAAAATGCATAAATTCAATATTATGATAATAATCTCTTACAGTTTGTCTAGTGCTCTTACTAAGAAGAGTCATATTATTTAAATATATTTTAACTGGTATATCACTGTATGATCTTAGTGTTTTTATTGAATAAATTAATTGTCTATAATGCAGACTATCAAAAAGACTATCTTCATTAATATATAATGAATATATTATAGCTCTTTTTTTATTCATTTGATCATACTAGCTATTTGCTTATATCCACTTGGTGTCGGATGTATTCCATCGTAACTGATATAAGGATGTGACTCAATAACTTTATCTTTAAACTCGTTAGCTAATTCTTTTATTACAGTTCTTTGTATTGGCTTCAACGTTAAGCTAGGTGAAATCCAAAATACCATATCTGCATTAATGTGTTTTCGTATATTATATAAAGCTTCTGCTGTAGTATTTTTATAATCATTGCTTCCTAAGCTAATGACTACAATTTTATAACTCTTTTTAGTGTTTGGATTTGTATGAAAATTTTTATACCAGTTTTCGCTAGTAATGCCAACTCTAGCTATCACAGCGCATTCTGGTTTTTGTTGAGCAATGCCAACTGCTATACTATCACCAAGAATCATACATTCTAGCATGGTGTGCCTCGTTAAATGGCACCGGTGGAAGGAGTCGAACCCTCGCCCTCGGTTTTGGAGACCGATGTGCTACCGTAACACTTCACCGATATTACCTTTTATCAATTATTAAAAATCTAAAGTGAGCATTTGGTTCTACATAATTAGAAAATTTAAAATCTCTAGTAGGACCGGTTGACTCAAACAATTTAGATCTTTTAATAATATCTTCTGGTATATATTCTAAAAGGTTATAAAAACCCCACTTTCCTAAAACATCCTCAATCACGTAAAACTTATTAGCTTTATCATAAAAATTTTTAAACGTTTCAATTTGATACCTATAATGATGAGCAGCGTCATCAATAATAATATCATACGTATTATTTATTGTTTTTGTTTGTTCATTGTCTTGTGAATCTATATTATAGATCTTAAATTCTTTTTCCAATTTGTCATCATATAAACGATCTAAGTCAATACCTTCTATCATGGCATCTGGCCATATTTTTTTCCAAGCGCGAATAGATGCACCTTTATATAGCCCAATTTCTAAAACAGAATCTATAATTTCATTTTCTAATATAGAATTATAGAAGTTATGATAGCCATGAACATATTTGTCAGTGCCACATTCTTTAAAATATTTTTCAAATATATTCATATTAATACCTCAAATATGGCGGAGCGTATTGGAATCGAACCAATTCAACCTTGCGGTTGTACGGTTTAGCAAACCGCTGCATTACCATCCTGCCCACGCTCCAATATGGTGCCGACTCCTCGTTACGATCGAGGTTCTCTAGTTCTTCAGACTAGCGTGAGGACCACCTTCACCAAGTCGGCATATTGGTCTTGGCGGAGAGATTCGAACTCCCGACCCTCTGGTCCCAAACCAGATGCGCTACCAGACTGCGCTACGCCAAGTTAAAACTTCCACTTCACTCCAGCAGTTCCGACATAACCTGTATAGTCAGAACCCTTATCAAACCCTGCACCTAGTTCAAGTGACACATCTTTATATATGTCTGCCTTTACACCTAAGCGATTGTTTGTTACAACTTTATATTCTTTATCATACAACAACTTGGATTCAAAGTACACCGATTTGTTGAATTCATATCGGCCACCAATATAAGGATTGGTTGTTACTGTTGAACCTGCGTTCGGTGCAGTTGATAATAGGGGTGATCCACTCTCGCGAATAGCTCCAATCACTGAATTATTTATAATCACACCAGCAAGCGGTCTGACTCCTAAGATAGTATTAGGAGCATAAGCACCGAGATCTGCATAATAGTTTGTCTGATTCATCTTAGTACCATTATACAAACCAAACTGTGGTATAGAAACGTTTGATACGTAATCATTGTGATTAATACCAACTGCTACCTTCCACCATCCATAATTTTGCTTTGTTAAAGCATACATGGTACCAGTGTATGATGTAGCTTCAGTCTTAGAATTTAGATAACCAGCAGAAGAACTGCTATCTATTCTAAATGCAACACCTATTGTATTGTTATCTACTGTCTTATTGAAACCAAGATCAACACCACCAGATCTTACACCACCAATAGACTTATAATAAGATGCAGAAGGTGTAATCCAACCACCATCTTTAGCAGATAGAGCATCAACTAAGAATGGATTGAATGACTTAAACTTTGTAGCTTCATTCAGACCAGCCGCAGATGCTGAATGAGTTTCACTTGAACTTGCAGATTGATAATCAATCCAGTTAGTTGTTTGAGTTATTACTTCATTCTGTGTTGTAGTAGTTGTAACAACAATATTCTCTGTCGATTCTGTTGTAACTGGTGTTCCAGCTGTTGTAGTTGTAGAACCATCAGAATATGTTGTAACTGTCTGTGGTGTTGTTACTGTAGTTGTAGTTCTTGGTGTAGTCTGTGTTGTTACAGTAGTTATTGGTGTAGTACCAATATCAACACGTGTCTTTGGAGTTGCAGCAACTACAGTTGTTGTTCTTGTAACATCAATAGTCTTCTTATTTCTAGAAGCAGCATCTGCAGCACTTGCTGTGTATGTTGTTGTACCAGCTGTCGTATTTGAAACAGTTACAGTAGTACCTCTAGAAGAAGTAGAAGACGTAGTTGTTTGTCCATCTGAACTACTTGAAGATACTGTAGGAGTACCAGCAGCAGTACTTACAACTGTAGGTGCACCACCGCCACCATTTGTTGCAGCAGAACCATTACCACTTGAGCTAATTGTACCGCCGACAGTACCAGCAACGATACCACGAATGATATCATCGAGAGCTGTCACGTTTTGTTGTTGTGAAGTAGTTGCACTTTGTGATGTATTGAAACGATCACTATCAAGCCAGTTAGTGTCAGCAACAGTAACGATAGTACCGGTCACACCAGAACTTAAAGCTCCTGCACGACCAATCCATGACATACCAGAAACGTTTCCAGCTGAGTCAGATATAAGTGGAATGCCTTGGCTGTTAACAATGATAGACGCAGCAGCATAGTTAACAGTGATACCACTTGTCATATACGTTGTGTTAACGTTACTTGATACGTTATTAACCATACCAAAATTGGCGCCGATTGTGGTATTACCACCACCAAGTGCCATTACAAGTGCAGCAACAGAATTATTACGATCCATACAGCAGCCTGGATTTTCTGTTACGAAATATGCAAAGCCACCATTAGTAATAAATGATTGATATTTTGTCTGTTCACCAGCAGTCAAAGCTGCAGCATATCTAAGATCCCATACTTGCTGATATGAGCCAGTAGTTGTTGGGACTTGTGAAACGTCTGTAGTAACTGTTACTGTATGGCCAACAGCTTCTAAACGATTACGAACGTTCTGAGTAACAGTTGAATATTGAGCATCGATGACTAAAACTTGGTCAGCCACAGCTGCAGTCGTAAATGCAAACAGGCCAAAGATGGCCGCTAAAATCTTTTTCATATCTTCTTGCTCCGTTATGTGATGAGTTATCAATCATCAGAAGCATAACGAAACAATAATACTTGATTATTTATATGGTACTACCTTCAAG